TTCTTGCTCTTCCTTCTCCTTTAAGAGTTCTTGCTTTCTCAGATACAATTCATATCCTGCAGGAACATTACCAGATTCGACCATCAAATTAAGAGCTTCTTCATCAGTCATGAAAGGACCTTCGAAGTCTTTCTCGTCAAATCCTCCAGTCCCATTATTGTTATCCATCTTGATACCAGGCACTTTTACCTGAATACCATTGGAAACAACAACGTTATCCTTTGGAGCAATATAGGAAGTATCTCTAGCTTGATTCTTTGCGCGTGCTGCTTTCTTCTCCATATGGCTAAGATCTGCATCAGGACTAAGGTCTGGCTTGGCCTGACTCTGCTCTTCTTTCTTTTGCTTCTCCTTAAGCAAGAGGAACTCTTCTAGCATTGAACCTTCTTCTGTCTGCTTCTTAGGAGTCTTTGGCTTAGGAGCATCTTGGACTTCTTTCTTTATCTCATTAGGATCATAGATCTGAAGAGGAGCCTTTAATATCTGATTCTCAAGCAAGTATCTTTCTGCACTTGCAAAAAGACTCGCAATTCTATCAAATGGTAATTTGTCTAGCATCTCATAGGTGTATGCCCTAAACACAAGACAGATAACAGTATACATCTGATACTCAACATTTGTTGAAGCTATCGCTCTGTACATATTAAGTCTTGTAGTAAAAGCAGGAATATTTATTTTGCCTTGACTATCAGGAATGATTCCCGAATCACTAACATACATTATCAAATCAGCAACAGTATCAACAACTCCTGCCGGTAAAGCATTAATTGATTTCTCTGTCCAGCCAGGAGTTCTAACAGTGTAATCTCTGAATATCTTTACCTTTAACTCGTATGGTGGAATACTTTGTACACGCTCCGCAAAACGAATACGCTTATATTCACCCCAAGGTATACGAGTAAAGTATTCCGTATGAATGTTATTCCATCCGTACGGAATATCTATTACATATAAAGGGATATCTTTGTGCTTAAAGATATCTAATGACATATTGTATTTTTACTTATAGCTCTTTGCTTAGAGAGAAAGCGAGCTCAACAGGAATAAATGCACTTAGTCGGCTAATCATATTTACAAGCAGATCAGGAAGACCAGCAGGTAGTTCGCCAATCGATTCGTCAACTAGCTTAGGGAACACACAGGCAGCTTCAAGAATTTCCTTGTTAAGCTTCTCTGCGTCGCTACCAGAGATTTCTCTTATCATTCTCATTTCCTTGACCTTTAAAGGCCTAACAACAAACCAGTTGTTGTCTTCGTGAGGATAGACAATGATAGTGCCATGACGCTCTTTCATCTTTACAAGATAGTTCTTTGAACATCCCATCTTCTCAAGTTCACTGTAGAGTGCTTCTTTCTGGTCAGCAGCTTCATTTGCAAGAGGAAGCTCAATGGGCTCTCTCTCTTCCTCTGCTGCCTGTATCTCTGCTTGCTTCTCTTCAGTAGCCTTTAGGAGTAGCTCTTTTTCTTGTCTTGCAATACGAAGCTTCTCCTCAAGGGCTGTTTCAATCTCGGTATCAAAATCTACTGTAGTAGTCTTTTCATTCTTCTTCATAAGATATCTCCTGGGTTGTTATTGAAATTCTATACTTTTATTCGTTTACTGGCCGGGTGATTGGTTTCCCGTTGTCATTTTTGGTAATTCAGTCAAAGGAGTTAACCCTTGTTCCCTTCTTACATTGTTAATTTCTTCTAACCTAGCTGCGTCTACAGTGGCAATCATATCAGCAACACTATTTGTTCCGGCTTCACCAGTATTTGCTGTATTTTGCCCAGGAGCAACTGGCTCCGGAGGAGGAATTGTAGCCGATATCAAGGCCTCTTTTGATCTTGCAATAAACTTATATGTTTCCATTATAGGTTGATCATCAGCCATAACTTGCTGAGCCTCGCCAATAAAATGAATACCTCGTAGAATAATACTAGAGGCTGGTGTATAGGATAAGATACCAGAACTTTTATCGTTCAACCCCGGATCTCCATGAGTAACTACAATGTCAATAGAGTCAACATTAGCTGACCCATTATTTGTAAACTGATCAGGTCTAAGATGTTTGACATTTTCTTGTCGACGACTAGATGAATCCAAATTTCCAACAAATGCCAAAGCAGAACTATCGTTGTCAATTAGGTCGTAGTCGCCTTGGTTAAACCTTTCAATTACGCGGTTACCTTGGTCGTCTTTTCCACTACGGTTTATTACATTTTTAAAATTTTTAAATCCTGATATACTTTGTCCAGATGTAAAAACAGATCCTAGATTTGCCATGAATGCGGGATCATCAAAGATAGCGTTTAGATCTTCATTAAAATTTCTATTTTGCCTTGCAGATCCGCCTCTATTTGTATATGTATTTAAAACTCCATTAACGCCATTTCGTGAAGATGTTTCTCCAAATCCAGCAACATTTAAAGCTGCAAGAGGTTCATTCTTAAAATAAGACGAAAGAAGAGATGACAGATAATTAGGATGCTGATAGTTTATGTAAATCTGTCCCATAACAATAACTTGGCCACTTGCAACCGAATCGTAATACATACTATTGTATCCGTAAATCGGTCGCTTATTTTGTGACAATTCCCAGCTTATCCCAAACGCATTGGCAATAAATTTGCCACCAATTGTTATTGAGATATTAGCTCCGGTATATGCTGTCGCAACTTGTCTACTCATTATTTTCCTCTATACTTCCAGCGACGCTCCGCTTGCTCTGCTAGTTTTTTGTCAACCAGATTTTGTGTCTCTTGAAGGAGTTTTAGATTCTCCTGGTCTTTCTTTGCTTTCAATGCAAAAATTCTCTGCATTGCATCTTGAATGTCTTGTTGAGTTCTCACTTCACCAATCGACCCATCATCTATGCCCAACTCGCTAAATTTAGTAGTTAGCTCATTTCTCTCATCTTGAGTAGCTGGTCGTTTTGGATCCTCTGGATCCCAGATAGTTTCTGATTTTTCATACTTCATATTTGGACTCTTCCAAGCTTTTGATTCTTCAAAATTATCAGCATGGAAGTACTCAATATCTCTAGCAATATATTGATATTGAACTTCAGTATAGATGTCCTCTACAGAAAGAGTCTGGGAGTCATGGATTATGTCAACACCATAAATAACAATCTTGCCAACATTTCCTAACTCATTAACCATAACAATAACAATATCAAATGGAGGAATGTCGGAAGGCTTTGATGTCTCACCTATTAGGGTATTGTCCCATGAGAAATCCCATTGCTTCTTTAGGCTTTCTTTCTTGATGTAATCGTCAACCTTCTGATGAGCATCTGCTTTAATCTCACTATTAGCAATAATATAATCAACATTACCACTACTGTATGTTAAAAAGCCATCGTCTTTAATCATTCTAGTTGTTAGACTTGGCCAAGTATTCTCATTAAGCACATGAGTATGCATTTGGTTAAATATCATGCTACCAGCAATAGTCCTGCCGCCTCTGGCAATCGCAATTGGATTCTTTGAGCCTATTGCTTTAATGGGGGTTTTTGCATTGTAGGTTGAGATAGATATAGTTTGAAGAGTACCAATGTTAAATACTTTTTCTTTGTTAAGCTCAATACCACCTCTGGCATAAGCAGGCAAGCGGATAAGTGCATTTATATCGCAACCAGAGAATCCCATTCTACCTTGTTGTAGAATAGAGTTCTTAAAGACTTGTTCGTCATATGCCATGGTTACTCTACTTCTTGTAATCTTTTATAGCAGATTGTATATCTACCCATATTATATAGGATACAAATAAAACAACTACTGTAATTATAGCTAGTATAATCGCAGCCTTATCTTTTAGTTCTTGTACTGATTGTTTTATTTTTAACATGACCCTCCTTAAAAAGAAAACCCACGTATGTATTATACGTGGGCTTCTTATGGCTACTTAATGTAGCCCGGGATTAAGTTATTGTCTAGGGACGAAGAATAACTCCACCGCCCTGACGCTCAAGAGTACCAACACGACCGCCAATGCCCTGCACGGTCCAACGACTAACCGCACGTGCAAGATATGTAGTTTGCATATCAGCCTGGCGATCTTCAATACCCATACCCCAGCCTTCATTCATTAGCTCAACGCCATGAATAACGCATCGGGCAACAGCACCGTATTCGTTCGCTGCAGCAACAGTAATATCAAAAGCAGGAATCTGGTCAGCATAGAATGCCTTCACAACTTCTGCCATTGAACCAGGTGCGTCTGCTGCTCCCTCGCCAACAAGAGGAATGTTAAGAACACCGTCTGCACTCAATTGCTGAGGAGAAATTTCATACTTCTTCTTAGCAAACTTACCAAGGTCATCGGTACCGTCGACATTGAATTGCTCAAGAATTGCATGAGTGTCGAACTGGATAAAGATAAGGGATCCAGCAATACCACGCTTGCCGCGTGAGAATGCTCTAGGATTAGCTTCACCAAGCACATAGATAGGGGCTTTCTCACGCTGAATAGCATATGAAACTGCCATAAGGTTGCCGACTTCTTGATTTGCGAAGACAGCCTTAATATCAGCTCCCGAGAAACTGTTGAACGATCTTGCTGTAAATTCTGCCATTTGATTGCTCCTTAGGAATTAATTATTGTGCACTTAGATTTACAGAGAATGTAATCTGTCTAAGTTCAAATACTGGGGTTAAAACAACATACACTTTCATCTTACCAAGGACACGATCCTGGGCAGTTTGCTCAATCTTGAAAGAACCACCAGTAATTGTCTGAATTGGCTCACCGGCAATATTAGCCTTAATAACCTCACCAAGGGCAGACTCAAGGGCAGCACGCTTAGGAGCAGAGAGACCTTTACCGATGTAAGGTCTAGCAGCACCGCGTAGCTCTTCAGCGATCTTATTGACAATACGAACCGTTGTTAGACGAGTGTAGTCAGAAGTTGGAGAAGCAAAAGTCGGTGAGTCAGCGATAACAGGAATACCCACTTCATTCTTAGCAACAACAAGACCTAGACCACAAGCCGCGTCAACAGTCTTTGTCTCAAGACGGTAGTCAATAACAAGACCAGGAACAGTCATGTTAATGAGAGAATCAACAGGAGAAACCTGAGGAAGCATGCCAGCGTAAACCGTAGCAGCATTTAGCAAGTATGAAGGACCTCTGGGATTGATGTCATCAGTGGCACGGCCAAAGATAGCAATAACTGAAAGATACTTACCTAGATCAATCTTCTTGTTATTTGCGTCAAGAAGAACATTGCCGCTGGTGTAATCAAGTGTGCCGTCTAGGGTAGCAAAGAAACCACCATGCTTAAGGCCGCCATTGAAGTCAGATTTACCGCCAACAAACTTATTACCTAGTAGACCAATGCCATCGTTTCCGCTACCAACAATAAAGTATGAGTTAGTCTCACGGTCATAAGCGTATGTAGGACCATAGCCAAAGTAAGCACGAATACCACGGGCAGTGATGCTATCAGGAAGAGTAGTGCCAATAACGCCATGAACTGACTTATAGTCGCTTGAGTTCTCATAGCAATACTTAGCAAGAAGATGTGCAAAGTTAACTTCAGAGTACTGAAGAGTAGCAGTTACATCATCTGCTTCGGTGCCGTCTGAAACAATCTTAGGAACAAGACCATCATCTGACCAGTAGTATGTATACGTGTAGTCGCCATTGTTGACAATAGCGCAATACCCAAGAGCATCAAGAGCCGTCTTAGGAGTTGGATAAGTATCTTCTGTAAACGTAACAGTATCAGTTGCCGCGTTCTTAGCATTAAGAGCAATGCCGTAAGGTACGACAAAGTCAAATGGCGCGAGGTCAAGATCTTCAAATGCGCTATGAAGCTTCTCGAATCTTTTCATAAGAGAAATGCTTTCGCCAGTTGAACCAGTTGAGAAGGTTGCAAGTGTCTTAGGTGTTCCCCAGTTGAAGTTTCTTTGAGCATAGTTATAGCGAGAGTCAAAAGTAAAAGAAGCACCACTTAGACCATAAGACGTGAAAGTACCACCTGAAACAATCTTATTAAGAGGAACGAATACGCCACCACCAGCTCCGGCAAAAGGCTTATTGGCATCCTGAGGATATAAACCAATATCTGAAGCCCGACCATGTGAGCTGCTATAAGTACCAAACATTGTCACGCCTGTAAGGCCTTCACTCGCGGTAAAACCAGAAACGAATGGACGAGCCGTATAACCAGCCCAAGGGTGGCCATCGGGATAAACAAGTTCGCCATCGGCGTTTGTGTCTCCAGTGCAGGTTATTGTGACTAGGCCAGCGGTATCAGCCCAGGTAAAGATGTCGGCAAGAGGAGAATCGTCAAACAAGGTTTTGAAGTTATCCACAATGCCACTTGCACTTGCAGCTGCTGGAATTTCAGTCTGAACAAGAGGATATCCAGAGATCTCAAGTGTTAATGTACCACCAGTTATCGCGGGTCCTTCAATGGTGAACTTAAGTTCTTCTTTCGTGGTGTAATCAGGATCCTCCCATGAAGCACGGCCAGGATCTACGTCACCAAGTTCGAACTGAACGTCAACGTCACCTGTATCTAGCGTAGCGCCTTCAAGAGCTGTACCCTGCCAGACAAGCGTATTAGTCTCAAGGTTGACAACCATAAGCTCTGCAGTTGTGGCACGACCATCAGGCGCATCGCCTGCAGGACCAATGTTCTTGGCCTGACGATAAGCGACACCGTACTTAGCAGCAGCCTCAGGTGAAGCTTGAGTTGTAGCGATTGAAATACCCAATTCATTTGGCGTTCCACGATCAACATCCGCACCAATACGAGTCACTTCAGGAGCAACTCCTGGGAGTCTATATAGGAAAATATTGTTAGCGCCGCCTTTCTTAACTTCTGAAGCAGCACGGGCAAGTTCTGAGGTAGCACCAAATTCACGGACAACAGAAGCAAGGTCACCCATAAGGAACGGCTCAGAGGTTAAACCCTTTGCAGCGGTGGCCATCACTAGAACAGACTGTCGGTTATCTCTGGTTACAAAGCTCAGATTGCCGTCCTGAAGCTGTACATAACTACCAGGTAAATTTGTATATGGCATCTTTTCTCCTTTAAATTAAATTAACTTGAGGGTGTTATTTGTAGAATGATTTGTTTGAGGGTAAGAATACTGGTCCAAGTAAGTTTTTCAATTGAAACAGCATATTTTAAAGTTCTCTTGTGTCTAAGGGCCTCTGTGTCATCACCGGTATCTTCAACAAACGTAAAGTCTAAGACTCCACTGTATTTAACATACCATAGATAAGTCTTGATAATATCCGCAACCCACTCCTTGATAATGTCAGCTTCATGCGCGGTTTTCGCGTAAACACTTAAGTTAATATTGTAGTCTAGTCTTTGTCCATACAAGTATACTTCTGAACTATCATCTGTCGGATCTAAGTACCTGCCAAGAAGAATACTTGTAACCATTCTTCGTGATGGAGAGTTAACAGGCCCAGTCCCGGCTGCACCAGGTTTACCATCTGTAACATAAAAAACAACAGCAGGAGTTTCACTCTCTACATTAATGATAGGGCGTTGAATAATCAATCTATCATTTTTCAACCAAGATGGCTTCATTGTTGCAGTTGCCATATCTACTATTTGCTGTAAGACAGTTGATACTTCATATATACTATTAACCTTAAATCTCTCATTCTGCATCTGGACAGTAGCTCTGCCGCCAGGCTCAAGAATAATATTAGTTGGCATTACTTCTGTTTTTACATTCGTAATGTTTTCCGATTCCATAATATTAACAAGCACATTCTGTTGAGCTTCAGTTAAATCTTTGAATAATTGAGGGCTAAGGGGATTCAACATATTAGTATTTCCTGCAGTATAAGATTATGTATTCTATTCGACCAGTATCTGATCTCTTCTCATTCAATGTATTGATAGTCCAAACAATATGGCGACGTTCTGGCTTAACAAGAGTACCGTCAGGTTCTAGTGCCAGCTCAATGATCTTGTCTTCATAGTCTATAGTAACTGTATCTTGGACATAGAACTTACAGAATTGTTTCTTACTCCTACCTATTTCAGTCAAAAGAGATGCGCCCGCTTTTTCTTGATCACTGCCAATGTCAACCTTAAAAGTATCAACATAATGCTCATCCCATAGATAACCTTCGCCAAGGCAAACACTACATTTTTGATGACCTTGTCCCTCTTTAGCTACATTACAAGAACATGGAATTCTATACTTATTATCGTTACGTCTAAACTTTCTAAGCATAACTTTAAAAGACTTTGGAATTTCATAGACTGAGCCTGTAAAAGTATCCTTAGTCTCTTTGCGTAAGTCTACTTCTTTTTGTGTAGTCTTTGGAATCGAGCTTGAGCGATAAAAACGACTTTTTCCGATTGGCATTAGTCCTCCTTAGCTACCAGTATCTGGCCAGTTCCCATTTATATTTCTATAAATGTACCGGTAACGATAGCGGTTCTGATAAGCATAATCTGGGTAGTATCTGTAAGATCCAGGCAGTCTAGTCTTAACGTTAACACTAGGTGCGAATCTAGGCATGTTATCAATTGATCTACCAAAGGCAGGATAGTCTGCTCCCATGTATCCTTTGATTGCCATACCAGCATTAAGACTAGCACCATAGGAAAGATTACCATTGCTGTGAAGAATTCTATGCAAGTCTTCGTCACGCTTTCTCATCTGCTCAATCTTAACTTTTAACGCCGCAGCGTTGTCAGCCCATTCAACTTTAAGATCACCAAGTTGCTTAGACTTAGGCGCACCTAATGCAAGCGAAATGTTTTCTATAAGATCAATGGAGCTGTTAATAATTACATATTCCATCTTCACATAGTCAAGCCACTTCTGTGTTCCATTTTCACGAGGCATATTAAAGACCATTGCTTCAACAATCTTTGAATATCTATAAATAAGATAGTTAACTGTATCTGCGTCAACATCACCTACAATGCTACCAACGCTAGATAAGACTTGATCATAAGTTGCATACATAGGAGTGTATCTGCTGGTGAACCAAGACTCATCTTCTATACCAACAGAACCAACAGCAGCACCAACTTCCTTGATACCTCTAATCTCTATAACATATTGATTATTATTAAGTAAAGTATCAAAGCCGTCATCTTGGGAATAAGCATTAGCAGAGTTGCTACTTGGAAGCACACTAAACGGAATAAGGCTTGTAAACATGACAGGAACAAGTGCTGTTCCAACATTCACTTCGAAGTAAGCCCACCATTCACCAACCTGCGCATCAGCAGCAGTTAAGTAGCTGTAAGTGTACTGACCATACTTGGTTGCTGCACCAGGATCGTCTTGATAGACAATTGCATCATCTTCGAGATTCACACCTGGCAATCCAGGCTTTCTACCATAGGGATAAATAGAGACAATAGGATTAAGCCCATTAGTTAAGTAGCCATTGCCATCTCTGACTTGACAAACAATATCAACTGTTTCTCCTTGTATTACGGTTAACATATTATTCCCTTATTATGTTAATGATAATTTTTTTGCCATTAACAATCCAAGAGTAGCCGACATCAACTGCATCCTGGTTGCCATCCATAATATTCCTGAACAACTTAACTGTATCTGCTGTTACGCTAGTAGGATCAACATTCTTATTAAAGGTAAGAATAATTTGCTTGGTCTTTAAAGTTATATTACTAGAACCGTACTCTGGTTCGATCTTTACTAATTGAAACTCAGCAGCGGCAGCCTCTAGCTCTGCCTGAGTAGGAGCGTCTAATCCAATTGGACTCTGTGATACTGTAGTAGGTAGCTCTTTAACTTGATTAGCAGCGGTTGAGAAATCAAGCTTATAAGTATCTGCAAGATATTCTATTGGACGTAGATTAATAGTCCATGCATCTCCAACCTTAAATGCATCAGCTGCGCCACCAATTAACTCTAGATAGATATCTTTATCTTTGGCAATCTTATTGCGTCCGGTTAAAGGTAAAAGATCATGAGTTACAAGTGCGGCGCTTTCAAAATACCAGTTTAATTTACAAGTAGATGAGCTGCCTGCCCTAGCAACTTCAACCACAAGAACATCACTTGTTGCTCCAGTGTAATATCCACTAGCCTTTAGGATTCCTTCTCCGGTAGAGGTAAGGGCATCTTTCTCTGCATCAAATACAGTTCGGGATCCGATATAACTCCATTCATTGTCAGGAGTAGACGACCCGCTAATTAGCAAGCGATAATCTGTTTTCTCCTGCAAGAAAGACTTAGGTCTAATAATTAATTTACTTTTGACAGTAGCACTGTAAGCATAACTCATTTGCTCTTCAAGAGCATTACCAGACGCATCACATCTGATAACCTCTAACTCAAGCGGAACTTCACCTTTCAGATGTAAGGTTTCAAGGACCTTAGCATAGTTAGTCTCACTTGAGAACTTATAAAGCTTTTCTTCAAATTCAATACCAGTAACAATATGGTTATCTGGACCAACTAAACTAATACTATTCTCAGCAAGAAACTCAGAGACTTCTTGATTAAAAAGAATTTCAATCTTTTCCCCTGTAGGAAAAACATTAAAGCCATCATCTGGCCAAACTGAAACAATAGTAAAAGCCATTGTTAGAACTCCTCAATGTAAGATTCAAGAGTACAATCAACTTCGCAGCCAGTAACTAAAGTAATTTCTTGAGTCTCAAGACTCTCAGCCTCTATAACGCAATCTTCATCTTCCATAATTGCCTGATGCTCTTCAAAGGCTAACCTTCTGAATAGAGCTTCCATGTCCTTATTAGACGTGACAGTTGAAAGGGCGCGGGCGATCTTATCTTCTAAACTCATATCTACTCCTAGTGATTAATATCTAGCTAGGGACATTATAACAAAAAGAAAGCCCCCAGGCCTTTCGACCTGAGGGCTATTTATCTATTACTTGTTTCCTAACTATTAGTCAGGGAACTGAGTGCTAATCGGAGCAACACCAGGAACCGCTGCAAGGAAATCGCCATCCGTAACATTGTAGTAAGGACGTGCAATCTCAGGTGAGTAGAAGTTCTGCTCGCAGAAGATATTCTTAAGCGTAACTAGACCCTGGCCTTCGTTATACATGAAGATACCCCACTTCTCTGACCACTTCATCTTGAAGGTCTCGAAGTACTTGTCTTCCCACTCGTCAGCAACAATGCCTGAACCAACGATTAGAGCACCAAGTGACTTGCTATCGCAAAGAACGATATCGGTAAGCTTAGTAGCAGGATCGTAAGGCATGAAACGTGAGGTCACAATGCGGAGACCGAACGGAAGGCCAAGAGGAAGCTGAGGAGCAGCTGTGATGGCGTTAACGTTGAAGTCCTTAAGCGAGGCCTTGGAGCCATCGGCACCAGTACCAAGCTGACCGCGTGAATAACCCTTTGAAAGAACACCCTTAACGGCGTCAGGAACACCGCTAACGTTGGCAGCTGAACCCGAGTAGTTACCAAAGAGATTGCCGCTACCGCTCTGCATGGCAAATGCACGAAGGACGGGGTCGCGTACAAACATAAGGTACGTAAGGGGATGGCAGATAAGCGTATCAGGCGTAAAGCCTCTCTGAATGAGAAGATGATAAGCGTTGAAAAGGTCATCCATGGTAAGAGTACCATTGGTCTTCATCGTGATGTCACGACCAGTCGTGATACCAAGAGCTGACTGAGTAGGATTAAGATTGTCAAACGCAGGAACGCTGATGTTCGTGATGTGCTTGGCGATTTCGGTCTCCTTGCGGCGAGCGAAAGCACGACCAGCCTCACGGGCCAAGTAACCAAGGAGATTCCAGTTGGAAGCCTTGATTGCCTCTTGCGTAAGGGAGATCATAACACCCCACTTGTCAATGGCGGCCGTAGCCATACCACCGCCAGTTGTCACACGCTCTTCACGATAACCTTCAAGCTCAGTGACCTTATGGACAGTAAAAGCTGAAAGGGCGGGAAGGCGGAACTCAGTAATACCATCCGGTGCAGGAATGGTATCAAGGAGTGGGGTAAGATTGAGCATAGGCTCCATCGGCTCCATCATAATCTCAACAATTGAGTGCTTGACCCAGGGCCCAAGCTCAGCTGACGTAATCGCGTCTTCGATTGAAAGACGTGAGTCGCTGGAGTGGTCTGAGCCAGGAAGCCAACCGTTGTTCTTGATGAGCGCTGTAAGCTCACTCTGATCAGCAATTTCTAGGTTCTTGTGCTTTAGTCTTGACATGTTTCGGTTCTCCTTATTGAGATTATGATTTTAATTAGAGTAGGACGCGCACGATGGCAGCGAACTGACCACCGAATGACTGATGAATTTCTGCAGGATGACCATCGTTAGCCGAACCAGGAGTACGATCAGCGAGTGACACGCCTTCATAATCGTGGAAAGTCTTGACGGTAGCAAGATCAGCCTTAGGTGAACGGTCAAGCGTATAGCACTTACCAACAATGTCCTCTGGACGATGGTAGGTAGTAGGATTGACATAAGCCACTACACTAAGATCAGCAGCTCCGGCTGTGCCTTGCTCTGCAATAAGCTCTGTCTCGTCAGGGCGAGCAATGTAAGGAACAAAGTTGGAATACTTATCGTAGGTGAGATAATCGCCAGGCTTGACAGCCTTGCCAACAGCAGCAAAGACATTACCACTGTATGACTCAACTTCAGCAGCAAGACGGAAGGCAACAAGATAGTCACCAGTAGCAGGGCAGTCAGTGTGCACAAAAAGAAGACCAAGATCACGGTCCACAAAGTAATCGCCAGCAGCCTTAACGCCAGCAGGAGCTGCCTTTTCTGTAGCTAGCCAGGTTGATGTAAGATTAGTACCTTGTGTAAGAGTAGATGTACCAGCACCAGTTACTGACCAAAGTTCAATGGTATTGTAGATGTTGCTTTCAATACCCTGATGACCAAGGACAAGCACCTTGGCACTTGCATTAGTAGCAAGATCAGCGTAACGCTCATCAAACATAGCCTTCACGTTAGCATAGGTAGCTTGCTTAGCGAAGTCAGCACCATGATAGTAGTTTGAAAGTGTGGTGCCCGCGCTAGCTGCAGCAACAGTAGTACCATCACCAAGTAGCACAAGCTTCTTAGTTCCATCCCATGAAGCGCTAGCATTTGCATCAACCGTAAGATTGAGAGCAGAGATGTTATAGGACTTAGCAGGAGCAACAGGAAGACGAAGGGTATGGTCCTGGCCAGTCCAGAACGTTGACTTATTCTCACGACGATAGTTCATGAAACGAAGCTTATTGGGCTGCGTACCATCGCCACCGGCCCAAGCATAAACCACGTTAGCAGCTACACCAATTGGACGAGAAATTAGTTGGTCAAGAGTCTCACCGTCGCCAAGAAGGCCACGCTCTTGAAGCTTAGTTGTAAGGGCATTCTTAGTGTAGGTCTTAGGACCTGTGACAGGGCGACCTGTACCAAGGTCTTCAATTCTCTCAGCGACGTCAACGGCAGTATACTGGAGAACAGTAACACCTGTACCAGCAGCAGCCTTCCAAGCAAGACGAACACCAGCCGGGACAAGACGACCTACGGTACCTTGATTGATTGAAGAAATGGTATTGTCACCAGTAAGGCTTTCACGCGTAAGAGCGACAAGCTTACCAGGCATGATAACAACCTTGTCGGTGAAGACATGGCGTTGGTAGTCATAAGAGTGGAAACCCATTGCAATATTAGCATCGGTTGGGTCAACGGGTAGCCAAGCCGCAGCGGCAAGGTCATTCTGAGGAGCAACCGTGTCGCCATGCGTAGGGGCGATAATCGGCTTACCGTAATCGATATCTCTAAACTTTCTGTATGTTGCCATAGTTTTCTCCTATAATTTGGGTTAGACTTTCACATCTAGTGGGTTAAACTTTCCTGAAATAAAGCCAGAACGCACCTGTTGAACAAGATAGTTCTCAGCTTTATTTATATCATGATTTCGTAATTCCTTATATTTACTAGCGACTCTGCGCTCTACAGATGTCCAGTATTCAGGTGTGGTATCCATTGCATCTTCAATGGTATTCATATCAAGCTTCTTACCAAGCTCTTTTGGCTCAACAGAATCTTCAATAACAATCTCTTCTGGCTCTGAGCTATCAGCAATCTCAGTCACTGTCTCTTCCACAGAGTCCATTGGGCCACTCATTTCTTCGCTAACTTCCTCAGTAGAAGATTCACTTGGAATTTCCATACCAGCAGTCTGAAGGGAAGAGCTAAGTTGCCACTGCCACTTCTGATGCATATCAATACGCTCAGCAAGGAAGTTAGCAACACCCTGTTCATTAGCAGCGTTGGCCATGTCAAAGAGATCTTTAAGCATACCAAGCATCGTCACATTCTTCTTGTAAATATCAAGAGCAAGTTCACTTGCTTCAGTAGTCATAGAGTCATCTTTGATTGATGCTGTCTCGACCATATAAGTAAGAGAGTGAGGAAATGAGCCAAGCTTACGAATATTCTCAGCAAGTGGATCTACTGAATTAGAGTAGATGTCATCATAGATATTTCCAAATAGCTCATGATACTGAGCAAAGTCAGGGCCAGCCACATTCCAATGCGCACGATGTGCACTTGAGTAGAGAGCAATTACATTGCTAAGTAAGCCCTTGAGAGCGTCAGCTACTTGAGCTGGGCTAGTTGTCATTTCAGTTTCCATATTATTCCTCCAAAAGGATTAGTGTTACGTGTTAAATATATATTACTTCTTAGAAGACTTTGGGTGACCCTTTGGTAATAGATCAGTGTCGAAAGCCTTTCTCTTGAAACTGCCACCTCTTACTGCATATAGAAAGCCATTGACTCTTGCGAATGCCCATTGTTCAGCACTTGCGACATTAGGGCGAACACTACTAGGATTTGTTTTGTATGCGCCAATGCCACGATTGTAGACAGACCTTAGCATACCTGTAGTAACCTTCTTGCCTTCTTTGTCACCGTACTTGTCATTGTGCTCTTTGGCCTTAGCTGCAAGAGTACCACTTACACCACTAGCATCCTCAATAACCGTTTCCTCGGAGCTATCTTGCTGGTCTCCCATAGGACCGATAGGGGGAGTTTCTTTCTTGCTCCATATGATAGGAGCCATAATCTTCTTAAGCTCAGAGAAGTTCTTTATAACTTTTCTATCGGTCTTTTTTACCTTAGAAGCGTCATCAAGGGTCTCAACTTCTGTCTGGTCTTCGGAATCTTCAACTTCCATATAGACTTCTAGAGTAGCAACAGGATCATCACCAGTTGCTTCTTTTGATTCGCTAGTTCCATCAAGAGAAACTTTGCCATCTCTGTCAACTTTAGTAACCTTACCTTTTGCATATCTAAGAGGATCTGGATCCTTATTGACTGCATACGAAACAAAGTCGCCTACCTTAATCGTCTTGGCATCTTCAATATCCTCATTGTAGTCATCTTCTACTGAATAGTAGTCATCAAAGATATCTAGCACCCAATCATTAGCATTGTCTTCGGTTCTCATTCTCTGGATTCTGGCAGCTCTGGCATCAGCCCAGCTCTTGCCACCATCGCCACCCCAGAGATCCCAAGCAATACGGCCAGCAGAGGGAAAGCCTTCTTCGCCTTGGCTAAACCCGGAAGCCTTCTTATCAACTTCATGACGTGCAAAGAAGCTCTTCATACGCATAACAGTAGAAGCAGAGAGTTCCTTACGATTCATAAGGTCTCTTGCGCGGGCGACGCCCACGGGCGTACCACCTCTTTTAAACTCTGTACGCCACTCAAGAGCACGCTTAGCAGCTGATGCCATACCTGGTGTTGGAACAAATCCCTCGGCAGCGTCATCGATTTCTGCAGCAAATAAATCTTGAATTTCTTCACCAAACTCAGACTCGTCCATCTTGGACTTGCCGGCATCTTGCATACGTGCAAGCATCTTCTGGGCGCGAGCCTGGATTGATTTAACCTTATCTTCAGCAAGACCCTTGACCTGGCCAGCTCTAGCAATTGCATTGCGAAGATGAGGAAGATCAATCTTACCATCGTCTCCCTTATATGGAAGATGGCGAAGTGAGCGAGGCTTAGTCTTACCCTCTTCATCTTTCTCACCACCTGACTCAATATAGAAAAACGCACTGTCTGGAAGATTGTTAACGTAAGCGGTTGACCAAACAGCATCATCAATAGTGATTGTCTTTACCATCTCCGAGAACATCTCAGCTGACATGTCATCAGCTAGTTCTACATTAAAGTTATTAGCAAGGAATTCCTTAACAGAGTCCAGCAGTGACTTAGTATCAAGCTCAACCTTAGCAAGCTTTTCGTCTGTAATAGCTTTGCCAGATCGTAACTCTTCAAGCTCTGACATTACTTCCACAGGAGCAATTGACTTTGACTTGATGTATTCGTCAACAATTGAAAGAATCTCTTTCTTACTGTCTTCTGATAGTGCAGTGGGCATTTGTTGCTCCTCTTGGTTAGTTGATTTAGTTTGGTCTTCCATAGGCTCTTCTTCTTTGTTTGCTGAAACTAGCCCATCAGGAATAACAGCAAATCTGCAGTAGCCATTTGGCTCTATAGTCTCGGAAATAATTTTGCAACGATTCTCGCTAGCATGAAGGGCACAATTACTGCACTTAACACCAATGCTAAGATTCTCATTCTCTGGGCCACTTTCATAACCAACCCAAATACCAGAAGCTTTATCAAGAGGTCCAACCTTAGCAGCAAGAGCCATAAGGGAGTCAGCTAGAGCTTTCTCTTCCTCTGATAGTTGACTGTAAAGATCAACATCATCTTCTACAATTTCAACTGGAGCTGTAGCTACTGGACCATTGTCAAAGCTAGCCATAATTTCTGAATCGCTAATGTCAGTGACAGCATTCTTAAAGCAATCGGTTACAACCATAGTAGTCTTAAAGTTTTCTAGATACTGCTGAAGTGCGTCACCGCCAACTTCTTTATAATTCATTACTCTTGCATGGACATCAGCAGGATGTGTAACATAAGCATAGCCACGATAGCGAAGACCACTTGGTACACCATAAGCCTTGACACCATCAATGTCGTCGCCAATGTCCCACTCCATCTCGTCAGTCTTGTATGATCTACCACTAATAGAATCGTAAAGATCATTAGGAGTCATCTCAACACTAACTGTAAGATAGCGGCCATCAAGAGTTTTCTCTACAGCCTCTGGATCCGTAACAAGTCCCTTGACGAGTACCCATCCAAGGCCCTCAAAATCCTCATCAGTCATCATTCCAGACTTGGCAAGCTTCTTCATATAGGGAGCCATAGCAACGTCAGGAGCCTTAAGCATAAGGCCATCCTTGATCATTATAGAGCTAACATTATAGCCAGCTTTAGGGTTGTCTACCCAAGTTCCACCAATGGCACGACCAACTGCACCTACCTCTCTATTCTCAATCTTCTTACCATCAACAATAGCAACTTCCTTATGCATAGGCTTAATAGGAATATTGTAAGGACTGGTAAGTGTAGGAATCGCGTCTTTCAAATCAGATGGCATATAGATAAGATTGTTCTGAGTCGGTCTCATGCCGTGAGTAACCTTTGTAAGAGTTACTAGGCCAACTTTATTCTCTGCAACGCCATCACTAATAAAGTATTTGAAATCAAGAAAGTGAGGGCTCTTCTTATCCCAGACTTCATGGGTAAAATCGCCCTTAACACTATTAACAAAATAGTCTTGAACAATACCTTCTTGTAATAGTCTTTTACTTATCTTCATTAGCCTTCCTTATAATGACTTTGCTATTAGGATGATCAGGTGGTAAGTCATAATACTTACTATCTGAGATTTTTCTATTATCTATTATAGACTGACTACTTTGATTATATACCTGGTATGATTCTTCGCCACTATCCTTTAAAGCATTGAATACACCCCAGTTATAACTTCTCATTCTTTCTGTCTCGTAGATAGTCATCATCCTGTGACCAATCGTCTTAGCAGTATCAGTTATAGTACTACCTTGGCGATTGCGCATTTCAATGTGTAACTTATCTATAAAGAATTTCTGAACCTTTAGCTGGAATTCTATATTACCAGTATGCGTCTCATTCGTTAAGTTAGAAGAGTCGGCGTATTCAGAGTAGCCTTTTATGTAAGCCTTAATACTGTTGTCTTTAAGCATAATAGAGAAACGCTCAAAGGCAGCGTCAACAGTAAACTCAGGATGAATGTCATAGTCAGCCTTCTCTTTTAGATGGCTAACTAGTCCATTTACATCTTCTCTATATTCATCGAAGTCCAAGATACTATTAGTAACTAAACTTCCCGGACCACTTTTAGTACCGTGCTGATTTGTAGGTCTAACAGCATTAGCATTAGCTTTGCCACTAGGCGGCGCTATTGAATTTTTTTTTTAATATCTGCTGGATCTTGTCCAGGGGCAGCTGCTTTCTTTGCCTCAGCACCAGCTCTTAGATCTCTTGCCTTCTGTAAATCACCGGAAGACATTGGAGTCTTATCGCTCTTCGCAGAAGTCTCAGCAAGCGGAGACATTGGATTAGCTCCAAGTCTAAGAAGTTCTTGAGCCTCCGTAACCATCTTATAGTATGAGTGATCCCAGTCATCATCTGTGGAGCTTGACATACCAATACGATCTCTTAGTTCATCATGCGTGATTGCGCTATTCAACCATAGCTGAATTGCAGCATTTTCTTTCTTTATTTGATTTTCAACATCTATTTCTTTGAATCTTAGAATAATTTTATTCTTTGGCTCAAGCCAGTCAAATGAATTATCCTCTGTACTCTCTTGTAAAAGAGGAACAATAAGATTAGCGTAAATTTGTTCCTCAAGAACAAGCTGGTCACTCTTAACAGCATTAATAAGACTACTAGACATAGTGGCTGCAGTTGACCTGTTAGCCGTATCGCCTTCACCAATATCGACTGTTGATAGACCAAGAGCTGCAAGAACACGCTTCTTGAAATAATCAAGATAACCTTCTGCTCTGAGCGAACGACCCTCAGCGCCAATCATCTTAATTTCATGACGCTCAGGAGTAACAAAGAAACCTTCTGGTGGCTGATTATTAATAACCTCAGTAACCATACTAATCTCATCTCTACCATCTGGAAGAATTGTAGCTGGCATTGCATCTGTCCCAATCTTGTATTGGACAATTGGGAAGATACTCTGGTGAAGTAAAACTTCTACGTCAGTTTCGATTCGACGTAAAGCTTTAATATCTTCAATAGCAGCACTACATCTTGGAGTACCAACAATAAAGCCTTCAAGCTTATTAACATGGAAATGTATAATCTCGCTAGGCTCATAGATTGTCGTAGGACGGGTATTCTCTGTCCAGTCCTCTTCGCTGTATTGTCGATACTTTACGGGCTGTTTAAGGTCGTTGACCTTTACCTGTACCATACTGGTAGGAAGTATATGAAGTGAGCTAATTGGGGGTATTTTGCGCCCTTTAGAGTCTGTTCTAGTGTAGCCACCAGATGTCTTGTCATTGCGTTTAACAAGGACGAAACAATTACTATATCTAATAATGTTCTTAGCTATATCAGTTATAAACTGCCTAGGCGTAGTCCGGCTAACGTAGCATACTTCTTTTAGCCGACGCTCTATATACTCTACAAGATCCGGATCCTTGCCCATAACCTCATAGCCCTCTTTCATAAATAAAGAAAGCTTCTTATCAAAGCTAATTTGTAAGTAAGCTTCAATCGTAGCAACCTTATCAATCTCTTTGAAGTCATGCTCTAGCTTCTGCCAGTCGTTCATAAAGTATGGACGAGTGGTTCTATAGTTAAAGACAGGATCTTTTGTCTTCTCTAAATTAGGAGCAGGCATCTTACTCTCAGCATCGTCTATTACCTTAACAGATGATGCAAGATTCTTAAGATTGATAACTTGTGCTTTTAGTTTAAACATTGTCTACATTTGCTCCTAGTGCAATGCGCTTCCAGAACTCCAAGCTTTCGCCTTTGCTTATTATAGATGATTTTGCTCTATCGCAATTAGTTAAGTTAAATCTTTTATCAGTTAAAGGATTATAAAGATAAGCTTGTTGGCCAAGAGCTTTCTCTGCTGAACCTTCAGCGCTAGGATTCCTTGAGATTACCGCTTCGTCATATTTAATATCAGTGATATTCAATCGTTCAGCAAGCTCTGGTATAGTGAAAGGTGTTTCAAGAATTGAAGGACTGCCTGCGCCATTTGGCATCTCCATCTTTATACAAGCATCAATATTTGCATCCTTAAAGCCGCTGAAGATTCCATACAGTAGGCTAATACATGTACCAAGACCTGCAAGCTTAGCGGCCAATTCAACAATCGAATCTCCTTCATCCTTCATAGTAAATTCAATTGCCTTGAGGATAGACTTAACTATATCAGACTGCTCTCCAGCAAATACAGTGAAATCTTCAAGTGCGCCCTTAAACATCTCAAGAGCATCAAGTGCGCCTATACCAAGTAAGGGATTAGTGACTGTAGTCCAGAACTTATCCTTAGTATCTCCGCCTGCCCAGCTTACAACTGTGTCTCTCATTGGAGCAAGTACATCTTCTCCTAATCTAACTTCATTTCCAGTCTCTCCAAAGCCTGCAACAGCTTTACCTTCAGTTATAAGTTTTTGCAATATAAGTTGTCCATTCTCACTCTCTACACTTTCTGCTTTGCCATCAAGCCAATCAGATAGTTCGCTTACTTTAAAGCCATAACTACCAAGAGTATTATCAAAAGACTGAAGATTAGTTATTGAGTTTAATACACAACTTTTATAAGTAGGCAGAGGCCCGACAGAAAGCTGGAGACCAATCTGTAATCCTCCAAGGATAGGCTTAAGCAATCCTTGAAAAAGTAGGTCCTTTAGGAAAGATCCAGCCGCACTAAGACTGAACATTTCTTTCCATGTAAACATGAATAGACCAAGAAAAGATGAAAGAAGAAAAGCTAATTCGATTGGACACAAACTGCCTAGCCTAACAAGACTACAGAGATTTTGCTGTATCAAGTAAGGTAAGTCAAACGCATAATTTATCTTCTTATACATATACTCAATATTGTCTAACGCAAGTTTAGCATCATATTCTATATCTATACCGGCAGAGAAATCTTTTAGTCCATCCCAGGAAAGCTTAAAACACTTCCAGCAATCTTCTATTGTAATAGGATCATACTCAACCTTTCCATTCTTTCCTCTTTTTATCTGAACAGGCTTCTTGCCATTCAGAACATTATCAACATAACTACTTTGCTCATCAAGCTTACCAAGTAAGTCTCTAATATAGCCAGTAGATTGTTTTCCCTTTACTAGTTGCTTCTGTAAAGGAATAAGACTAACTTTTGAGCCTATATTATTCTCAGTAATTAAAACCTCGTCTTCTTCAATGGCACCTGCAAATTCAAGAAGATCTCTTGGAAAACTTACATCTTCATCTACTAGCCTAATTGGTTTTTCTCTTGCCGATGTAATATCGCTAACAAAACTGTCCCATCCCAATTGGATAGCAAGATCTCTTGTGCCTGTAGCTAAAGTCCGTTCAGCTTCTACTTGATTGCCCATTATGGATAACTTCATAGATTCAATTGTAGCTGCTTCTGCCTTTAAAGTAGCATACTTCAAAGCAGCCTGAAGCTCTGGCTCAAATTCTTTATTCAGATTTATAAGAGGATTATTGGTTTTTTTATTATATTTATTAGTCTTCTCAGCTGCCTTTATTGCCCCTATTCGACTTCTTAGTTTCTTAAGTTCATTAATTTCTTTGAATTGCAAAACTCCAAGAGTGTGGTCTGGGAACAGAGACTTTGCCAGCATAACGAATCTAGGATTAGATGTGTCGTACTCGATATAGTAATCAAGATCTTCAAGCTCTTTATCTACTTTATCTAGAGAAGATTCTATCTTTCTCATTAAGTCTGCAGCTCTTTCTCTATTTGATTGCTTTAAGGCTGCAACTTCTTCTGGATCCCAGTTTGTCTTGTTACTACCTGCCTTGTAGACAGGAGTGTCTAATGTTTGATTATAGTTAGACTGTGCATTAATCTTTATTGATATATCCCTCACAAGCTGTTGAAGCTTTTCAGGATCAACATTACCAGAGTCATCAGTTATAGCCGAAGGATTATTTCTTATAGTCTCTTCCAAGACCTCTTCTAGCGTAATGTTTTGGTTAATTACACCTTTTGCTCCGTCAGGAGCTAGCTCTACGTCAAGTCCTATAATCGGAGCAGGATCTCCATCTTTTTTAATTTTTCCAATTTTCATTTTAACCTGTTATTTCAGTAGCTAGAACCTTTAGATTTGCTTCGTTAATATAGTTAGCTCCATGGCCACGAGGAACGTAAGTTCTTAGTGCGAAGTAGCGATAAGATTCAACACCAGCTTCAATGTTAGATATTGCAATTTCATTATTAAAAGGAATATTTTCCCAGACATTATTCTCTGGGAGAGCAGTTTCATTGCGCATTGCTAGCAGTTGATAAACAATACCATTTTGTGAAATTGGACCATTTTCTAGTCCATTGATTACAAGAGTAATAGTAATGTTTTCATAACCTAATTCTAATGGATCATTTACTAGGTAGAACCTAGATATGCTATATGAGCCATCAGTGGTGTCATGAAATGAAGTTATTCTCTTAGTAACGTTATCAACTTCATGGAATTGATTATCGTCTTCTAGAGTAAATAATTTTAAAGCCATAAGTCCTCTATTTAATAGTTCGACCACTTGGTCGTTGGTAATTGTGTCGGGAGTTAAACACTGGAGCTATTGCTTGTCCCATGTTTCCTTTGCCATCTCTAGTAACAATCATATCTCTTTCCCATGCTCTTCTATCAAGGTCACTGTAGTGCTCTGTCTTTTTCTCATAAGGACCAGAGCCATTTTTCCTGCTATCTATAGCAGAGTTCCTTTCATTTTGCAATTGCCTTAGCAACTCTCCACCTGTTAATTTCTTATTATGTGGATCTTGATTCTGTTCGCTTAGAATAGAATGTCCGAGAGTTTCAGTTATTCCAAAATTAGAAACTATTCCTCTAGACATAGCTAAAGGTCCTTCTTCTATTGTAAATGCTACAAGACTTAGCATAAATGCATCAAGTGCGTGATCTCCAATACTTGTATTATCTTGTCCAAATACAGGAGTCCCATTAGGCTGACGAGACTTAATAATATAGTTAAGTAGTTGTTTTCTAAGCAAATCATCTTCAAAAGAAAACCTAATCATCTTATCTTCGAATCTTCTAACTGCATTTTCTACAAGGAATGGTTTAGCAGGATGTTCAATAATTCGCCCACTTGATGGCTCTCGTATTGCAACCTTACTACCAAAGTCATAAGCTTTGATTCTTCTTTGTACATTAAACTCGTAAGTCCCAGCTTTCTGCTGGGAAGACCACATTTTCAATGTCTCCCATTGTGTTGCACCATGACCTTTGTCAACGTAGATATGATGAGGTTGCCAAAAGCTAAGCAATTCAGTTATTTTTTGAAGACCTTGTAGCTGAGTAAAGTTTTGTTTAGGAACATTAACAACTTCCATTACTTGTAATCCAACTTGTGGATGAAATCCAGTAATACATATCCAAGTACCAAAGCTAGTATTCCAGTCAACTCCAAGGCTGTATCTAAAACCCGCAAGGTCTCCTTTCATTTTAGCTTCTCTCATTTGACTATAAGTATAGCCATCCATTGCACTCGCAACCAGTGGAGCAGCAAACACGCCATCTGCGTTGCTAATAAACATAGCCATGACTTCTTGTAACCAGCCATCACTTGTATACTCTCGTCTCATTTCATTGCGAAGACTTTTCCAAGAGATCTTAGCCTGTGCGAAAGGAGTCTCATCAATAACAGCTGTTGGGAAATAAAACTCTTTCCAGTCGGCTGCTTCTTGGCACCATTCATAAAACTTACTACGAAGACCACTAGGGGTAGAGGCAGCTCTAATTAGACAATCACCATGGGACTGGGCGATTGGAAGGATTGTAGTAAAGTCCTTCTCAGTCATGTAATCAACCTCATCAAGGATGATAACATGAGCGTCCTGGCCTCTTACTGCGCTAGCGCCATTGCTGCCAGTAGTAAACCCAGAAATAATTGCACCATTATCCAATCTTAACTGATGATAAGGTGATTGCTTATATCTAAATTCTTTTCTTAAACTAGCATTACTATTAAGCAATTCAAGTATTCTATTAAATATTGCAGTTACCTGAGAATCAAAAGGACAACAAACAAGAATCTTAATCCCATTAACTTTCTCTTTAATGTCTTCATCAAAATATTCTCTAATTCTAGTAAATGCATGAAATAGTATTTCAATAGCAAGAGCATCCGACTTACCAGAACGCCGCCCAAATCGATAAACTTTCTTTTTGCTTTGACATCTAAGTGCAATCTCTTGATGTGCTCTTGGTTTCCAGTTGAACATTTTACTAGCAAATGTGACCGGATCAGTGTTAATAACTAAAGCATCTTTCTCTTCAGCAGAAAGCTCACTGGCAAAGTCAGAATACTGTTCAAGATAATCTTTAGGAATAAGAGGACAACTAATTTGGAAAGCATGAGTTGGAAAAGCTTTAGGATCTGCTTTTATTTTTCTTTTACTTTCAATAGGATGCGTAGGATAGTCTTTCTTATACTTCTCTATATGTGAGACTTGGCAGTTCTCACATCCTACTGAACATGCTGCTCCTGTTTTTGTTTTAGTTCTAAGTCCATAGGTATCTATGTACTCTTGAATTATGCTGTTTTGGATCTTACTCCAATAGTCAACATAGGAAACATCTATGCTCTCGGTGTCGACCTTCTTGTAAAGATCAGATAAATTTAAGATTTTTTCTTTCATGCTATTCTTATTTTTTAAATTTCTATTATTAATAAGATAGCATTGGAGCCGTACTGTGTATTGATGTTGAGTTAGCATATCTGCTTTTCGGAGCTGTAATCATATAGGATTCATTGCCCATAGATCTCATTGCATTGAATCGTGAATTCTCCATAGCATGAATGCTTCGCTGTCTAATTGTATTACCCATAGAGCTACTCATTCCTGCGCTTGGCCCACTCTTCCATGAGGGTCCTTGCATCTGTCTTTGTCTTAGATAGTTATTTCCTTGATTTCGTACGTCAAAGATTTTATATGTTGCATAGGCAGCAGCGGCAATAGCGCCGCCAGCAATAAGAGTAGTAACAGGATTAAGTAGAGCGGCAGCAACTACCTTATTCATTATCCAGCCAGCAACTATGCCTTTGCCAGCACCAGCAATGCCTCCAAACACTCCACCCTTCTTGTAACCTTGCCTGAAGTCGGCAATCGCTGTTGCACCCATAAGAACTGGAGCTACCAATGTACCAGCACCTCCAAGTTTAGTTAGCATTTTATTTATAAATCCATCTGATCCACCACCAAGACCATTGTAAAGACTCCGCCTAATACCCGTCATTGTTTTCATAATTCCAGTAGAACTTTGGAATGAGTCTTCAATGTGTTTTCCCCAACCAGCAGTAGCTGCCTGAACTGTCTTTGCGGTTGTCCAAGTAACTCGACCTGCATCATCCATCAAAGGATGTGCATATCCAGTTCCACCTCTAATAGTAGTTCCAAAAAAAGTATCCATGTAAGAACTCGGCTTTCCGTCTGCTCCGTATGCCGTAACACGCCTATTAAGACCAAGGTCATTCGCAATAGATCCAATACCGGCTACAAAGCCCCTAGTGGTTAAGTCCAATTCTCTATCAACCAGAGAGCTATTGTATGCCATACCTCTTAGCATTCCATTAGTTCTTGATCCTTTGGTAGCTTTCCCTGCTGCAGCAGCTCCAGAGCCACCACCTGCCCTAGCAGCTTTTGCAGCTCGTGCCTGTTTAGCTTCTTCTACTTGGGCCTGATAGGCCGCACTAGGAGATAATGGTGCTGCGCCTGGTGAACCTGCTGGAGCATTAGCCCCGCCAACTGGACCAGCTCCTGCCGCAGGAGAAGAAGGAAACGCAGCTGCACCAGTTGCACCTCCTGTTTTTCCAGCTCCTCTACGCTTACGCACTGCTGCACCTGGAGCCACCTTAGCTCCATTATTAGCAACTCCATTTGTTGCTTCGCCAAATACTCTGTCAACACTTCTATCAAGATTTGGATCAACGCCTCTAGCACCTCTTGCTGCTTGACCTCTTGTGGTTCCAGGGCCATCCTCTCCGCCTTGATGTCCGAAGGCAGGAGGTGACATATTTGCGGCAGATCTTGCGGCTTGGGCTCCAGTAGTTGGACCAGCTTGGTTGCTACCAGGAGTGCTAGTAGTACCTAAGTTGTTTGCGCCTTCAGGGAGACTACTTTTTCTTGCTGCTGCTGCGCCGGTCTCAATAGGTACACTTGCAGTATTCGCAACTTTTTGTGCGGCTTCAGCAGGAGAGTCTGATATTTTAGGTACAGTAGAGCCAGGTTGCTCTGCAAGAGTTCCAGCCGCTTTACCATCCTTAATAACATTTCCACCTTCAGCTCTGGCTTTTAATTTCTCGGCCATAGCTCGATGTCTAGGGTTATCAGAATTAGCCAACTGCTCATATTTCTTTTTTGCCTGCGCACGCTGTCTTTCTTCTATCTCGGCTTGTTGTTTATCTACATATTCTTGTGATCCTAGCTCCCCAGGCTTAGGGCGCTTTGGTATTCTGTCTTCAGGAACAGCGCCCATATCAAATTTACCTGGACCATCATCTGCAGCTTGAGCAGCAGAACTAGCAGGGGCGGATGTCGTAGGTACAGACTCAGTACTAGCAAGTTTTTGCGCGGCTTGAGCAGGAGCATCAGCTGCTTGTGGAATCTTAGCTCCGGCAGGTGTTGCTGCCTTAGCCTGCTCCATCAGTGATTTGTCTATCGCTGCCCCTTCATTGGCCCGAGTCTGCATATACTCAGGACGCTCCATTGTTGCTTTATTCTCCGGAGACGGATCATTAATCATTTTATTATGAGCACTAAGATATTCCTCTACGCTAACAGGCTGTGGAATAGGAGCGCCACTCGATGCAGCCTGTGCAACTTTCTCAGCACCCTGAGCAAGCTTAGCAGGAGCCGCAGGGGCATTACCCGCGCTCCTCTGATCATTGAAATATCGGAGACGAGCTTCATTCTCAAGGTCACGCCCAGCAAGATGTTCTGCCATTCCATACATCTCTTCAACCTGTTTTCTAGAATGATACGCTGGACTCGCCGGGTTATCACCCTGAGCTGGTGTGCCTGGCATCTCAGGCTCAGGTATTTCATATCCCATTCCTGTTAAAGCCTGCCTAACAGGAGTGGGAATAAAACCCTTTCCGCCTTTTGCTCGAAGTTTTGTAGGGTCGGCAGATGGCTCCGGCGGCTTTGCTACGTCTGCTAAATAGTCTCTAACTGTTCTTTGCCAAGTATTATGCTGTTGAGGAACACGCTGTGGCTGTTTTGCTCTTTGTCCTAAAACTTCGGCTTTCTTTTCTTCTAGAGTTTTAGTCTCAATAGGGGCAGGGACTGGATCAGGGGCTGGCGGTGGAGAATCAACTACAGAGGAAGCAGAAGAGGAGGCAGAAGAAACTCCTGGACTATTACCTACAGCAGCTTCAGCATGATGAGGTCGCGCAACAGTTCCATCCGGATTTAACGCAGGCAGACTAGGAAGATCATATCCCATGTCACGTGCAGCCTTTGCGTGCCTGGCTTGGTGTTGCTCCCATCCCTCTTTGTCCATCCAGTTTACCGCATGATCTGTATCTAAATCATCATTAATAACACTTCTAACCGATCCTGTTTCTGGGTTTTGATAATGTGCTCGAGTCCCTTGTCCGTATCCTAGTCTTCGGCTAGGAGACATTCCTCCTAAAGTTTGATTTACCATATCCGCTTCACTTGATTCAAATCCAACCAAATTGTGACCAGATTTGGTCATAATTTCATGCATTTGATCAAAATAACTTCTATTGTCACCTCCTACTGACTGACCTATTTCTAATGCCTGCTTATCATAAACATTAAAAGTTTCTTCCGCTTCAGGAGGAATATTAAAGAGCGACGGAGACTGTAAACTCTTTCTTCTTAACGCCATAATTAACCTCTTCTTAATGCACTAAGAGCAAGTGTTAGATTACCAGTGTCATTATACTGACCGGGTCTTGATCTGCTTTGAACTGGTCTCATACTCGGATTTGAATAGTACATTTCTTCGGCGTCAGCTAGTCCAAGCTGAGATGGATCACTCATTCTAATCTTATTACTTGCATCTGCGTCCATCTGAGCCTTAGCACTTACTGCAGGATCTCTCATTTGTAAAGCATTCATTGGGTGACCAGGTCCACCACCATAACTAGTAGCTCCCATTGCTCCAAACATTGCGGCTCCACCAACAGTGGTTGTTACGCCTGCAGCTATAATATTCCTTGCAATAGCGCCATCTCCAAACTGAGCATCTAAGGTACTGCGGATTCCATATTCACCTGTTGCTTGACCTTCACTCAAGAATGGATTTTGAATCTGAGGCCCTCTTAAACTCATTCCTGCTGAGACCTGACTTGTCTTTTCATTTGGCTGTAAAATATGTTCTTTATAATTATGAACAGCTTGCTTTGCCATAAGTATAGGGGTACCTGCGAGTGCCCCTACTGCAGTTGCTGCAATAACACCAGCATCAACTATACCTCTAGCAGAGTTCACGCTATCGCTAACTCTTTGTGGAGTCATATGATCTGGCAAGTGCATCATACTATCAGCAGTATTATTCCTAATTTTTTCTCTCTGCTTATTAAGCTGCTCTATCTGAATTCTGGATTGAACTCTTGGCGCATTTGCATTAGAAGCTGCTGTTGCTGCAGTTACTGTAGCACTTGGAGGAGGAGGAGCGGGTGCTGCTGGCGCAGCCGCTGGCGCTGCCGAAGCTGGATTACGCGCTGCTGCGGGGGTACCTGCTGGAAAAGATGAAGGAGCGGCTGTTGCAGAAGCAGCAGGAGCAGGTGTTGGGGTTGTCATTGAACCGGGTCTAAAGTTCGCAGGAGGAGCACTAACAGTACGGCGAGTCGGAGTTGCCCCTGCAGCTGCAGCTGGAGCTGCGGTTGCCGCAGCAGGTGCAGTCGCGGTTGGAGCAGAAGCTGCAGCAGCAGCCCTTTTCTTCGTAGCCTCTGCCGCCTCTCTTTCTACTTGTCTTATCTTGCCCGAAACAGCTTCTTCAGCTTTTATTCCTTTATCAGTTCTAAGGGCCGCAACATAACCACTACTTTCGTCAAAAGCACCAGTTACTCTATTTGATATCCCTCCCATGCTAGTAGTGCCAGATGCTCCTGCTGTTGAACCAAATCCTTTTGTAAAAGCTTCAGTTAAACTTATTGGGCCAGGCAATAGAGACTTCTGATACTCCGACATATTCATCTTGCCAATGCCAACTAAAGCTCTCTCGCCTGCAATACCTGCAGCTGCGTAGCCAGCTCCTTTAGCGGCTCCTTCACCTGCAGCTTTCATACGTGCAATAAAAGGTGTCTCTTTTAATAGAGGATCTTTTTCTTTTGATGAGTCGTAATTATAAAATCCTTCAGCACCACCAATTGCTGCTCCAATAGCAGGACCAACAGCCCAGTCAATCAATCTACTAGGATCTTTAAGTTTCTTTATGTCATCAACTGTATCTCCTCCACCTGTTACTATATTAGCCATCCTTTCTGGTGGTCCTGGCATCTTCTTCGCTGCCTGTGCTCCAGTTGTAGGGCCTGCACTTGGTGCGGCTCCAGGTGTTGCTACACTTGGATCTGGCGCAGCTGGGTTCACTCCTGGAGCAGGGGCAGCTTGTCGAGTGCCAGGCAACATTGCAGCATCTTGGGGTCGAGTGCCAGGCAACATCGGAACATCTTTAGGTTTGCTTACTGGTAAGTCAGCATCTACTTCTGCACTAGCAAAAGATTCAGCAGACGTTGGTCTAGTAGCCCCAGGAACTTGCCCAGAAAAAAGAGAGTCTCCAGATTGAACTGCTCCTGGTCCTGTTGCTCCTTTTCTGCCTGGAAGATCTAATATATCCTCTCCCGCAGCAGCTCCTCCAACTTCAGTTGGTCTAGTGACACCAGGCACTTGTCCTGAGAAAAGAGAGTCTCCAGATTGCATTCCCCCTGCGGCTGATTTTCCTTTACGCGCTGGAAAATCTGAAACTTCATCCGCAGCACCAGACATTTTTCCAGGGAAAATATGATCTGTAGACTGCATTGCTGCTGGCGATTTTCCTTTACGCATAGGAAGATCAACATCTGCAGAATCATATAGTGCTTGCTCATTCGCATTGGGACCTAAAGTTGCTTCTTTGGCTGTTCTTACAGGCGCACTAGCTGCGGCTTGTTTTTCCCTTTCTATTTTTTCCCTTCTACCAGCACCTCTATTCTTTTTTCGACTTACAGAAGCTACTTGTTTTTCTGTTGTTGCGGCCGCCCTTGAAGCAGCAGGGGCAGCTCTTCCAGCATCTCCAATTAAAGCTCCAGCTAAATTAGAAGCTGCACTTGCCCCGACTGGAGTAGCTCCTTGCACTACTTGAGCCGCACCTCCAGCAGCAGAACTAGCGGCTGCTCCTCCTGCTTTAGACAATCCAAGACGTCGAGCTAAGCCACCAAGGCCGGCCCTTACAGGGGCGCTAGTTACACCTCCTACAACCGCACCTGCTACACTCCCAACCCCAGGAATAGCAGAGCCAATCATAGCTCCAGTTGCTGCTCCATTGAAGACACCGAGACCAGCACTTGCAGCAGCCCGACCCGCGCCTCCGGTTGCCGCTCCTCGTGCAGCTCCACCAGCTTTACCAATGGCAGATCCAGCTTTCCCTAGGATTTTACTTATAAGAGATAACATTATCTACGCTCCCTGCCTCTTCCTCGGTTTTTTTGCATGCTATTTGCTAGCGCCATCTGTTGCATATCTGCCATCAATGCTTTATGATTACCTCTTCCAATGCTACTGCCTGCAGCATTTAAAAAATCTTCTTGTGTTGTATCAATTATACTATTTAAAGAATGAGCCATCTCCATTGGTTCTCTCATCTTTTCAACTTGTTCAGTAGTTGTGCCAGGACTTCTATCAAAGTTAAATTTATAAGCATTAGTCGGTGTCATTTTATTCCAACCAGTTCTGTCTCTACCTTCAATCCCGCTTTGTGCACCATAGTAGAATGGTTCACTCCACATTCCTCTGTTGCCAGCTCTTGCTCTATTCTCAGCTCGATTATAATCTTTCTGGCTAATTAAGTCTTCAAATGGAGTTTCACGATAAAGCACTGAACCAAGTCCTTGCTCAACCATCTGGTGAGAATAGTTAATTCCTGACTCATCAACAACAAGACCAACGGCGCGACCATACGTCTGTTTTGGTCCAATAGCAACATAAGCTCCTTCTCTAGAGCTAAGCACGTTGCTTAAGTACTGTTTACCCTGAGCAGAGTAAGGCATATTACCTGGTCCATTACCACCACCATGCGAAGTTTCCGGTGTGTCAATGCCTGCAACACGGATACTTCCTAGCTTTTTTCTACCCATACCAAGAAAGCCTTTTGACAAGACTTCAACAGTGTCACCGTCACCAATCGCATAATCAACTTTACTAGAGTCTAGTGCAGTTAGTACTGCGCCATTTGGATTGATATGTTGTATATCTCCAAGATAAGGAGTAGAAACATCAAGAAGATTGCCACCAGATTTGTGATGTCCCTGTTCAAGGATTGTTTTTTCCTCGCCTGTCATTTTAAGAATGTCACCTGTAGTTGCTTTCCAACTTGGACCATCTACCATATAGCCAGCACCTACAGCTCCAGCAACTGCTCCTACTGCTCCAGCAACAGCCAATGGCCTACCAGCAACACGGGTAAACATTCTTGCAAAGTCTGCATCTACATTAAAAGTCTGCTGGACTATTGCATTTGGCAAATTAGATATAGAACTTAAGCTTATATCGTTTAAAGAGCGACGGCCCGAGAAGACATCACTAACAGTTCTTGCGCCTTCGGTTACAAAGTCTCGTGTCGGAGTTATAATGTCTTCCTTGCCTAGTCTTGCAACTTCTGCAACTCTACCTCTTACTTGTTCATGAATAGATGCATCCATTGCTTTCTTACCATGTTCCATCTGGAAGCGCAAAGTATCTGTCATTTCTTGTCGATTATTAAACATTCCCATTAAAGTACGGAATTGGTCAATCATTCCAGGAGCAGTTCTACCAGTTGACTGTATACCTCTTGTCTCCGCATACTGACCAACTAGCCATTCTTTCGTTGCTGCATTTGCCTCATCTGCCGTTGCTCCTGCTGCAAGATGGCTTTGATGTTGCTCTCTAATTCTATCTGTCAACTCATAGTCATGAGTAGTATAGCTCATGTATAAACTTCTACTGTCAGGAGTTGTAAGCTCATGGCGCTTTTGTCCTGTCTGTCTTCCTAGAGAGAAAGGCTCATGTCCAGTTTCAAACCAGGTGACATCCTGTGCTGGAATTGTTATATCTTGAGCTGGAATAAGAGCATTCGAACCTTGAACCTGATACATTCGGCCAGATGGAGTTTGTATACTAGCACGTGTTTGGTAAGTAGTACCATTGTATTCGATAGTTGTACCTTCTCTTAACTGAGGGCTGTTTGCTTCTAGTTGTCTCGCGGGCATTGTCTCTGTTAATCCCGCTCCTCTCTGGTCATATAGAGTATTGCCTACTCCTAGTGCATGGTCTACAGTCTCATTTATTCTTAATAGTTCTTTGGTAATGTTATATTGCTTGTTTACCTCAGCAATACTTCCAGTAAATTGGAGATTACCTAACGCAGCAGGAGCATTAAATACTTGACCTGCTTCAGTTGTTCTTTGAATAGGATGGTTAACACTTACTTCAGTCTCTCTAATAATTTTTCCTAAATCAAACCAGGTCTTTCTCTTAGGATCAAGCAAGACTCTTATCGCAGAAAACATTCCCTTTACCTGGTCACCAACGGCAGCAGATCCAGTTGCTTTAGTCATGTTATAGACATCAGAAGTCGCGTCACCTAACTTACCTTCTGTCATGATTCTAGCCTGCTGTAAAACGTCAGAGAAAGCTAAGTGACTTTCTGATTCGCCCAAAGCAGTTCTAGTCGCCCAGTCAATAGCTGTACCTGAGAAGATATCTTGGCTATGAGGAATATAGTCAAGTTGCATTAGCCCAGAGAATAACATCTTAGTCAAGTTCTGCTGGTCATAAGTTTTTAATCCGCCGCCAAGGCGACGCATAAACTCAGGAAAAAGATTTATCATCTCATTGCTTCTTCCTTTGTTCTGCAAAGTCTTAAACTGGTCTACAAAGTAATAATTATTCTCATCTAAGATATTAAGCTTATACTTACTTTTCCAAGTCGCTTGATACATATCTCTTATATCTTTGTGCCCTTTTAGTTCTCCGCCAAAAGCAGCAACAATATCTGGATCATTATTCAGGAAGAACTTATCCTTCTCAGCCTGTGTCATTTGATCTCTGCCAATAACAAAGTTGACAGCTCTGTCATCTACTCCTACCTCTGCATCCTCAACAAAGAAATTCTGCAGCTTACCTACTCGAAAAGATTCGAATGAAATATTAGCTGCAGTTAAATTCTTATTCTCATCTGCGGCCCTCTTCATAAAAATAGTTGACCACTTAGTCGCTTCTCTCTGACTATATAGTCTTCTGCCATCTTGCAATGAAATAAAACCATGCTGTTCAAGATTTGCTCTAATAGAAGCCATATTAGCATCAGAGATTCTACGAGCCATAGGATCATTAGGATCTGCGGCTGACGGATCTACTTCATCTGCATACTCTCGATAAAAGTCTCCGATAGTATAGCCTTCAGTATGCAAGCCCCAACCACCAAAAGTCTCTTGGAAAGCCTGAGCACTCCTTGGTAAGTGTGTAGTCATATTGTAAGTAGGTGTGCGTACAGCTCCATTAGCAGCAGTTCTAGCATCATCTCTGAGAACTGCTTCAGGCAGCATCTGCATGCTTAGCATTCCTCGCTCTAATTGCTCACGAGGAGTTAATCTGGCTATCTCTTCCTGGTAAGCTCTAATCTCATCAGGAGTCATTTGACTCATATTTGGAATACGAGATATATCTGCCATAGCCATCTGAACAATCGGGGCATTCTTGCCAAGGCCGCCGGTCTCAATGTCTATAACTACAGTATTCTGTATCATTTCATTAACAGAGAAACTATATCCACTAGCAGAAAGCATTGCAGTCTTCATACTTCTAAGTACGTTACTTGCACTTCCCCCATATTCCATATTAGTTGCATTAGCAGCATACTCAGTTGTAAAGATAGATATTTGTTTACCCATCTCCTTTAAAGCATCCGTAGATTCTTTAAGGATATTATCAGTAAAGTTTAAAATATCATTTGTATCTTTCTGACCAATCAACCTACTTAATGTACTTTCTATAATCTTACGAGGTTTAACAACCTTATTCAGCGACTTAGCTACGTCGCCAGTAAACCTAGCAGTACCCTTCATAATAGCAGTACTAGCAGTGAAAATACCGCGAACACTAGCATCTACAGTACTTAAGTAGGTATTAGCATTAGCATGCTTTCCATACAAAGCACTTGCTGCTTTGATAGGATCCATGTCGGGATTCAAAATGTAGTCTCTTGCGGCTCTTACTCGCGGACTAAATTGTGCCATTTAAATCCCTTAAAGTACAAATAGTTAAAAGCTAATCATCTTCGTAATCAAAAGGATCACTATCTTTATTATCTCTTATTAAACTATTAATCTTACTTAATGCAGCAGACATTTTTGTCATTGTTGAACTAACACTCTCAACCTTAGTAGACTCCATCTTAGCCCTCGCATTTAACTTAGCTTCTGGAGTACTTAAAAGTTCCTTCATCAATTGACTACGCATCTTCTGAAAGCGTTCCTTCAACGCAAAAGCAGGATGTTCTTTCATCGCAGTCTTAACAGGATTACCATGTAAGTCGCTACTTAGCACGGCCTCCTGCATTAAGTCTCTACCCTCGCCAAGGCTGTCACCTTGAGATAACAGCATATTAACCCGGATCTCATAGATATCTAGTTCAGCAAGCTTGGTAGCCAAGCTAATAACACTAGGGGTAATGTTATTCATATCTCTAAAGTTCTCACTGCAGTATTGCTTAACCTTAACCTGAAGAATACTAGCTTCTACCGGGCAAGGTTGCAGTACTGGGAATTTACTAGAGGCAAGATCAATACTTCCATTGTCCTTCTTAACAGCAAACCAACATGAGCTGCGAATGGGGCAACTCTCATATCCTTTACAGATAAGAGGCACACTAGCATAAGTACCATGTTTAACGGCGGCAAGATGCGACCTCATTCTAGCGGCACTCTGAGGTGTTATATGCAAGTCCTTATATAGATCAGGATCACTACCAAGAAAAGTCCCAAGACTACTGCTAGAGAAGAAAGCATTAACATCTATAGTATTAGGATCACTGGCGTCTAAAGCACTTTGAAAAGCATCTTTAAGAGAGATAGAAGTAGAAGAAGTATGATCAAGGGGCTCAGCTCTTTCCAGTAATGTTTCATCGTTATCTAAAAGCTCCCCAACTCTATCAAGTAGTATTTGTGTACTGGCCTCCACGCCGCCAAGACCATTAGTATTATGATTGCCAGAGACGAGACTAGAGTCCTTTAAGAGACTAGCAGTCTTAGTAAAGGACTTATCCTCACTGATAGCAAGACCCCTAGTAGGAAGGCCCTTTGCGCTCTCTATAACATTAACATTTTCTTCTTCAGAAAGAGCTTGCAAGTCAAAAGGCATCTCCTCTTCCCTACTTGAAAACTCTAAGCTATTCTTAAGAGTATAAGGATCTATAACTTGTCCAGAGATAGTTCCAGTATAAGTAGGTTGAGCTAGTCTCTCTGCATTCTTATATGGGTTATCAACTCCCCGCCCAGCACTATTATCGTGTGAAGACCTAGGCTTCTTATTATTAGCCTTATTAATGTCGTTATAGTGTGCCAAAACAGAGTACTTCTTACTAGTAATCAAACTAAGTTTAAACTTTATTAACTTGATACCATAAGGGACGCTATATAGGGAAAAGGAAAAAACCTTAAATATTATTTAAGGAAAGACCTTATATGTATAAGGAAAAGTCCTATATATAGTATAGGGGAAAACCTCTATATATATTTTGAGAAAACACTTAGTGGGAAAGCTAGGGGAAAAGGGGGTATAGGTCTGAAAAGGGGACGTAGACTTGCCTAAAGAACTCTATATAGGCTTATATATTTATATATATTTTTTTTGGAAAAGAGCAATCTAAAGACAGGCTATATATCTGGATATATATAATTAATATATTTTTTTTCGGAAAAGAGTGGGTACTCTATATAGCCCGCCTGGTAAAGATGTGTACCCCCTATTCGTTTTAGCCCACCCCCTTTGGATCGACCGCCTGTACCGTTATGGGCTAGTGTGTGGGCAATTCCGCCCTTTGTCTTGGAGTCAATCATGTCGAACAACGTTATCGTGTCCGCTCTCCTCGTCAACGCTTCATCGGTTGAGGGTATTTATACCTATTCAACCAATGAGGCACCCACCGCCGGGATGATCTCTCGGTACTTCCACGAGCAGGTCGCTGCAGTGGAGCGTGATGTTCTTGAGATCCAGGCGGTGGGCCTCAAGACTTGCGTCTGGAGGACTGGCATCAACGCCTGTGCTCAGAACATCACGACGGATCAAGCAATGGAACGCTTGGTCCGGGCTCAACAGGCTCACGCATCTTTCACTCTCTGGCTTAACAACCAGTGGGATGTCTTTGCTAAGTTTGTTGAGTCGGACCTTACCCCGCCTATGTCGCAGGGTGAGATTCAGTTCCTCAGCGGGCCGCTTAATCGGCTCGAACGCTCCATTGAGGCGACCTTTGAGTGGGTTGCCAAAACGGAGTATCAACACCAGGCTATGCGCAGCCTGATGTCAATCAATACCTACATCAAGTAGGTACTAGGATCAATGACCTATCGAGAGATGGGTCATTTTTTCTCCTATACTTAAATAGTATGGGATAGTATGTGGGTAATTTCACCCTTCATGGAGATAGACAATGAGAATCAATGTCGCGTCTAATGAGTACCTGGCAAAGAAGTTCCTTCAAGAGATTGCTTCGGCAGTCTCCCGCAAGGAGCTTGATGTCATCGACCGCAGCATGGACAAGCACACCCGCCATAGCACCCTGACCTGGGGTACGTGGAACAGCCTGTCCGTCGTGTGGTCACAGAGATACTTCTCTCTGTAGCCTGATTGAGTGACCCATCGCAAGGTGGGTCATTCTTTCTTACATACACAAATAGTATGACTTAACTTGTGGCACGTTACCTATAATTCATAGGAACGATTTCAACCAGGAGGTTTGCCATGTTGAACGTTATTCTTGTCGCTTTGATGGCTCTTTGCTTCGTCGTCGGCCTTGTTACTCTTTTCTTCCCCTTCGGGAAGGAGAGCGTCAAGACTGTCAACGTTGCTCCTGCCGTCAAGTCTGCTGCCCAGGTCTCCCTTGAGGAGATTAGGGATCAGGCTCGCAAGGCTACTGCAGAGGATATCCAGGTGTTCGTCGCTTGGTTTGAGGGGTTCCACGGCTACAACCGTGAGATCCCGTCCTCTATCCGCTACCAGCACATGCTGGAGTGGAGGGAAATCACGGATAAGCTCCACAAGGAGCTTCCGGCTGACCTGGTTCAACCCTGGTTCAGCATTGTTCACAACTGGCGTTAGAGATTAGCTCTGGCTCGCTGTAATGGCGAGCTATCTTTTCTAAGATACTCAAATAGTATTATGGGTTAACATGTGGGAGTTGGTAATCTTACTAGCTTCAAGTCCTGGGAATTGTCTCGGGCAGGGTGAAATTCCCTTCCAACCAACGGAGGATAAGATGAACAAGAGCATGATCCAGATGAGCGAGATTGCGGAGACCTGCTGGGCAACCTTCAATGATTCTGTTGACAACAACGGTATCAAAGAGGGTTCCCATGAGGAGCTTCGGAACACGCTTAGCACGATCAAGGTCGAGATCTCCCGCCTCAAGGACATCGAGGCCAAGGACGGTTCCTCCTGGGACCTGGACAAGGAGATGAACGCGAGCTGGCAGCTGGTTCGCGCCATCGAGAACGCCTTCATTAAGGCGATGTACAAGTAGTAACTAGAGCTCACGCTCTGGTCAAGCTCTGGCCCCTTCGGGGGCTATCTTTTCTAACATACTAACAGAGTACTACTATGAGTTAACATTTGGCACACTACCTATATTTCATAGGAGTGATTTCAACCTGGAGGTTTGCCATGGATAAGTTGAAGATTGAGATTCGGAACTGCAATTCCCTCATTTCCGTCAACCTTCTCGCGGATGATGTCCGTTTCCACAGCCAGTACGGCTGGGGCAACAGCTACTGCCGGGATATGGAAGAGAGGCGCGAGGAGATCAAGCGTGAGTGCGCCCGTCGCGGCTTCTTCAATCCTGCTGGGCGTAATCCCTGGCATTGATTGATTGAGAGCTTGATCCTTTGAGCCCTTGAGTCAGCTTGTATTAGCTTAGGTGGCCTGTCCGAGAGGATGGGCCATCTTTTCTTATATACTTAAATAGTATGAGCTAAAGTGTGGAGGTTCAAATTTTCTATGAACTTCAAATCCTGAGAGTGTTCTCGGGTGGGGTGAAATTCCCTTCCTTTTCAATGGAGGATAAGATGATGATCACGACCGAGATGCAGTTGCTTGAGGTTGAGACCATGGTGAACGGTGTTGTCATTGACACCACTCCCCACCCCGGCCGTGGGTGGAAGAATCTTGTGGCCTTTGGGCTGCAGCACCACGGCATCGAGGGTGGCACCCCTGTGCGCCTTCGACTGTTGATTCGGTTCAGCGTGTTTGGCACTGAGGTGCTCCATCATGTTGAGCAGGATTTCAACTGGTAATAACTGGTTGATGGACTAGAGGATTGCCCCACTTTGGCTTATGCTAGGGTGGGGTATTTCTTCTCTAATACTTACAGAGTTCTGCTATGAGTTAATATATGGCAGATTCTACCCCCTGCCCAGTGCGCCACACTGCAACCTTCAAGGAGGATAAAATGAGCAACAACACCAACGAGACGACCCCCAAGACAGAGGAGGATCGTCTTCTCGACTGGCTGTCTCAGGCTGCGGCCTGGACTGCCTTCGAGAACCGCGGGAGCAGATGCGGCTACCAGGTCGCACGTGGCGTTTACAGCGCCATGACCAGCTCGCCCCCGGAATACCGGCTCTTCGCGAGCATCCACAAGGCGACTGGGTTCAATCGTCGCGCTCTCTACCTGTACGTTCCGTTCAGGTAAAGAGCAACGGCTCACCTTAGGGTGGGCAAGGGAACATGGCCCGTCTTTGGACGGGTCATTTTTTCTAAGATACTTAAATAGTATGACTTAGAAGGTGACATGACATGGCGTAAACTGCAGATTCGCAGAGCGCTAACCTAACGTAAAGGAGGTTTGTTATGGACTCGATGATGTGGTTGCGATTGATTTTCGCCGTCATTCTTCTCGGGGGTGCAGGAACGGGTTTCATGATCCTGTTCTGCGGGCTTGTTGACGAGGAAACTCGTCAGCAGGCTCGCAAGATTCGCGCCTCTGTCCGTGCTGCCCGTAAAAAGGCAAGCGAGGCTCGGAAGAAGGCCGCCAAGAAGAAGTGGCATAACAAGCGGGACTACTGGTTCCGCGAGTTTGGGTGCTGCCCTTCGCAGGGCAACAGCAAGGCCATCACGGACCACTTGGCTAACAAGCCTTAGGTCCACAATCAGGGAAGCTCTGGCTCACCGCAAGGTGGGCTATCTTTTCTACTGTACTTAAATAGTTCAAGTAGTGTGGGTTAAAGTGTGGTGATATAGCCCCGCATTTCGTTGGGGAATATTACTAGAAAGGAGTCTGTCATGGTTAAGGTTCTCTGGAACATTGTCCGCGTCTTCGTTCACCTCTTGAATATGTTCTTCGCTGGTTGCCTCATGGACAACTGGCTTCGGGTCGCCGGCCCCGAGAACCTGTTCAACGCTCTCGGCACGTTCGCAACGATCGTGCTGATCGGCATGGCCATCGTGTCCTCGCTGTTTTGGCAGTATGGATTCGATGACTAGAGGATGAGGTAGACTGCATCATCGAGTGGCTCGCTTAGGCGGGCTATTCTTTGAACAATACTTAAACAGTCCTATGGGCTAAACGGTGAGATGGGTAATGTCACCCAAACCGAAAGGAGATCTCATGGATAAGTTGAAGATCGCGTTGCTTGCCTCGCTCCTCACCGCTTGCTCCAGCAACAACACGCTCCCCGTGCCGACCACCGGTACGATCGAGCCGAAGGTTGCTGGGTACTGCGTTGAGGACGAGCTTGTTGAGATCGACTGCAGCCTTAGCGGGGAAACCCGTTGGCGGTGGTGGATTGTAGACTTCTCTGCGACTCACCCACACCCGATGAGTGACGTGCCTAACGGCACGCCACTCCCGGTATGCGGCGACAAGTAGAGAGCAACCCGACGAAAGCCCCGTAAGGGGTAAGTAATCGACAATACATAAATAGTTGTACTGCTATGAGTTAATCTTTGGCCAGCTTTGGGATAATGTCGTCCCCACTCGTAAAGGAGTTAGCCATGGACAAGATTCTTGTCAAGATCCTCGCCCTGTTTCAGATCGAGCTCATCGTCCTCCTCACGGAGGAAGAGGAGTTTGCCTGGGAAAGCGACATCGCCGACGCCCTTTGGGGCTGTGACTGCCTCGCGTGCCGCCAGTCGGTGCGTCGTGGTGGTTGGCTTGCTGACCGCAGCGAGTAACTAGAGCGATTGAGGATAGATAGGATGGCTCACCCTGAGGAGGTGGGCTATCTTTTCTAGGATACACAAATAGTAGTATGGGCTAGGCTGTGGGCATACATAGCTTTACACTTCGTAAAGAATGATGCCAAACTGGAGAATGTCATGAAGAATGCAATCGCTACCGCCAGCTTCCTCCTCGCAACCTGCACCCTCGGCTGGAGCTTTGGCTCTGGCGTGATGGAGCCGGTCTGCGCGGGTCTTCTGATCCTGTCCTGGATCGGCATCTCGTGGAGCTGCATGCAGGACTAAGAGCTGAGGTTGAGGTAGATGAAAGCCCCACTGCAAGGTGGGGTAAGTAATCTATAGTACTTAAATAGTCCTACTATGAACTAGAAGATGGCAGATTCTACCCCCTGCCACGGTGCGCCACACCGCCTTTCCAATGGAGGAAACCATGTGCAAGAAGATCAATGATGTGACGGATAGCGCGCTCCTTATCTCCTTCCCCCCCACCCTTCCCGTCTCGGTCTACAAGACGGAGATCGTCGAGGCCCTCAAGGCCATCGGCTGGAACCACGTGGCGGCTTCTTTCAGCGGCGAGATCGACACCGTCAAGGTCTCGGTGCACCGCAAGACTCTGGCCAAATGCCAGTTGTCAGAGGAAGCTCGCTACTCTCTGGCCATGGCCAAGGGTCCCGACCTTCAGTCCAACGAGGACTGGCTGACCACCGCTACCCCCTGCCGCTATGCGGTGGGCAACCTCTACTGCAACCTCAAGACTGTGGTCGAGGCTCGTACTGGGGCCTGGCGGAAGTAGAGAAAGGGAAGAGAGACATCACTGAGTGACCCATCGCAAGATGGGTCATTCTTTGAAACATACTTAAATAGTACACTAGTCTGGGCTAAACAGTGAAGTAAAGATCCTTTTACTCACAGCGCTGTACTGCATACAGCATTACCACAAGGAGTCTACAGATGCATTTCTGTAAATGTCTTGAGGTGCTTCCCATCCGGGTTGCTATCGTCCATATTGCCGAAGAGGCAGTAGAGCTTTTCGAGGTTAAAAACCTTGAAGAACTCAAGGACGAGGCTTCCGACGTGATGTGGGGAATTGGCCGGCTTCTCGGAGCTTTGGCTAATAAACCCTACATCTCGGTTTGGGGTGACACTCTTCACCTTCGCAAGGTGGAGGCTCGCATGGCCGAATACGGCTGTGTGCGCAGCAAGCGTCACCTCAAAGATGGGGAGTGCCCGTCTCCCTGAAACGGGAGGTGCCTGATGGGGTGGTGCCCATCCGAGAGTTGCTTCTTGGGAACAGAAAAGCACGTCTAGCCCGCGTTAAGGGCTATTTTTTCTCTAATACTCAAAGAGTTGTATAGTTATGGGTTAAATTGTTTTACTTTACTCAAATAGTCCAAAAATAGTCGTCAAAAGAATACTATGGGCTAAACAGTGGAGTCTTAAACATATGGAGTGACCATATGTGGGGATCAGCGTTGGCAAGGTTTTGCACGTAGTTAACGCCCCATAAAAAATAAGCAACGAATCTTACCGGTTCGTTGACTTGTGCAGTATCTGGCCATGCCCAAAGGTGGATGGTCGGAGAGGACACGAGGACAGTATAAGCAGCTAGGCTAACAGCCAAAACTGTGTTCCTGCATAAATCCGGCGGAGGGAGCAATCCCTAAAAGTCGGTAGCAGAAAAACTGTCAACCTAAGATCTCGTACGGCCTGCAACACAGACTGAAACACCAAGGAGGAACAGTTCTTCCGGGGGCGAAAGCTCCTAATATGTCGGTGGTGTGGATGTCAAGTATGGCTAATAGAGATTTTAGGGGTCTGCCTGTCGGCAGTAGGGCGTCATCCCTCACCAAAGATGACTATATGGGTTTTAACTTTCCCAAGCGTTGATTACGCGCACTAAGTCTGTTGTCCTCGAAAGAGAGTACGGACTTTAAAAAAGGAGGCAAAAGGGGAACCTCAACAAAAACACCCCGCAAAACCGACACAAGCAGATCTCGTGATAGGCAAACTCCCGCCCTTAAGCAAGGCGGCAAGTGCTGAACCCTTTCCCTGTTTTTACAGAGTAAATGCTGCATAATTCCCCAACTGTCGTGAGACAGAGTAGGCGCACTCTAGCAGGTGTGGCCGGTGGACCAAGTTATCCAGGAGGATTTCTACTTTAAGCGGTAGCCCTTCTGCAGAGATAACGAGGAATCAACGAGGACAGATCAGATAACCGCTATACAGTTGATTACTGTGTAGACAGGACCTGGTCTGTGAGATGGTGAGATTCGTTGCTTTAGCTTCGTAACAGAAGTATGACACAAAGCGTCCCAAGAAGGATGCTGTGTCTTTGACTCCCACACTTGACACTTGTAGAAGGCTGTGATTCGGTTGAAATACCGAGGAGCCGTTTGCATTTGGATTGGGTTATAAACACCCTATATACTGGTTTTAGCGAGTAGCGCCGCTCTTACTGGTAAGAAGAACCCAAATCACTATGCAAGCAAAAGATCAGCCCCCAATTAGTATGTGATGACTGCCAGGCATGCACGTATAAGAGGGGATAGGCGCTTGTACGCCTAAACTAACAAGAAACCGCTGCCAGAGGTTCAGTTCTTGTTAGGATCTGTTTGCCCATAGATAACTACACATAGGTCAGGTAATTACTAGATGCTCTTGCTCTCAAAAGGAGTAGGATGGTTATATCTTCTCGCGCAATTCGGCGGCAAGATCCCTAGCATAGAGGCCCATTGAACCTCTAGTCTAGTAATGTAGTGGGAGAAGAAGACTGCAGCGCAAGAATCCTTTAAGGGATAAAACGCTTTATGTCATGCTAATGTGCGAAGCTAATCCCAGGACGGAGGCAAGGCTCCTGGCGTCCCTGGATGGGTTCACGGCGTATAGATCGCTGGTCTGTTAACAAGTATCAGACTAGTAATTTATGCGTTGAGCAAACTGCACACTGGGTGTGTAAGTGTTTTAATGAACTTCCCAGGAAGGGTATTTTTTGTACGATACTTAAATAGTTGCACTACTATGGGCTAAAATGTGGACCAGCTCTCTGCTAAGGGGTGGTCGCAATGGGCCGGATAGTTCGAATGGCACCCCAGTATCTTCCAAGAAGGTAGTATGGGTCAATGCCGGAGCGAACAGAAAGCCAGGGTTTTAAACAGGGTCCTTCCCATAAAGGACCAGAAATCTTCCAGTGTGTTACAAGACACTGGTATGTCGGTCATAGGGAATGCTTCCCTATAGATCGCGCTGGACCCCGTTGACTAGGAGGTAACTCATGTCTCGGATCCAACTCGCCATCACCGCCATCGTGGCTGTGGTGTTCGCCGTTTTCGCAACGGCGCTGACCGTGGAGGCCCAGCTGGCCCCCACCCTTTCGCAGCAGGCCGCTGCCCTAGTCAGCTTCTTCGTCACCAGCTTCGTGCTGGTCACGGAGGCTGCAACCCGCATCGCTCCCCGCATCCCCGCTTCCCTCGTGGTCCGCTTTGCCAATTCGGTGAAGCCGACCACCCCAATCCTCCTCGCGGAGGGTAAGGACCATCCCATGGTCCGTGTCATCTTGGCCTTCGTGGCCCGTTTTCTGGCGAACGTATACGCCATCGTCCTTCCGCTTCGGCGGACTGTTGCTGCCCAGTCGGCGGCGTCGCTCAGGCTGCAGGCGCTTACCCGCCATGCAGCCCGTTTGGCCCGGCGTAACTGCTGGACCACTATCCGCCTTGACCGCTGGCTGCGGTCGAAGGGGGTCCATATCCCCAAGGCTGTCGCCAAGCCCGCTCCGAAGGCAATTGCCAAGCCTGTCGCTAAGGCTCCTGTGAAGCCTGCCCCTGCCCCTGCCATCGAGGTTGCTGCTGTCACGGAAGTGGCAGTGGAAGCCGTCGCTGAGCCCGCTGTAAAGCCTGCTCCCAAGGCTGCCTCCAAGCCCGTTGCGAAGCCCGTCGCTAAGGCTGCTGCGAAGCCCGTCGCGAAATTCCCCCGCGTCACGAAGGCCATGACCTTCTCGGCGCACATCGCGGCGGCAAAGGCCAAGCAGGTTACTCCTGTGAAGCCCGTAGCTATCGGCGCTAAGATTGTGGTCATCAAGACCACCCTTGCCAAGCGCATCGAAGCCGCTGTCTGTGGTAACACGGGCAAGTCCGCACAGGATACCGCAAGCGTCTTCTTCGCCATGACGGCGACTGAGGATGCCCAGAAGCGCACCAGAAAGCGGGAACTGAGCCGCCAACGCCGCAATGCGGTGAAGGCCAGCTCCCCGCTTATCGCCGTACTCGCCGCTGCAGCACCCACGTTCAGCCAGGCGGTCGAAGCCGCTTGGGCTAAGAGCCCGGCCGAGTTCCTTGCAGGACCCGGCTTTCTGTTTGTCGTCGGCATCGTCGGTATCCTGTTCGTTGTAGTGGGCAATGCCCTTGCGACGAAGCTCGAGGCCATGGTTAAGGCTAAGCCCAGCGAAGCCGACTGCGGGCCCGAGACCTGCGTCGGTTGCGGTGTTGCAGGATTTGGCTCAAAGGGCCAATTCTGCAATGTCTGCCAGGCGGACGGTACCGAGTTGACCATGAGAGGTGGCTATGACCGCCTCTATGCCGGCATCCCCAGCGACGCCATCTCAGCCATCGCAGCTCGTCTTATGGCGGCTTGCGAGGATATCTTTGCCGAGGTCAACAATGACCTAAACGGTGAAGCCACCAGCACCAACAACGACACCAAAGCTTCCGTTAAGCCGGGAATCATCCTGGCCTCGACGAAGCACACCGGGGCACCCACCCCTAAGGAGAACAAGATGGGTAACAAGAAAGTCCGGGTATGCACTCCCGGCACGTTCGCAGCCTTCCTTGAGGAGGCGTGTGCTACTAGTCCTGCGGCTGACGATAGCCCTGGACTCCTCGAAGGTCTCGTTGTCGCTGACGACGATACCGATGCCGTGGCCAACGCTAAGAAGCTTGGCCTTGTCACCATTCGGGTTCTGCAGAAGGGTATGACCCTCTACTGCACGCCCGAAGCCAAGAAGGTCAGCATGGCGGCTCTGCGGTTCAAGGGTAAGACCCTGGGCCGCATTGCTAAGTATGCTGACTCGTACTGGATCTCGCGGGTTACTGCCCGCGTTGTCCTGCCGGGTAAGGTCCTGGACCTGGGCAAGATTGCCGCTGCACTGGTCAAGTTCTTCGACGGCCTTGTGCTTGTCCGTGCCGACGTGGCGAAGGCCATGGGTCTGACCGCTCCGATGGTGGCTCGTATCTTGACCAGCGAAGGTCTGATCAAGGGTATGTGCATCCCGCTTCCGGCTCGGTACTTCCCTGAAGGCGTCTGCATCATTGCCAGTGAGGTGAAGACCGAGTGGTCCGCTACCCAGAACGACTATGCCCTTTGCTGGATCCCCGGCACTGCGGCGCTCACGAAGGAGAAGGCGGTTATGTCGCTTCAGTCGATCCTTATGCTTCTCGGAGCTGAGGTCAACTCGAAGGAGTTCTACCAGCTCATTGCTGGCTACATCGCCTACGCCAAGAAGCGTCTCCCCGACTTCCTGAAGGGTCTGGACGAGGATGCTGACGACTTCGTTGCTGGCGACGAAGAGGCCAAGGTCGAGGACAACCGCAACAGCGTTCTTGCGAAGCTCCTCGGCGCGATGCGAATCCCTGTTCTCCCCTTCCGCATGCTGGCACAGCAGCTGGTTGGCACCTTGAGCAAGAACATTGAGCCTGGCTCGATGAAGATCGCTCCTGTTACCGAGGAGGGAAGCGACTTGTGGGCAACCTACCCCATCCCGGTCCTCTGGCCGATGCTGCATGCGGCTTGGATTGCTGAAGGGCAGCACTCTGAGGAGGTTGCTACGAAGGCGAAGCAGACCATGGAGCTGGAGACGAAGACGGCTGATGGTCGTCTTATTGTCTACTGCACCAACTTTGCTCGCTGGGCGAAGAACAACTGCGCGCCCAACCTGGCAATCTTCTTCCGTAACCCCACCGGCGAAACGTCGGGCACGGTTGCGGAGATCCGTGAGCTGCCGGAAAGCCTGAATATCTTCATCATCGGCGTAAGCGGCCGTATGGTGATCATGTTCACCACGGCGAGCGGAGACACGGTAGTCCTCCTGCTCCAGGCAAACGAAGGCATGGACTATGATGACCGCTGCCCCACTGCGCGTGGTAAGCTTGCCATGCTCATCGTGAAGGGTCTGGCCTGGCGTACCGCTCTTGCTGATAAGGCGAAGCTCAACGCCGAGAAGCGTGCACAGAAGAACGCGCTCCGTGCTAAGATGGTCGCCGGTATCCCGGAGAACAAGAGCCTGTGGACCCGCCTCAACGCGGCCACGATCCTCGGTCAGGCTTTCAAGGTGAAGACGGAGAACTTCGTCATTACCGCCGTTACGGAGCCCGAAGCGCCGGTCGAAGCCACCACTGCTGGTATGAGCCACGAGAGCTTGTACGAGTCGGTGATGAACATGGAGGAGAACGTCTTCCAGAAGGCGATTGGTATCGTCGCTAACGCGAAGATCTACGGCATGTCCCTGGCTGTTGGCTGGGTGAAGCTGCCTACCTTCCTCGAGGAGCTTCGTGAGGAGATCTCCGAGACGCTCCTCTTCGGCGTGACGTTGTCCGACATCGTTGACGCAGCGGTCAAGATGACGGGTTACGCTGAAGCCTGGGCATCCTACCGGATGGTGCAGGTCTACCAGGTCTGGCTTGACCTTGTCACCGAAGGCAAGGGCCGTGAAGGTTGGGCATTCGTGCCTGCCGTTCTGCGGAAGCTCAGCCTTGGTGCGAAGAGCTTGTTCGTCGACCCGGCCAAGCGTGTTGCTGTCCTCGGTGAAGACATGCAGCCCCTGTTCGAGAATGGCACGAAGGTGACCGCTCCCGTCCGCAACGAAGAAGGCGAGATCGTTACCCACCTCGTCGCTGGTGAGCTTAGCTCGAAGGTCTACACCCTCTGGGCTGACTACCGCCAGTGGTGCATCGATGAGGTCGAATCCCTCGCCAATGCTCAGTGGGAAGCTGGTCGCCAGAACGTCCTGCACCAGACGCTCACTGCTTGGCTTGGTCGCACGGAAGACGAGGCCCCTGGCGAAGAGACCGAGGCCTGGCTCTACTGGAACTGGAGCCCCGGTAGCTTCAAGAACCTCCAGGCTTGGACCAACCAGGAACTGATCCACAAGATCATGGCTCCTGCAGGCCACGAGAGCAACCGTCGTTACAGGGTCGTCAGTGCAATGCTGGCTGGCGGCAACATCTCGCGTGCCAAGAAGGCACTCTGGCTGGCCTACTCGGCGATGCCCATCAGAGCGGCGATTGAACTCGTAGACTCCCAGATCGAGTCGTACATCCTCAAGAACTTTGAGGCTGAAGACCGCGACGCTGCTGTGAAGATGGCCTGGCTTGCCTTTGCCAATCGTTACCTGCAGCCTGCTGAGAAGGCCAAGAAGGTCGGCAAGGATGCGAAGCCACAGGCTCTTGAGATCACCATCACCGAGGATGCCAATGGCAACCTTAAGGCGAATGGCGGTATCGCTACCACTGCGTTCTTCGTCGGCGGTCCCTGGGAATACCTCACGGACTGGATGTCCAGCAATGGCATTGCCGCAATCAACGGCCTCGACGATAACAGCCTCGGTGAAGCCCGTCAGCTTGCTCTCTACTTGGGCAAGGGTGGTACCCCGACGGTACGCCAGGACGCAGAAGCTCTCCTCGCCTACATCCGTGGTGAGAAGAACTGCGGTGGCTTCGGCGGTGACGGCGAGAAGCTTGGCTGGGGGATCGATGGTCTTCTCAGCCTGCCCGGCGTGCGCATCAGCGATGGTCGAGAGGCCAATGGCTTTGAGGGTCAGCTTGCGACTGTCAGCGAAATCGGTCGTCAGATCGAGCTTCGTCGGAAGAACAAGGGTGAGGAGCTTCGTCACGCACTGGCTGACTTGAAGAAGGCCAAGAAGCCCAGCGAGACAAAGATCGCAGAAGCGCAGGCTGAGCTCGACAGCTTCAACGCTATGAGCACGCTTGAAGCTGCTGACTCATTCGGTTTCCTGCGTCGCTTGATCGAGATCTTCCCGGGTACTGCGGTGAAGGCAGAGCTTGTGGAGCGTGAGTGGGTTACCGAGTGGAACCCCGACATCAAGACCAAGGACGAGAATGGTAAAACTGTCATGGGTCGCACCGTGGCTGTTGGCACCAGGTTCGCGCCTCAGGGCTTGAACAGCTTCCTGATCCTCACCTTCCTTGGCGACGACAACGGTCCTCAGGGTGGAGGCGAAGAGGATCTCAACGATGTCTTCTCTGGTGATGAGCCTGAAGAGGATACGTACGAGGAGGGTTACGAGGATGAGCCCTCGCACGAGTATGACATCTCGGAGGACGCTGACGAGATGCCCGAGCCGGAAGATGCAGAAGAGCCGGACTTCGGTGAAGAGAACCCGGACTTCGACCCTAGCCAGTACGGTGACGAAGAGGAAGAGTCCGAGGTCTTTGAGGAAGACGAGAAGGCCAAGAGCAGCGACCGCTTCGATTACACCGATTGCTGGGTGGACAGCGAAGACGAAGAGTCTGAAGCCACTGAGGCTAGCGCTCCGGTCGTTGCTAACGCTGCACCTGCCGTCTACAACCGGGCAGATAAGGATATTCCTTCCGGTGCGGTATACGTTGGCCGTCCCAGCAAGTGGGGTAATCCCTTCGTCCTTGGCCGCGATGGCAACCGTGAGGAAGTCATTGCCAAGTACGAGGCTTGGGTGAAGGCACAGGTTAATCTCATGGATAGCCTCGGAGAACTTACTGGCAAGTCGTTGATTTGCCATTGTGCACCCGAAGCCTGCCACGCTGACGTCCTGCTGCGCCTTGCCAACAAGACTGAGGAAGAAGCAGAAGAGTCCATCCCCACATCTGTGTGCGAAGTGTGCGAGGGCGCTGGCTGCCGCATTTGCACAAATGCCTGTGAGGACTGCAAAGTCGAGGGGGATTTCGTGGCCGGTCTCTGCCCGACCTGCGAAGCCAGATACGAAGACAATGGCCCCTCGATGGCCGCTGTGTGCCCTGTTGCCGAAGACGAAGAGTCCGAAGACTTCAAGTCCACAACGCTTGGTTTGCCTAATCGCGAAGCCGACAAGCGTGAAGTCGAAGCCAAACTCGGACTCCGTGAGGATGGTCAGGGCTTTGATGGGGAAATCCAAACCCCGAATGGAAGCATTATTGCAACCGAGTACGCACGCATTGTGTACGGGGACCATGGCCCCTACATCGAGTTTGATGCTGATAGCGTTGACCTTAGCGAGTGGCAGATCCGCCAGAAGGGCCCTCAAGCCTGGTATGACGAAGCCCGACTTGATGGAGTAATGCTTTACATCCAGAAGCGGGATGTCAGCACTCTGCCGAATCCTCCTGCGGGCGCGAAGTCTACCCACAACAACCGCCCCGAAGGGTATGCAGACTACAAGCCCGGTATGCTGTATGTCGATCCCTTCAAGGTTAAGATCGCGGCTGCAACTGAGGAAGTTGAAGCCGAAGAGACGGAGTACTTCTTTGTGGCCTTCACTGGTCACCGTCCCGACAAGATCGGCGGATACAATCCCAATGCGGAGAAGCGCATCTGGGTACGTGAACAGATTGCGGCTCAGCTTGAGCGTGGTCTTGCCAAGCACGGTGAGAAGCTCTGGCTAATCACTGGCGGTGCCCTTGGCGTTGACCAGGATGCGGCAGAGATTGCGCACGAGATGGGTATCCCGTTCACGGTCATGATCCCCTGTGTAGAGCAGGAGGCTATGTGGCCCCGCGAAGCCAAGCAGCGCTACTGGAACATGCTGGAAGTTGCCAGCGAAGTCGTCCAGGTCAGCGAGAAGACCTATGGCGAAGACAAGTTCTGCATGCAGCGCCGTAACATGCAGATGATTGACTGCGCCGATATCGTCATTGCTGTCTGGGATGGCAGCACTGGCGGTACAAAGAATGCGGTTGATTACGCTGAAGAGTCGGGCCTGAAGATTATCTTCATCGATCCCAATGACTTCGACGCCGAGGTTGAGGCTGAAGAGAAGCCCGCCCCTGCTCCCTCGGAGAAGAAGGCCGGTGTCGCGGCACGTCTTAACCGTATCACGGGTAAGAAGTAGCCATTAGATTGAGTAGCCCAGCAATGGGCTATTCTTTCTATAATACAAAAATAGTACAAATAGTCGTAAAAAAGTCCAGATACTCCGCTGGGCTGCGCCGAGTCCTCGCCTCTGATTCACTCCGCTGCGCTACGCTCATCAGAACCACAGGACACACCACTCCGCTGCGCTACGTGGTTACCCTGCTTCGCTGCGCTCCGCAGGTAGCAACACAGCCTGCTCCGCTGCGCTACGCAGGCAACAGCAACAACGCCGCAGCACAGGCATCGCTGCGCTCGCCTTTCATGATGAGCCGCCTTTGGCTCACTTACCACGGAGAACGTCAATGGAACAGAATCGCAAGTTTCTCACCCTCAAGGTCTCGGGCTTCGGCTACATGGGCAAGCAGCCCGTGATCGGGGCCAGCGGAAAGTACGCGGACTTCTCGGTCAGTTCGTCCTACGGGACGGAGGACACCAACTGGACGCGGGTGCGTCTGGTCGGCCAGGAGCTCGTGAACTGGTTCGTCGCAAAGGCGGACGAGAGCGGGTACAATTTCGTGCACATCGACGGGGCAGGCCTCGAGACGGAGTCCTGGCAGAGCGATGACAAGGCCTGGCACAACGCCACCAGGCTCATCGTGTACAGCAAGGCCCAGATTCGTCTCTTGGCCACCGAGAAGGCGCTTATGCGTCGTCACGGTGTTGTCGAGGAGCCCGCCAAGGCACCCGCCAAGCCCGCTGCCAAGGCTCCCGCGAGGCCTGCCAAGCCCGCCGCCAAGCCTGCCGCCCGCAAGTCCGCCCCTGTTGCTGGCGACTGGGACTAGAGAACCCCCCTCTCACACTTACAGTGTGGGAGGGGAACTTTTTTACCCCCACGAAACCCCCCTACTCGGGGGGAAACCCCTTTACTAGGGTCGGCCAAAAATAGTTGCATTACTAGTATGGCCAGACAGAGTCCAGGTAATAGGATTCTATTAGGCTCGCTGCGCTCGCCTCACATGGCGGATAGTAGCTACCGCTACTCGTACCAGATGAGGCCTGTCGGCTTCTGGTATGTATCAGACAGGGGCGGTTCCCAGTCCGCTTAACATAAAAACTGGGAAGGGGCAGTTACGCGCCCCGTACCCATGTTCCCAACCTCGGGGGAGCATGGTGAGCCTAGTTAGGCGTACCCAGGAGGAGAGTAGACTGGGCTCAAGACTCCAGTAGATACCACACCAGTAGTTGTCGGGTATCAAAGCACTAGAAAGGGCCTGTCGGGTTCTAGTGTAAGTAGACAGGTGCGGTTGCCAATTCCGCATTACGATTTGGATAAGCCTCCTCTTGGGCTGATAGACTCGTAACTAGTAGTGACCCTGCTAGTGTCCTAATGCGAGATAGAGAGATAGAACCCCAGCACAGTAGGATGTGTTGGGGTTTTATTTTTACTCCGCTACACAGTATTAGGCTCGCTGCGCTCGCCTTTCATGGTGAAGACATTATGTGTGTCTTCGTAACAAACGGAGTCTGTCATGGTCCCTGTTGAGTTCGTGTCTTTTGAGGATTGCTTCAACATTCCTGTCGGTAGCGAAGATGAGGTCATTGACCGCATCGACTGGAGCCATCGCCCGGACAGTCCTGAAGAGTTTGTCGATTTCGAGGAATACGAGGAAGATGCCAGCACTGGTTCTGAGTCTCTCATTGAGGCCGTTCACGTGGCTCGTCGCTTCTTCGTGTAATCCTCAGACCTGAGTAGGTCTATAAAATGCTCACAAGTTTACGGCGTCACGCAGGTTACATTGCGAATAGTAGGGGATGTAAACCCTATTGTTCGTACTGCAAGACGTCACCTTCTAATCCTTCTAGAAACACATGAACGCGCCTACCGTTCATGGAAACCTAGGGGTGTCAGGGTTGCAAACCTGGCTATAAAGATAGGCTGGCTGTTAGTGGGCCTCAGCCACTAATGGACAAGATGAACACGGGGTGGTTACTAGTTAGTCCCTTGCTTCTAGTAACGAGATAAACATAGGGTTTATTACTGGCGGAGCCCTGCCGCGAGTAATGAGAGTAAACATGGGCTAATTATTAGGGACCCCTGCCCTAGTAGTTATATAGACATGGGGTGGTTACTAGTTCGCTAGTAACGACTGGGAAGGGGTTCGCACGCTAGCAAATAAGACGACCCGTACCCTTTTGATTAGTCTGGTGACGCTAGATATACCATTATGGATATCTAGTTATGGGTTCGATTCCCATATGATTGAATTACTAGGTGAGAAACAGCCTAGTATAGGGGAGCACAAATAATGGTGTCCCGTGACCTTGCTCCATGTCTGTAAACTGGAGCACTTTTTATAACCTCAGAGGTAATGTTACCTCTTTACTGGAGAATGAACATGAAAGACATTGTCCTTGACTTTATCATCCAGAAGACTCTGGAGAGTATCTGTGAAGAGCATGATTGGAACATCGAGGTTGTCCAGAAGAGCACGAAGAACTTCTACTCCGCTAAGGAACAGGACCCCTGGAGCAAGAGGTGGGAAGATACGACCTTCAAGGTCAGTTTTCCGAACACCATCCAGGTAGTTGACTTGGAGTTCCAGGGTCTGTACTGGGACCATGGCACTGGCTGGAGAGATGTCGGCATCTCTTTGGAGAACAGTGTCCACGAGAATTGCTTCTACCAGATTGCTCACCTGGTATCCATGACTCCCGTGTTCCTTGAGACGTTGAAGAAGGGTCTGAAGTTGTGGGGAGAAGTCCTCACTAACGAGACAGACTCTATCATGCGCATGGAGAAGGGCAGCAAGGAACTTCAGGATTTCAGGGAACAGATCAAGGCCAAGAGAGCCAAGGTCAACGCCCGTGATCCTGAACTCGCTCCTTACTACGAGCCCAGCTCCCGACTGGAATGTCAAGAGTTTCTGCTGGGAAACATCTTCCCAGAGAACTAGTAGTCCAATAGGTCAACAGCCTGTAACCTGCCCGTTGGTAGGATAACCTATTGGGTGTCATGTCCAGTAGCCACAAAGGCTGAATCACTTCCTTATGGTATTGCAAACCCGCCTTCTGCGGGTCTAGCAGATAGGTTCGAATCCTATCAGGAAGACTTTCCCCCTTATGTCCTTGGAGGACAACATGCTGACTGTAGACTTTTTGAAGAACATAGAGACTGGATCTGCGTTTATCAAGATCTACCAGGGAGATGTCATGATCCTTGGCCTTGATGTCCGCGCTGACAATAGCATGGAAGTCCATGACTGGAACGGATATGCTGGTGACAAGGTCAGCGCTATCCATGCCGTTATCGGGGACTTCCTCAATCACTCTGGTTTGGAGGAGTAAGTCATGATGAAGATGTATGCTGGTCATAGTGGAATAGATTACGATGCGCTGAAAGGCATGGTATCTACTCTCAAGAGTTTGGTTACGCGGGCAAATGGTGTACTACCAACCCATCCAGAGCTTGAGGGCTACAGAGATAGCCTTGTCCTTGCGCTTGCTCACGCTGAGAAGGCATTCGAACAATTCTAAACCCTTATGTCCTAAGGAGGACACCATGATTGACTTTGAAGAGTGGTTTGACAAGAATGAGGATAACTTGTTGATTGAAGCTGCGGAACTTGGTCTTGACCGAGAACTGGACTTCTCATTTGAAGACTGGGCAGAGGATAAGTTCTTTCGTTTGTTTCCTGAAGGAGAATAAGAATGCACAAGATTCAAGTTGGTAAGTATGCTGTTACTGTGAACAATTGGCAATTCTGCACGTTGTTCTTTTTCTGTCTTAGTGGACTTGGATTCGCTGCTTGCGCATTCATGGTCCTCATTGACATCCTTCGCTGGAGTTACTGGTCATGAAGATTACATTCAACATTGACAAGGAGCGGTTTGAAGAGCACACCTTCAACCTTGCTGAAACAACCCTTCTCGTCGCCAGTTTTTATGGCGGCGTTGCTTTCTGGATCATCGCAGCAGTGATGTTCTTTGATTCTAGCTACTTATACCTGTAGGTTACAATGTCAAAGACTGTAAAGAAAGATAAGTTTGTCCCTCGTCGTGATAGCGCCGCAATGACGCTTGCTTACGGTGGTTTCAAGAACGGCAACCATGGAGACCCCCGGAAGGAGGAATCTAAGAATGGATGCCGCAAGTTCAAGTTCAACAACAATTCCTCGGAGGAATAAATGTACGAGACAAAGAGTCTGATTACCGATACTTTTCATCACCTGACTTACATCAACCTTACGGCTAATACCCGTGAAAGTCGAAAGGCCCAGCTCCAAGAGTACCGTTGTGCATTCAATCTACTTCAGGACACCGCTCCTCTGTGGAATGAAGACTTCGCAATCAAGGAAGGATCTCGTAAGGCCCGTAACCGCATCGAGTATCTTGAAAAGAACTTCGAGAACCTTGAATGCATCATTCTCGCAGCAGAGGCAATCGCCCGCGCTGAAGACATCAAGTAGGAGAAGAACATGGAAAACGTAGATCCTATGGATAAAGTCGATAACCGTCTTTTTGACATCAACTACCGAAATGCAGAGAACATTGCATACTTGATTGCAATGCTGGAAGCAGTCTGGGGAGTTGACCGTATCAGTACTTTGATGCTTGCTGTCCGGGATATCCGGATCAGTCAAGAAATTGAAATCATCCGCAACCAGGAGATCTAATGTACAGTGTACTTGTTGCTAGTGGATGTCTTTCCGTGCATGAAACGCCTAATCGATACGCTGCAAGGCGGATCGCAAAGCGAATCAAAGCACAAGGTGGCATCTGGGTACAGAGAGTCCCAGGCCTTCTCATCGCCTCGTACCGCAAATTCAAGGGAGCAAAGTTCGTCAACATCGGAGACGCCGAAACCAGAAAGGGGATCTAATGAAGTCAATTCTTATGAGTACTGTATCCTTCACTATGAGCCACATCAATGGAACTGCAAGCGTTGTGGTTCCTGTCTGGTTTGTGTTTGCTTATACTGCGGCTAGTCTGATCTGGCCTGCTATTGCTATCTTGGCTCTAGCTACGAGGTAATAATGCAAAGAATCATTACGTTGATTGGAATAGCTTGGATACTGAAGGTACTCTTCACAAATGTGCTTTCAGAGATAGTGTTTTTCCTAGCATGAAGAAATCTACACTGTGGGACATTATCAGTGGGATCTTCGTTTTATACTTTGCCATTACATTTTTGAGCATTGTTAGTACAATGTTTCAGATCTTTGTACTTGGCATACATTAGCTTCGCTGCGCTCGCTTTTTATCGTGAGTATTATGCTTTATTGAAATAAACATTACCATCAGTGGATGGGTAAGTTGAGATGAGAGATGCGTAATAAGAATCGTGTTGAGCTTCGTGGTTTCCTTGGTGATGATCCCAAGTTGTCTACGACTGAAACTGGCCGTAGCCGGGCTACTTTGTCTATCTGCACTAATTACGAGTACGTAAATAAGGCGGGAGAGACGGTCAGTGAGCCGGAGTGGCATCGTGTTGTTGTGTGGGGTAAGGCTGCAGAGAATGCTGCCAAGTACCTGTCAAAGGGTAGTGAGGCCGAGATCGAGGGTCGAATCAAGACTCGTCAGTATGAGAGCAAGGGTGAGACCCGCTACATCACTGAAGTTGTCGCGAATGAGATCAACTATGGTCGCCGGCCAACCAAGGAAGCAGCACCTGCTTCTACTCCAGCTCCTCAGCAGATGAAGGCGGCTGGTCCTGTGGCAACTCCTGCAGTCCGTGCTGTGGCTCGTACTACTGTGCGTCGTCGTCAGACTGCCGGAAATCCTGCTGACAACTTTGTCTTCGAGGATGGAGACGGCTTCTAAACAACTACTAGGGTAAAACCTAGGCTGCGTGCCCGTAGCACAGTTGGATAGTTGCAACGGCCTTCTAAGCCGTAGGTCACTGGTTCAAGTCCAGTCGGGCACACTTTCCCCAAACGCTCTATATTCTAGAGTACAACATGAGAGGTATATGATGAGTGATGTTTTGACCGCGAGTGGTGTGATTCGAGTTGGTTCATCTAACCCTGCAGTTCCTACTGTAGCACGAGTTCGTACAGAGGCTGGTAGCTTCGTCGTTACTCGTTGCAAGATGGGTGGTGATGATATCGAGGTATGGAGCAATGGGGAGATTGGTGCCGAGGGATTCACCTTGGGCTTCAAGAACCTTCCTCTATTTCTAAAGCGACACAAGAAGGATGCAACGGGTAAGCCGCTTCATCCAGGTTATCGCGCTATTCAGATTCACGCACCTAATGCAGGTGCATTCTATCGAGTGGAGGGCTAATCATGGCTGATGTAGGCGCAGAAGGCGGAACATTTCTTGCCAAAGCAGGAGCAGCAGGTGCAGCAGGTGCCCTTTGGGGTATCTTCGGTACTGTTCTTCTAGTAATCCCTGCTATCTTCATGGGGTTGTTTGGTCCTATCCTCAAGAAGGGTAGTAATATGGTAACTGAGAAGGTTGAGGGTATTAGACCCGCAGCATCTCAATCTACTAGTAAGCCTGTTGAGGAAGTAAAGACGACCCGTGCTCAGCGTGAGTACCAGCGTAAGTTGGATGCTTTGAATGCTGAACGTGAGGAAAATGAACTAGCTGCAAAGTTGGAGGCTATCAAGCGCCGCCGTGCTGCTAACAGTCCTAATCGAGAGACTCGTCACTCTCATGCCCAAGAGATCTAATCTCAAGGAAGAGAACCCTGCCTAACAGCAGGGTTTTTCTTTTCAAGGAGGATATAGCTATAAAGGGCTATACATGCAAGCAACCGGGCCAGGATTCTGAGACCATAAAGAGTCCAGAGATAAGAGTCATTTTTAAGATCCAAAAAGAGTCCAGAGTTTTACGATGGATATCCAGAGTTTCATGAAGGCAGCTTTTGCCCCATAGGGGTATACAAGTATACATACAAGTATATAAGTTTACTATATAGGGGTATAAGAACTTGTTCAAAAAGAGTCCAGAGAATAGCCTTGTATGCTTTTGGCATATAGGGGTATATAGAGGTATAAGACGGGCTTACGCGAGGACAAGGTATATTGGTATAGTTTGTAGGAGCGGGGTAGGTATAGCAAGGTATTTTAAGGGGATCTGCAGGGTATTTGCAGGGTATAGCAAGGTATAACGCAGGGTATAGCAGGACATGACTTGTCATGCTACATGTATACTCCTTACTGTCTAGACCTTAATCTCTTCTGTATATCCTATTACTCTGTCTATCTCTCTTTACTAGTATATAGTCTTCAATGTACTTTATTTATGGGCCGGCTGCGCCGGCCTCTTACAGTGCTCTTTTTTATCTCTTGGCTAAACAATGATCTAATCTACTTAGGAGACTTACTAATGTATGACTTTAATGCGTTTGTTGAGGATAAGAATTACTTGTGGAAGAATATGAATGATCGTCTTGATATTAAGATGAAGAATATGCCGCGGCACTACAGTAATAAGAGTAAGAATGGTGCTTATAAAGTAAGTGCTAGATGGCACTATATTAAGCCTATGATGTCTCGGCACAAGACTATTATTAACTTGGTTGCCGGCCTTGCTTACTGGCATAAGGATATGCATGATAAGCTTGATGCTGCGATAACTCTTATCTCTGCTTGTCATCAGACTACTGAGAGAAGTAAGGATCCTAGTTCCTTCCCTAGAGAGTCTAATGATCTTGTTGATCTTACTTGGGCTCTTAAGGATCTTCATAATGCCCGTACCCCTTGGGAAAAGTTCACTGTAAAGCGCGCTTTTAACCATGGTTACTCGTCTTTGAAGTATACTGATAGACGGGTACTGCTTAATAAGATTCCTCAGTCTATTCGTACTATGAAAGCTTGGGATTCTGTTAAGATCTGGCCTAATGGCAATGCTCCTCGTGGCAATTGGACTCCTAGAAAAATTTCTATGACTAGAGATGAAGCTCCAGAGACAAAGTCTCTAATGCAAAATCATCCTATTAATGCGGAATTCATTCAGAGCTACAAGTACCGTACCTTTAGTAATCGGCGGCTTAGTTGGTTCCATTCTGGTCTTGCTTGTGAGTATGTTCAGTTGATTCCTATTAATCATAATGAAGAGATGAGTGGCAATGGTATCCCTAAGCTACTGGCTGATATTGATAAGAACCAGGCTACTCTTTATACGAAGATGAGCAAAGTTAATGATGTTAAGATTCTTGATGGCTGGGTAAAGGCTATGAAGGATCTTCATCCTGTTAATGTTGGTACTGGTCTTGCAGAGGCTGTGGAAAAGTTCATTAAGGATGGTTACCGTATGGGCCTTCCTGGTCTTCGAGCCAGAGATGAGCGTCTTAGTGCTATTGATTACGAGACTATGAGTGTTCTTGAAATGATTAATGCTAGTGTTAATAATCATAGAATCGCGGCGGAACAGAATCGTCTTGCACTGCTTAAGTATGATGTTAATGTTCCTGATCGTGATATGCCTACTCTTGCTTTGCCGGAGCATCTTGAAAAGATCCGTATTAAGACTTCTAATGAGATGAGAGTCGCGGGCAGTGACTGTGCACACTGTATTGGTAGTTACTACAATGATAATAGCCATATGTTTTTCCGTAAAGGAAACGTATGTGCTATGGTCAGCATGACTAATGGTCATATTATTCAGTGTTTTGACCGGAACAATAAGAGTACACCAGCTAGTAAGAGCTTTTCTTCTTATCTCGAGGCTGAGATTAAGAAGGCTAAGTTAGAGTATCCTGCTCCTGCCCCAAAGAAAGTTAAATTTGCTATTCCTGGATATCCTTACGGAATTCCTGCATATGGTTATGAAATGATTGATGCACCTTACTAAAGAGGAGAACTAAATGCCTTACATTGGAGCTACCATTAATGGTAATAAGAATATTCGCGAGTATCTTAAAAGTGAGCGTATTAAGTTGAACTTTAATGAAGTTGTACTTCAGCAAGCTGAAACATTTCATCTAGTTCATAGTTCTTTTAGTGATCCTGGAGATGATTGGAATTCTTGGCGTCTTTATGATAAAGATCACTACGAGATTGCAAACATAACTCGTTCTGGATATTAAATGGAAATTCAAGCAGCTGCTATCATATTTCTAGTCATTGCTTTTATTTTAATTTGCTTGCCGCTTTAGGCTAAAAAGAAAGAAAACCTTAGGTTTTATGCTAATTTTAACTATTTTTATTTTGCTACTTATAAGTAAAATAGATGGTTGAAAAAGTGGCGTAAAACCTAGGGTTTTTTCTTTATCAAAAATACATCAAAAGTATAAGATACTGTAAACTCTAGTATAATTACACTATGATTTAGGGCTAGATAGAATTGTCTAGTTTCCTCTATACAGGTGGTGAAAATGTTTTAACAATACTATTTATTTATAGAGGATTTCCCAATGTCAAACTCAACCGATTGCCCTAATTCTTTACTTGACTCCATCAACACTAAGCTTGATGATTTAAAGAAAAGTCATGAAAAACATGATAAAGCAATTGATGATCTAAAGACAATAGTCCTTGGATCTTATGACGGAAATCCCGGAATAAATATGCGTCTCAGAGACGTAGAGAAAGATCTTGATTCGCTTGCTGAGCTTCAGCGTCAGCAGATAGAAGCGATTAATAAGACTATAGAGTTAAATAGAAGTGAAAATGAGAAATTACTTACGCGATTTACGATTGATCAAAATGACCGTATAGCTAAAGAAATTGAGCGTGTAAAAGTTGATATTCGGACAGAAAAAGAGAAAAAAGAGTCAGAAAACCGTGAATGGCTAACTAGAACTATAGTTAGAACAATAATTGGTTTACTTTTTGGTGGTTTGACACTTGGTTTTGCAAGCTTATTTAAGAATGAAGTAATAAAAGCGGTGCAACAACAACAAATACAAGATAAAGATACTGGATTTTATTATAAAGAACAAGAGTATATAGAAGACTCTGAGCTTTATAAGACAGCTTTCCATATAATCTAAGTACTTTTTGATTATTTCTTATTATTAGTTATTATTGGTAATTAATAATAAGGAGATAATATATGTACGTTTATGCTAATCCCAAGAATAAAACTTGTGAAGTTGTTGAGTCTGAAGATATTCTTGACGCTATTGCAATCTCAAAAGGTAATGGGATTATCTACTTGACTGATGACAGCGAAGAAGGTGAAGATACTTCTAATCTTTCAGAGCAAGAAGTAAGAGATCTTATGGATAGCTCAATTGCTTGGAAAGACGGAGTTCTTACTAAACTTGGTAATAGTCTAATTAATTATTCAAATTTTAAAAATTATGTTGACTAAGGATTTAAAATGGATAGATTTGCAATGTTATCTAATCGTCTAAAAGAGATTGTACTTGCTGCAAAGCTAGCTAATCAGGCTCCAATCGACAAAGACAAGCCAGTAACTCCACAAGAACCTGAGAGTTAATGTCACAGTGGTATGAAACAACAAAGCTAAATCATTGTATTGTTTATACTTTTATAAAGGATGGAACAAAACAATATTTACTTTTTGGTCCTGATCTTTCAAAGTTTAAAAGCTTTAGTGATGGACAAGAGCTTGCAGATTATGCAACAACTAATAATTTAAATTTACAGTTTAAATAGTATTTTTTACCTATTAAGCAACACTTAATAACAGGTGATAAAATGGGTCTTGATATGTACTTTGTTTCTGAGGATCCTAATACAGGAGACGTTGAGAAGATTGCATACTGGCGTAATCATTCTAACCTTCATGGTTGGATGGAAAACTTTTGGATTGAAAATCATAAGCCAGACAAAGTCAGTGTAAATGTGTCCTTTGGAGAAGACACTTTTATTCTTAGTTGCTTTAATGGAGTATCAGTCTACGTGGATATGGCCCTTCTTACTCAATTGCAAGATGCAATTATCAATGATAGGCTTCCTAACACAGACGTGCCTTTTAGTGCAGGAAGTGAGAAGACTGAAGAACAACTAGAAATAGATCTAGAATTGCTTGGAAAAGCTGCTATTGAACTTGCTATTGGTAAGAAAGTCTTTTATACCAGTTCCTGGTAGGAGAATAATATGGGACTTGATATGTATCTTAGGATTGAAGATCCTGAGAATTCTGATGAAAATGACGAAGAAATTGGATCTTGGCGTAAACATGGCGATCTTAATGCCTGGTTTGAAAAACTTTGGCTTAAAAAGTATAAGCCAGAAGTTACTATGCGTACGGTTAGATTTGGTGATGATTACTTTGATATTAGCGCATTTAATGTTGAGAAAGTCTATCTAGACTTAGAAGATCTTAAAGCACTTTTTGAGGATCTTCTTGCTAGTAATCTTCCGCCTGCAAATGGACCATTTCATACTGGTGACTTTTGTAATGAAGATAGGCTTAGAGAAGATATTGAAATTTTTTGCAGAGCCTATATAGAAGTTGCTCTTGGAAAGAAAGTTTACTATATCTGTTGGTGGTAGGAGATTAACATGGGAAGAATGAAAGACCTTGCTATTGATGAGCTTAATAAGCTTGCTGACGAGTCTTCAGGTCAATACCTAGAAGATGAAGAATCTTGGTTTGTTGAAGACGACTATCTTTTCACAGAAGAGGATGAATAATGAAACAAGAACTACAAGACCAGCTTTTTGAGAAATATCCTGATATCTTTTGTCAGCGGCATCTTCCAATGACTCAGACATGTATGTGTTGGGGCATTGATACTGGTGATGGATGGTATCAGCTACTTGACGATCTTTGTGCTAAGATTAAGGCTTATGTTGATGAGACTAAGCTTACGTACCCTAGGTACACTATTGAGGCTGTTCAGGTTAAAGAAAAGTTTGGAACTTTGTCCTTTTATCTAGACTATAGTTGTCCTACTATTGACAAGTTTATCTCAGAAGCCAGAGCTCTTAGTGCTAAGACTTGTGAGGTCTGTGGTGAGCCCGGACACTGTGGTTCCTACAGAGGATGGTGGACGACCCTATGCAAGACTCATAGTGATGAGTATATTGCAGAAACTGGTAATAAGCTTGTAGAGCTTGATTATGAGGACGAAGAAGAGGAAGATAAGCCAGATGCTGAGTAATGTTTTACTCTGTCTATTTATGATTACTTTATTTACGTATACAGCAATACTACTTTACAGGAATTGGGATGAGTGATTATCAATACGACCTTGACTATAGCTTTACATGGAATCATAGAGTCCTTAAGACTACTAGTGAGATTGAGGGATCTGTTTATGAGGATTTTCGCATCGTAGAAGTTCAGTATAGAAATGGACTTGTTTCTACTTACTGTGAGCCTTTTGTAAGTGCAGAGTCTTTTGATGAACTACAGAAAACGCTTAATCAGATGCGAGATGCTCTTAGCAAGCCTGTTCTTGTCCTGGAAGACTTTGCAGACCTTGAGGAGGAGGAGGAAGACGACAATGCCTGATGAATACGATCTAGAATTTAAGATTACTCAGCTTGAAAGACAAGTTGAGGAGCTAATTACAAAAGTTGAAGATATCCGTGAAGATATTCAACATCTGCTAAGTATGCAGAGAGAGGATAACTAATGACGAAGGCAATTTATGAGCATGGAGAGACTCCTGCTGGTTGGCTTAAGACCTATGAAATATATGTTTTTTTAGATAAAAATTTTCAGCCAGTCTATTACATGAATGCTTCTGAGTCTAAGCCTCTTGTTTTTGCAATGCGTAAATCTTTGATTCCCATTTATGGAGAAACTAAAGTCTTTAAGACTGTTCTAATTGTTGAAGAACAAGACTTACTAGTTGAAAGCCATAATACATAATATTTTATAACAAGTGATACTATGACAATATTAAATATAAATAAAGCAGATCAAGAATTTCTTACTTATCGACAACATCTAGAAGCTACATATAAAATACTTTTTGATAAAGCTAAAGATGGTGTTTGGTATTGTAGATTTGGCAGATTTAGATTTGAGATGTGGTTAAATAGTGAAGGTAGATGGGCTACATGCTTTATGCATGCAGATGACCGTGGCACTTTACTTGGCACAGCTTATAGTTTACATCCTGTAACTTCGTTTGCTCTTGCATTGGAAAAATTTCATAGTATTGCTAGTGATGTTCCTCAACCAGAAAGCAAAGACCTTAAGTTTAAACTTAAGAGCCATGAATCTATCTAGGAGATCTAATGGATAATCTTAATACTGGATTTGATATTAACACGACAGAAGGTCAATTCGCTTTGCTTATGAGCAGAGGCGCTGGCTTCTATCCAGATATTCAAGCAATTAGTTCAATTGCGCAAATGCTTAATGCTAGATTTGTAGCTAAAGGTTACAATCTAGATGACTGCGATGCTTATACTGTTTACGCTGAGATTATAACAATTTTAACAGAGGTGGCTCAGGCCTCTAATTTTGACAAAGGAGATAATTATGAGTGTTGATGGTACTGATCTTTCAAAGATTACTGGTGATGGTATGAAGGTTATGGCTGAGGCAGCCCTTGCTGCTGCGGCTCCTGCGGTAGTTAAGCAGAGTGGCTGGTTCCTTTCTCGTGTAGCTGCTGCAGTTCTAGCGTTGGTGCTTCCCCTTCTAGGTGGTGTTGTCGGTTTTGTGACTGGTCGTGCTACTACTGCTCCTGCTGCCGTTGAGGCTCCAGCTGGTTCAGGTGTTGGCTCTGGATCGGGTAGTGCAGCTACCCCTGCACCTGCTGCTAGTGGCAGTGCAGCTACTGAGGCTGCTCCTAGAGCACTTCCTTATGATGCCAAGACCGTGGCGGCTGAGGCTGTTCTAGGTGTGCCTTTCGATACACATCCTGCTCATCCTGCTGATGCAGCCACTGCTGCTGAGGTTGATGCTCAGTAATGGACACCTTACCTTACTACGGTAGGTATTGGAAGAATAAAGTTCCTCCTGGTATGCCAGCTACTGCTAAGACAGTAGTTGAAATGGGAGATGCGATTGAGTTAATTCAATCTGTAACTGCAAATGATTCTGTGGAATTCCAGAGATGGGCAATTCTACTTGCCAAGCACGAGAGTTCAGCTACTCTTTCTTTACCTGCTAATACCTTTAATTTCCTTCCTAAGGAACAAAGGAATGGTAAGGCAATGGTTACTGCTTGGGGTTGTTATCAATTTAATAACCCTGCTTATCAGGATCTTAGACGAAGGCTTAACTGGGTACCTGGCTATAAGCCTGAGACAGAAGCTACTATTCCTAAGGATTCAAAGCCTTGGAGTATGACTTCAACTCAAGAGATCACTTTAACTTTGGCTAGATATCGCCAGATTTATCTGGCATGTCTTGCTGCAGGCTTTAGTGAGCTTCAAGCTCTTACTATAACTTCACAGTCTCACTGTACAGAAACTGGCGCTAAGAGGTTATTTAAGGCCGGACCTGATCCAATTAAGCAGCAGGAAACTGTTGCTGCCTTTGGTAAGATGAATAGAGCTTGGTATGATGGTCATGGTACCAAGATGGCATTAGCTGCAGTAACTCACACTTAAAGGAATATCATGACTGAAGGTTACATTACATATACAGATGGTTGGAAATATCAATTAAAAGAGGATTATACTTGTAAAATAAATATAATTCCTCCCTTGAATATCAAAACCGAATATATAGAATTTCTTGGTGATGGCACATTGACAATTCGTCATGGCTATGCATGGGATGGAGCTTCAGGTCCAGCTGTTGACAGTAAGGATTTCATGCGTGGATCTTTAGTCCATGATGTTCTTTATCAGCTTATTATAGAAAAGCATCTTCCTTTGTCTTATAGAGACAAAGCAGACCGTCTTCTTCAGCAAATGTGCAAAGAAGATGGAATGTGGGCTATTAGAGCTTGGTATGTCTATCAGGCAGTTTCTACTTTTGGTAAAGATTTTGGTATTAAAAATGGTTTACATAAAGTTAGCTATGCTCCAAAGAAAATAGCTAAGAAAACTTTAGAATAGTAATATTCAAATGTAAGTAATAAATAAGTTCCAAGTAGAAATACTTGGGACTTTTTGTTTATCTGTATTTGTTTACAATGTATTCTTTGATATTTGATTTTTAATTATTCATATTAGGATATTTATATGAATTACGATAATATTTTAGAATCACTACAGTCCTCTTCACAAGAAGTAGACTTTAACCTTATTTGGAATGCTCAGGCTGTTAACGTAAAGACTGGCAATGTTCCTACTCTATATATTGGCTATACTAAGCAAGAAGCATGGGAGAGTTGCGATGGATGTAAGCTCAGAGGTAACGGCTGTTATGCGTGGAGTGGTAGCGTCAATATTGGATCTAGTTCAACTAGGCGTGCCTATGCAAAAGGCGCTGATAAGACCTTATCTTACGCTCTTAAGAATAGACACAAGGCCGCTAGAATGGTTCGTGTATCCGCCATTGGTGACATCGGAAGATGCTCAGCAACGCAAGCATCTGAGATCAAAGAAACTATTAGCAAAACAAAACTTGAATTAGTAGGGTATACCCATCACTGGAGAGAAGAGAAAGTAGCTAAGAATTGGCGTGGTTCTCTTATGGCAAGCTGCGAAAAAATTAATGACGCAGATCTTGCAGTTGCTCAGGGATGGAGAGCTACAACAATTGTAGGTGAAGATAGTCCTCATGCATTTACTAGTCCAGCTGGTAATAAAGTAGTTGTCTGTCCAGCGCAAACCAAAAGCAGTATTACTTGTAATCAGTGTAGGCTTTGTAATGGTAGCAAGAAAGCTGCACCTATTATTGCATTTATTGCACATGGTAACCAAATGGAAAAAGCTTTAGCCTAAGGAGTTAACAATGACTGGTCCCTCAATTAATTCAGATCTTATTTTTCAAGTTTATAGACTTCAACAGACTGATCAAATTAGCAAGAGCGAATTATATGACATGATTATTCATGACTTGAATGGCCAGCTTCCTGGACACCTACTATCAACAATGTGGTATTTGTCTAATCAGATGGCAGAGCAAGTTAACGACACTTCTTGTCTTTGCATTCTGAATGCATTTGTTTCACTTCTTAAGGCTATTCATCAATTTAAGATTGAGTATGCAATCGATGGAACAGAAAATTAAGTAAGCATGGCCGGCTGCGCCGGCCTTTCTTATTGCGTTAAAATATTAATATATCTAATGAACAATATAAGGATTATCATGGAATACTCTGAATCAATACTCGTTGAACTTTATACTTGGTGTTTTGAGGTATCACCTGATACTGTTGTTGGAAACACAGCAAGCTTAGCCGGCACTGTTGGCTCTGTCAGTATTTATGAGGCCGAAACATCTGATGGGTCTATGGTCTGGTGTGTTAGCGGAGAATCTGGAACCTCTACTATTACTGCATTTGAAGTTGATTTAGCTGTTGGTATTGATAATTTCAAGTCATCATGGCTAAATAGAGACAATCCCATCTAATGATTAAAATAAGTCTTTGTAAGCCTGGCAACTATAAGATAGCTACCATTCAACCATGGTCTTCTCGTTTAGTAGAATTAGGATTTACCTTAGATAAAGTTTTTTATCTGATTGCTAACAATGCTCTTGGTATTAGAATTCGTATTAATAATGTAGTTTATCTTTTTGATAAAGATACTGCAGCTACAATTTACGTTAAACCAATAGAGGATTAATGTCCCATTCAATGTATGTTTCTGGTGTTCTTGGTAATTATAATGCAGATAGCTCTGACTATTTGTATATTAAAGTAACGAGTTCAGAAGCAAATAAAAAGTATACAACTTTTATGGTTAGACTTCAAAAGGGCACTTTAACTGATAAACTTATGGGAGTTCCTCCTGGTAGTGTAATTGGATTGCACAATTGCAGACTAGGAGAACCATATGTTACTAAGCCGTTTGTTCCAAAGGGACAGACTGAACCTATCCGTGTAACCTATAATCATATTGTGCATGTTGAAGACATTATTTGTCCTAGTCTGCAGAATCAGTCAGCTAAGACTCAAACGTTTACTGCTAGTCAAACTGAAGACGCAGTTAAAATGCTTGGATAAAATTACTTGACACAAATATAATTGTGTCTAAATATTCAAATAACGCAGGAACATTTTGTTTATTTCCTGTTGTTGTTCTTGTAACTACTTGTTTTTGAAGGAGAATAAAATGGAAGTTAATACTACTCGTCCCCAGATTGTCATTTTTGATGCGCCTACTAAGGGCTGCTACATTGTGCAATTGCCTAACACTGATCGTCCCATGACAGTCAGTGGTCAGCATTTTGCCACTGTTCTAAGAGAGCTTTCTTCGCTATTCCCAGAATATCACTTTGTTTATGAGAAGGATCCGTCTTTGATCTATGACTCCAAGGCTGATCGTCTTCTCAATTTTCGCGATGCCAGTAAGCATGCGCTAATTACTAGTGGTATTGCTCTTCTTGAGACTGCTTGTCATGAAGTCCGCAGAGAGCTTACCCTGGCCGCCGACGAGAAGCGTACTCCTCAGTACACTGAGCTTACAGCAAAGATTATTTCTGCGTTTATGACAGCTGACAAGTATTTTTGGACCCTTGAAGGGGCTCGTCGAGATAAGCCTAAGACTGATCTTAATAAGCCTGCTGTGCGTCCTCCTGTTTGGCCTAAGGGATCTTCAGACTACGATGGCGATGATTCCAAGATTACTGACAAGAACATCTGGGGTAATCAGAAACTTAAGGGTGTTACATCCTATAAGCTACCTTTTGGTGTAGGCTATTCGTTTGATGGCGATATTAATGATATTGAAAAGTTGACGAGAGAACTTGAGACGGTATTCAAAGGATTCCGCCGATAAGTTAAATATAAAATAAGGTAAGAATGCAACAATATACTAAGCCGTTTCGGCTATTGATGAACGACAATCCTTTCTTCGGATTGTATCTATTGGGTGTCAATAAGTATGAGATCGATCATTCGATTCCTATTGCAGCAGTTGCGATGGAAGGATACAACTTTAAGTTGTTGCTTAGAAAAGGTGCGTATCTTGATATGCCCCCTGAGCATCAGGTTGGTGTACTAAAGCATGAGATTCTTCATATCTCACTTGGCCACTTGAGTCCTTACTATCGTAACCGTTGCCCAGATCATAAGATCTTTAATATTGCTGCTGATCTTGAGATCAATCAGTATATTGATAGATCAGAACTTCCTGAAGGTTGTATCCAGATGGATACCTTCCCAGATTACAACTTGCCTGAAAAGGCAGGTACTGTCTTCTACTATGATTTTCTAAAGCAGAAGATTGAAGATCTAAAGGGAGAGTATCCTGAGGAATTCTATGGAGATCCCTGTCCTGGTGATGGACCAGATCAGGGCCCTAAGAATCCTGGTGATAGTCCTGATGGCGGTCAGGATGGGCAAGAAGGATCTTCTCCTGGTCCATCAGGAGATAAAGATGGTGACTCTGAGAGTCAGTCTGGCAAAGGTCCATCCAAGGCAGATCAGAATCTAATGGATATGTATGGCCAGGGCGATCCTAGCCATAGCCAGTGGGACAAGCCAGACCTTGAGCCTGGTGAAGATTCTACTGGATACTGGGAAGCTGTAGACGAGATTCGTCGTCAGCAGGTCCGTAGAGCTTACCATGAGACTATTCGTCAGTCTGGTTCTACTGCTCGCGGCTATATCCCTGGTAACCTACTTTCAGAGATTGATCGTCTTCTTGAAAAGAAGGATCCAGTTACTAACTGGAAAGCTTACTTCAGGAGATTCATTGCTGCAAGTACTAGTGTAGTTGTAAAGAAGACTAAGCGTAAGGAATCTATTCGTTTCCTTGGCCAGCCTGGTCTCAAGTTCAATCCTAAGCATAAGTTGCTTATTGCAATTGACACTAGCGGGAGCGTTAGCGATCAAGAGTTGGCAAACTTTATGGCAGAACTAGAGTTTATCTCTAAGACTGGCGCAAAGATGACGCTTCTTCATTGCGATGCTGCAATTGCTAAGGTTGAAGAATACTCTAAGAAGAGTACTGTTAAAATCTATGGCCGTGGTGGTACTGATTTTGATCCTCCTGTTCAGTATATGAATAGGAATAAGAGCAAGTATACTTGTCTTGTTTATTTCAGCGACGGAGCATGTAGTCCTCCGTCTATTAAGACAACTAAGCCAATTCTTTGGGTTATGACTCGCGGTGAGCGCGAGCAATACAAAGACCAAAAGTTTCCTGGCGATGTTGTTATTATGAAAGAAGTTCTATAGAACTTTTTGATTATTAATTAAAGTAAAAAAGATTAAAGTATTCTTTAGTATTTATCCTAATACCTTATAACCAAGGATAAATAAAATGTCTCAGATTAAGATTGATGATAGTCTCGTTCTCAACTCTCGTGAAATTGTTACGTTTCTCGAGCATGTAATTCGTACCAATAGGAATCTTCAGGACCGTGGCATGATGCCTACGGCTGTTAACATCGAGGGCCATGCTGGTCTTGGCAAGACTTCTACTGTTCTTCAGGTTGCTCAGCGCAATGATCTTCACATGGTCAAGATTAATCTTGCACAGTGCGAAGAGCTTGGCGATATCGTAGGTTTCCCCGTTAAGGAGTACGAGCGTGAAAATGGTACTTGGATTACCAGTGACCACCTAGGTGTTTTGACTGGTGACCATCTTGACAGCAATCCGTTGACTGGTCAGGCTCGTATGGGCTATGCCGTTCCCTCATGGATTCAGGGCCGCACTGACAAGGGCGGTATCCTTCTCTTGGACGACTACACTCGTGCAGACCCCCGCTACATGCAGGCTGTCATGGAGCTTATTGACCGTCAGGAGTATATTAGCTTCAAGCTCCCGAAGGGCTGGACGATTATCCTGACTAGTAACCCTGCTAATGATAATTACATGGTTCAGGAGATCGACAATGCTATGAAGACTCGTTTCATTACGATTCAGTATGGCTTTGATGCAGAGACCTGGGCTACCTGGGCAGAGCAGAATGCCCTAGACCAGCGTTGTATCAACTTTGTTCTTAAGCATCCTGAGATTATGTCTCCTGAGAAGATTAATCCGCGTTCAATCGTGCATTTCTTTAATCAGATTAGCGACTTCAAGGACTTCAAGAAGCAGCTTAAGTTCATTCGACTTGTTGGTGATGCCAGCTGTGGTCCTGAGACTACCAGCCTCTTTATCAACTTCATTAACGATGAGTTGGATAAGCTTCCTGATATTCGTGCTGCTTACGACCACAAGGATATTGATTTCCTTGGCAATCAGATTCGCAGCGCTACGAATACTGACGGCACCTATAAGGCCGCTATTGCAAGCATCCTTGCAACTCGACTTGTAATCTTCCTTAATCAGCTTCACTCTAAGAAGCCTGTTGATAAGGGAACCAAGGATCGGCTTACGCATATTGTGAAGGAAAAGATCTTTATGGAAGATCTGACCCGTCATATTTGTCAGTCTCTTATTGCCAATAATGATAAGTTCGCAAGTCTTGCAATGCAGCAAGAGTTTTCTAGCTACGTCCTTGGGGCGTAAGGGTAAGGATAACAATGATTGGGAGAAAGTCTAATTTAAAGTCTATTGTTCTCGATATTGTTGCAACTAAACCAAATGATTCTAGTACTTATCTTCTTAATAATATTAAGTATAATCTAGATAACATTTTGGTGTCCGAGTGGGATACAGTTTGTTGTATCCCCAACCAGGGTACCCGGCATCATTATAGTGGTCGTACCAGATTGCCTATTCCTTTTTACAACGAAGGCTCATCTTGTGATCTTGTTGTTACTCAGGAAGAAGCAGTGCGTCGTCTTGGAATGCAGTATGTTGATATCTCAACCAAGCCAATTCCTAATGACTCTACAATTGCTTTTGGCTCTGGCTATTACTCCAATGACGAGCAAAAAGCTTTTGCCTTAAAGTATGATTGTAGCGTTGCAAAGGCTCCTAGCAAGACACAGTATTATGTTTTGTCTAGCGATGAAGAACGTTGTCTTAATCATATTGTAAAGTATCCTCAGGGTATGATGAAGGCTGCTCCTATTAAGGCAGTTATTGCAACACCACATGCTATTAAGAATGCTCTTGAGCGGCATTTTCTAGACAATCAATCAGCAATTAAGGATAACATTGTTAAGTTACTTGTTGGTACTCGTTCAATGGATTCTAGCACTGCTGTTAGTCGCGGCAATTATCAACATAGTCCTTACGAAGGAATACTTGAAACTATTAAGTATGGTTATCTTGGCCCTGCTTATAGCAGTCCTTACTCTGATTTGAAGATAGAGGAAATCCCAGGCAGAGGCCGTGTACTGAGCTCTCCTCATTTTACCTTTGACTGGGGATGGCAAAATCGCATCCTCAGAGGACTAGATATCCCAAAGTCTACTACTGGATTTGCACATATATATAATGTTCCCATGCTTTATATGTCTTTTATGTCTGACGCAGACATCTTAGATCTTAAGAATGGCCCTAAGCTTGAAATGCCTTTGGCTCAATGGAATGAGTGGCAAGCCAGGTGGGAAAGAAAAAATGCTGGACAATACTATGGCAATAGCTATGGTCTTAATAGCGGATCATTTTCTTCTGAAGTTATTCCTGCAAAGCTAGAGATTGATCTTCTAGATACTGATCACTATGAAGTTGTAAATACTGATAGATATATTGCACTGGAAACTCATTTTGATTCACTAGACCGTTTGTTTGGATTTCTTTCTGAGAATCCTGATATCACGGTTGTTAGTGAAAGTGCTTTTGTTGCTCAACTAAAGCAAAGTAATCCTACTTTGAATCTTGCAACATATGATTCTTTGTATGGTATGCTCCGAAGCGAGGATTTAAACACTAGAAAGACTGCAAGTAAAATGCTTCAGTCTTTTGACTTGCCTGAACTTGCCCCAGATCAAAGCTATCATGGATCTATTTGGCAAAATTCTGTAGAGCCCAAATCTTATGCCCTTGATATGGCTATGGATCTTGTGGCCAACTCTAATGTTACAGGCGCAAGTCTTAACAAGTGGGTTCAAAAGAAGGTTGGTCAGACTCTTACTGGTCTGGTCAATAGTCGCACTAGAACCAGACATGGATATGCATCGACTCCTTATCAGTATGGCGTAAATAATTATAGGCGTACATTTTGTGGATTTAATGAGAAAGATGCTCATCCAGCAATGCCCTATGATGATAGGGCTAAGTGGCACGAGATTGTACATGCTATTAACGAACTTGTTCCTGCTTACTTTGAGGAGCAGACAAAGCATATGCCTAAATACTTTAATGCTTTTACAACTTCTATTGTAAAGAATAAGACCTTTGAAGCATACACTGCAATGTATGTGGATCTTACTAGCAGGGAAGACAGTCTTACCCAAGAGGAAAAGATTAATCTTGGATATCTTCAATTGTTTATGAGACATTACGTCGAGTATACATTTACAAGATACTACCTTGGTCAGAGCAATAATATTGGCTATGACTTAAATGTCAAATGTGGTGCCGATATCCCAGCTGTTGCCGATGCTAAGCTTATGAACTCAATTTTTGGTGAGTATAAGAAGAAGTTTATTCAAGCTAAGGCTAAGGCTCTTGCCAATCCTGTTAAGTATATGGAAATTCTAATCAAGAACGAGACAGACTATCGAGTAAAGTATATTCATAGTCTTTCTGGCTATAGATCTGAGTTAATTGCTGATTATGCTAATCAGTCATTCCTTCTAGGATTTCCTAAGAATATCATTACTCAAGGTCGTCCTGATATTACAGTACAGTCTACTGAAATTCTAGACGTATTTGACTACTATATCGCTAATCTTTAAAGGAAAGTATGTATCTTAAGTACGACAAAAGATTACTCTCAAAAGACAAACCATTTATTTTTGCCTGCTCAGGTGGGCCGGATAGTATGGCTTGCTTGCACTTCTTAACAAAGGGTAAGCATAGTCAGCATGGTATGGTGGTATTTATCCATCATGGCACAGTAACTTCTGATCTTTCTGAAAAGATTGTTAGAGATTATTGTAAGGCTCACTCTTGGCAGTTTAAGTCCTTGGCTATCAAGCCAGATAGACCAATGGCTTCCAGTCAAGAAGAGTACTGGCGCGACGAGAGATACAGACTTTTTGGTCAAGTAGCAGCGAGTTTTAGCGCTTGTAAAATTATTACAGCTCATCACTTAGATGATGCTGTTGAAACATACCTTTTTAATACGTTGAATGGCAAAGCTTATACTATGCCAGTCAGTCGTCGTTTAAAAGAAGATTCAGATGTCTTTGTAGTTAGACCTTTCATTAGAAACAAAAAAGAATCTCTACTAATGTATTGCAAAGAAAATAATCTTTGCTATTATGTTGATCCAACTAATTTTGATGGCTCAAACATGAGATCTTACATTAGGAAGAACATTGTGCCTCACGCACTATTCGTAAATGCTGGTTTATATACTGTAGTGGAAAAGATTCTTTATCCACCAAATAATAAAGTACTATTTGAATACATTTAGAAAAGTAATTGTACTATGGTGCAATTTGCTTTTCTTGGGGATGGGATATCCCCTCTTTTGGACTGGCCTCCGAATTGGTTACGGAATTTCGCTCATAACGGAACGCGCAAGCTATGTGGGTTCGACCCCCACCCGGTCCACTTTATTTTGTTTGCTATTTTGCGACGGTAACTCAGTTGGTAGAGTAGCGGACTTTTAATCCGTCAGTCGAGGGTTCGAGCCCCTCCCGTCGCACTGGTACTCGTACGGTATCTTATTGTTAATCGGGATGTAGCGCAGTGGTAGCGCGCTTGCTTTGGGAGCAAGATGTCGCAGGTTCGATCCCTGTCATCCCGACCATGCTTCAATAGCTCAGTGGCAGAGCCCTAGTTTTGTAAACTAGATTGCGTAGGTTCGAATCCTACTTGAAGCACTTATAATTAGTTATTTGAAAATTAATCTGTAACAAAGGAGATATATTATGTTGTATCCTCATACTGATACTTTTTGGATGCCTAGTCTTGATGGTGAATACCACACCCTTACGACTCCAAGAGGTCCGCTTACGGCTTATATTGTTCATGAGACTGATGAGATTAGACTTATTCGCAAGGATCCCTTTAGTAGGGCTTACTACGTTCTCTATCCTGAGATGAGTAGTAGTGAATTTATGTTGTGTCTGTCTGCTTGGAATCAGGGAAAGATGATTCAGGAAGCATTTCCTAGACTGGACTCAACAGATCGTGAATTTCTAATTACTGGTATGGTAGATAGTTGGCCTAGTAAGGAACTATGATTACACTTGGTTACTGTTGTAATAGCCTAGGAACACATAAAACTAACTTTAAAACTATTACTCTTAAGAAGATCAAGACTCTTAACTTTGAGCCAGTTCAATTTGACGGCAGTTGGCGTCATCTTGATGACTGGTATGCGCACTATGACCATATGGAGATTGGCGCTAAAGTTCTCTTTAATATCTATGTTCATAATATTAAGGAATTGATTGCTGTTCTAGACTATAACATTCAGAACAATATCAAGTTGTATCGCATTAGCAGTAATTTATTTCCATTCTGGAGTTATGGACAGAGTCTAGAATTTACCTATAAAAATTTTAATTATTGGATTAGACCATGTAAAGTTTTTAACTCTATGATCAAAGGTAGATTTGATGGAGCTTTTAATGGCCTTGAGCTTCAACTAAGAAAGACTGTTCAGAAATATCTGGATGGAGGTGGTCGCTTGACTATGCATCCTCCAGAGTTTGTTAGTCTTGGTGGATCACCTGTAGTGCAGAACTCATCTAGAGCAGAACTTATTGCCCATGCAATGTTTCTTGACTGGATTGGTGCCCCAGCTGATTACTCTTGTCCACTTAACATTCACGTTAGTAGAGGCGCTGATAATCCAGCTATAACTGCAAATAATGTTAATGTCATGCTTTTGCAGGTACTAAAGCACTATCCTAATGCTTTTAAGCGTATTGTTTTTGAGACCGAGGACAAGGGTTGCTGGACATGGCAAGAACTTATTAAACATTTTCCTGGTATGCCCATCACTCTAGATGTGCATCATTGGAAAATTAATAACGAAGGCGAGCCATTAACTGAAGCGCTTGAAGCATGCCATGAAACATGGAAAACTCGTACTAATTATAGTAAGCATATTCAGTTTGTAATTGATCATCCTTCAGAAATTAATAATGCTAATTATCAAATGTCTATTAAGCCTGTAAGTTCATTTGATTTTCATTGGTGGCGCTCTAAAGCATACAAACCATTACTGCATATTTCAAAAGGTCGAGATCATGAATATGACAGATCTCATCATGATTATGTAAATGAGATTTCTGACAATTTACTTTATGCACCTTTTGATCTCGATCTTGAGGTCGAGGCTAAGGCTAAAGACTTAGCTTATTTTGCATTGCGTGACAAGTATAAAGAACTTGTGGCGTAATGCCTTTGCTCAGGTGGCGAAATCGGCATACGCAGCAGACTTATAGAAAATTTGAGCCCTATAGGGGAAACCTTATAGGTGAACACAATCAAATTCGGTGAAGGCTAAACTAGTTTACTAGCATGCTAATACCGAGCTAAGCCTTAAATGGCAAACGCACAGTTTATTCTCCATTACCTATGCTATAATATTACTATGAGAAAATATAAAGATTATACAGATCAGCAAATAATAGATGCTGTTAAGGCTAGTAAAAGCATTTCCCAAGTACTTAAAGTTCTTGGGCTAAAGCAAGCTGGAGGTAATTACGCAAATGTCCAACGGAACATCCAAAGACTATTGTGTGACACCTCTCACTTTACTGGCAAGGGTTGGAATAAAGATCAACAGTTGAAAGACTGGAGTTCTTATTCTAAAGCTGCTAATCTAAAACCTCATTTAATAAAAAAGCGTACTCATCAATGCGAACAATGTAATCTTTCAGAATGGCTTTCTGAACAGATAAAATTGGAAATACATCACATTGATGGAGATAGGACAAATAATGTAGAAGAAAACTTGCAGTTGCTTTGTCCAAACTGTCATTCTATGACAGACTCTTGGAGAAAAGCAAACCATTTAAGGAAAGTGTAGAGACTAGACGGTTGTTACCTAATGTAGAAATACTATGGTAAAGGTATAGTCCAGACCACAAACGGCATATGCTGGTAGTGAAAACTATAGTGGTAAGAAAATCTGCCTTCCTTGGAATTACGGGTTCAAGTCCCGTCCTGAGCACTTATATTGGGAGTATCGCATAGTGGCAATTGCAGGGGACTGTAAATCCCCCGACTTCGGTCTACGTTGGTTCGAGTCCATCTACTCCCACTTATTTATTTACTTTATCACTGGAGATTCTACTAGAATGAAAGATGAACTAAATGAACTCTTAGATTATTTTGATAAGTTAGGCCAGCGGGCTATTGCTTGTAAACATTGGCAATGGAAAATTGGCATGTCTACTAGTAGTAATCAACGTGTTATTCGCATTGATTCTGATGGATATGTTCTAGGTTATCAAAGCTACCTTAATTATCTAACACAGGTAACTCAAGATACAATTCCAGATCTTTCAGATCCTGCTACGCTTGGTTGCTTACTAGCTCTCGTGCGAGATGCGCATCGTGACCCTAGGATATTTGTTGAGGCTTACTCGCCTTTTCGTGACAAGTGGCGTTGCATGGGCGTCTCGTTTTCTAGTGAATGGGTTGGCCCCAGCGAAGCAGAAGCTCTTGTTGCCGCACTAGAGGTCGCGCCATAAATATCTATTACTCTGTATTAAAGATCTAAATAATAACTGGAGACTTTTATGGAACATTATGATCTAGAAGAGAGTGAAACTTATTGGGAAACAGCAATGCTTCATGGTGTTGCTGGTGTTAATGATTGTTATGATCTTGAGCCACCTTCTGGTGATGGAGAGGAATACTAATGAATGTAATTGCAGTTCGAGGTTTACTTGAGAAAGCTATTGAGTCTAAGCACTGGAAATGGACCGGAGGTATGCGGGTCTATTTCCCTGAGACTAAATCTTATATTCGTATTCCTGACGGAGACTATGAAGATCTACCTGGTGGGCTTCCAGACTTCAACGATCCTGCAACAGTAGGATGTCTACTCAGTCTTGTTCGCAAAGCCTACAATGACGATAGTATTTATGTTCGTCTTGCTGAAGGCAAGGCAGCAGGAGATATTTACGCGATTCCCAGATGGGAGGTTAAGGGTAGAGCTTGCAATGCTTGGGGCTATCCTCTTGAAGGATTAGCTCTTATTGATGCATTAGAAGGCGCTCCCTAAGGTTTAAAATGTCTTATCTAAACCATAATATCCCTACAGTTACTTGTCTAATTCGAAATGAGTACTTGTTCAATCATACTAAGGGTCATGGAGAGTTTACTCCCTGTGACGTGCACTCAGTAGCTTCTATTGAAAAGCGGGTTCCGCTGTTTGAAGCCTTTCTCGACAATGGGGTAAATTGGACTCGTCGTCCTATTACAGCTTTTTGCTGGAAGAAGGATGCACCAATCTTGCCTTTGACAGAGCATGTTTACTGGGATTGCTTCTCACCCTACATTGATGTGCAGGTTAGAGCACGGCTAGCAGGACTCTCAGCAGAGCTTGTTGGCCCTACTGGCATTAGACGTACAGGTAAGTACCTATTTACTTTAGACTGGTCTTGGGAGAACAAAGCCGGCGCTCTAGACGTCAACTTCTCAGAGACTCCAGAGCATAAATGCGCTCATTTCTTCGCAGGAAGAGATGGCAACTATTTTGCTTATCCAAACAATCGTTGTATCTGGATTGATTCTGCTTGGGTTAGCAACCGAATTCGTAACAACCCTGGCTATTTGATTGACATGAATATTTATTCCGTCGAAGATCTGCGTGCTATGCAGACAAGCGATCATTACATGACAGAGTTCACAACCGTGGAGTAAACCTTGAAGTTGGACTTTAAGACTATCTATGTAGAGAATAATAACTATTCACAGTCTGAGCAAAGCAGACTTGATTCTATTCTAAATAGATTTCCTGATGCTCAGGTTAAAAAAGTTGCTAGTCATTGGAAAATTCCAGATCTAGTAGATATGGATCCTGTTGATTGGATTAAGGCTAAGAAGCACATCTTGGTTCTTGGTAAGCTTAAGATTCTTGCAAGTACAGTCAACGGTAGAAGCTCTGACTTCATTGCTCCATCTCATAGTAATGGCTGCTTAAGTGCATGCCAGTATTGCTATGTTGCTCGGCGCAAGGGCGGCAGTAATCCTTTGACAGTATTTCTTAATAGTGAGAAGGTTGCTGAAAGCATTGTAGATCACTGCAATGAGCTTGGTCCTAAGCCCGAATCTAATCAGTGTGATCCTGAATATTGGATCTATGACATTGGCAATAACAATGACGTCAGCATTGATGCAATGATTAGTGACAATCCATTTGTACTAATGGAAGCTATCAAGAGTACTAAGCATGGTAAGTTGACTTTTGCAACTAAAACTGTTAATATTGATCCGTTCTTAAAGTTTAATCCTAAGAGCAGAACTAGAATTCGTTACAGTTTGATGCCTCAGGCAGTGTCTAAATATGTTGACATTAGAACTTCTCCAATCGAAGATCGTATTGATGCAATGAACGAACTTGTTGAGGCAGGCTATGAGGTTCATGCTAACTTTTCTCCTGTCATTATGTATGGAGATAAGCAATGGAAGAAAGATTGGATTGAGCTATGGCAACTTATGGATAGTAAGCTAACAGACAGAGCCAAGCTTCAGATGAAATCTGAGGTTATTTTTCTAACTCACAGTACTGATCTGCATGATATTAACATGCAATGGAATCCTAAGGGTGAAGAATTTCTTTGGACTCCTGAAATCCAGCAAACTAAAGCTAATAAGCCTGATGTCCTATGCTATCAGTATGGACTTAAAGGTGACAATGTTAAAGCTTTCTCTGCTGGTATTAAGAAATTTATTCCCTGGTGTGAAGTTCGCTATGCCTTTTAAGGAAATTTATGCAGTTTGCTAATTCTCGTGAGATTGATACAGTAGATGTTGTTGTTGGGCTTGCTTGGGGTGACGAGGGCAAGGGCAAGGTCGTTAGTTCATTGGTTAATTACCAACACTATGACTTTGTCTGTCGCTTTAACGGCGGCCCTAATGCAGGTCATACTGTTTACTTGGATGGTAAGCAGTACAAGACTCATCTTATCCCTAGTGGTGTATTCCACGGTGTTCCTAGCATTATCGGCCCTGCTTGTGTAATCAATATTAGCAAGTTCATGGCAGAGATTGCTTATCTAGAAGTTAATAGATTTGATACGAGTCTTGTTAAGGTTTCACCTAAGGCTCATGTAATTACTCAAGATCACATTAGCTATGACACTAATTATCTTTCGCATCTTGGGACTACAGGGCAAGGTATTGCTCCGTGCTACTCAGATAAGATGTTGCGTAAAGGAATTCGTGCAGCTGAAGTTCTTGATCCCAAGTGGATCTGGGATGAGAAACTTTTTGGTTCTATCCTTGCAGAAGGCGCGCAGAGTGTCTGGCTAGACATCGATCATGGATCTTATCCTTACGTTACTAGTAGTTCTACTTTGCCTTATAATGCTTGTTCACTTGGCTTCTCGCCTATGGATATTACTCGCATTATTGGCATTGGTAAGATGTACGACACTAAGAGTGGGGCAGATCCTATGTTTCCTGTTAGTTTAATGCAGGATCCAGTTCTTGCTGAGATTGGCAGAATTGGCAAGGAACAAGGTATTACAACCGGACGTCAAAGAATTGTTAATTATCTTAATCTTGATAAGATGATTGCTGCGATTCGCCTGTCTGGCGTCACCTGCGTTGTACTTAATAAAGGTGACATTCTAACTAAGATAGAAGAAGGTAACCCATTTAAGTTCCGCTTTCGCGACGAGCTTGTTACATGCAAGACACTCAAAGAAATGCAGACTACTATTGCAGAGATCATCGAGGGCGAATGCTCTAATCTTCTTGAGGAAGATGTTATTTTCTCTGATCATCCAGAATTTGTTAATTGGGAGGACTACTTTGCATGGCAGAGCTAGAAACTGTTGATGATGTTGTAACTAATTACTTTTTACCTACACTTTATAAGAAAGTAAATGGCAATAAGATTGAGGAATGGACCATTGCCGTTTTAGGTAATGGTTCATTTTATACAACCAGTGGGCATATTGATGGTGTTAAGACTACCAGTAAGCCTACTGTTTGTGAGCCAATGAATGTTGGCAAGAAGAATGCGACTACTGCAGCTGACCAAGCTGCAAAGGAAGCAAAAGCTAAGTGGGATAAACAGATCAAGAAGGGTTATACTGAGACTGTCGATAATGTAGATGAGGCTTTACCCTATCAGGTAATGCTCGCTAAGAATTACGATGACTATGCAGATGACATTACTTGGCCCGCTTATACTCAACCTAAGCTCGATGGCATTCGATGCAGGATCAATAAGGATGGTATGTGGACTAGAAACAATGAAAAGATTGTTTCATGCCCTCATATTAACTCAGCTCTTGAGTCATTCTTTGAGAAGTGCCCGGATGTCCAGCTAGATGGTGAACTTTACAATCATGAATTTAAAGATAACTTTAATAGGATTGTAGAACTTGTTAAGCGCCAGAAGATTGATGATGCGCAACTTGCTGAAAGCAAGAAGTATATTCAGTTCTGGTGCTACGACAACATGGTAGATGGTAACTTCATTGATCGTCTTAAGTTTTTTAAGCAATACAATACGTTTGGTATGAAACTGATCGACATGAAATATGTCACAACAGTTGAAACGCACACTGTAAACAGCCAGGAAGAAGTCCAGGCTAAGCTTACTGCATATCTTAAGGAAGGATATGAGGGTCTTATGCTTAGAAGAAATACTGCTTATGAAAATAAGCGAAGTAAGAATCTTCTAAAGCTTAAGAAGTTTATCGATAGCGAATATGAAATTGTTGGTGTTGTTGAGGGCGAGGGGAACAAGTCTGGCATGGCTGGGGCATTTACCCTGGTCATGTCAGATGGTCGCCACTTTAATAGTAATATTATGGGCCCTCATGAGTATCTTGTAAGACTATGGGAGAACAAGGATTCACTTATAGGTAAGCAGGTAACTATTCAATATTTCAATCTAACCCCTGATGGGGTACCTAGGTTTCCATATGCGAAAGCATTAAGAGACTACGAATAAGGAAATAATTTATGGAGTATAACCTGAGTAAGAAAGAACTAGGATATATTCGAGTTGCTATTAAACAAGCTAGACGATCCAGTTATGAGAGGTTCTGCCATGGCGCAGTTCTAATTAAGGGTGGTACAATCATTAGTACCGGTTTTAACACGGTCAAAGGTTCACCCTTCCTAAAGCATAACTTCCCGAATAGTTTAAGAGATACAATGCACGCTGAGATGACATGTTTACATGGATTCCCTACTAGCGACCTTAGTGGCGCTAGCCTGTATGTAGTTAGGGTTCAACCTAACACTCTTGAACTTAAGAATAGTAAGCCTTGTGCGCTCTGCGAAGAGCTCATTAGCTGGTACCCTTTGAAAAAGGTAATCTATTCTAACGGAGGAGGATTGTTTAGCGCATTGTAATACAAGGAGAAAATGCTTACGAAAATACTAATGTTGCTGTCATTTTGGATCACACCAATGAAAAATTTCATTGAGTATGATGCAATAAAGGCAACAGACACATATCGGATCTTGGATAAATATGAATACATCTCTGATTCAGATAAATACTTAATCTCGGATGCAATTGAAAAAACTTCAATTGAGAAAGAATTATCCAAGGAAGAAAAAGCAATTGTTCTAGCCGTCGCATACCAAGAAAGCAGATTTACTAAAGAGGCAATAGGCTACTCTGGGGAATGCGGTCTGTATCAACAGATACCTAAATGGCTACCTAATAAAGAATTGCGTGAAATGGAATATGATGAGACTTGTAAACTTCTTAAGAATCCATATAGTGGAACTAAAGAGTTTATAAATACATATAGACATCTAGAGAAGCGTTATCATAAAGACTGGCCTTGCCATTATAATCAAGGCATTAATTGTGGTAAGCGTGGATATGCTTATATGAAGAATCATTATAGACTTAGGAGACAGTTTGAGCGTCAGCAAGATAGATACGCCCAGCTTGACTAATGATCAGATTATCTGGCAAATAGTAATATGGTTCTATACTCAAGTATTAGATATTACTGATTATTTCAGTGATACACTTTTAGTTGATCCTAGAGATATTACTTTTCCAGAAACTCTAAATACTTTAGACTTAGATAAATACTATTATGATTTAAATAGTTATGCAGCTATAGAAGAATATACAAAAAATCCCTCAGAGCGTCCCCACATAAGCGAGGGGTCCATAATGACATTAGCTATATTCTTTTATTTGCATGCTAAATTAGGTCATAATATAGTCTTTTATCCAAGCGAGAGTTTTAGAAAAAAGAACGTATTCCTTATAGAGGAGGAAAACACCGTCTACTATATTAAATATGGAGACGATGCAACTTATGATTCTATAAGGAATATTGTTCTTGATCTTAGTAAAAAGCATAGCATATGCAAATATAAAATATTAACTTTAGATAAAAACTTTAAAAAGACTAAAATGTTTAAACGTTTTGTTTTTGATTTGTCTAGTTTAGACGAATTGAATAAGGCGACTAAACACTTAGAGGAATAAAATGCAAATTGAAAAGATTGTTGCTGCTATTCGCAAGTCTGACATTGGCAAAGTTATGTATAAGGCGCGGCCAGCAGGTAATTTTTTAGGCGTATTTGGCTTAAAGCCTAGACCTCCGGATACTGTGTTCCTTGAGACAGGTACTCTAGAAGATATAGGGCTTACTCCTGTTGTCAATCAGACATATAAACGTTTTCGCCAATCTATCTCTAAAGATTTTGCAATTCTTGCTTGTCCTGAAAGTTACTGTCAGTTACCTGATGATACTTTCTCCACAAGAGTGCAATATCAATTGGTTGATTTAGATCTTTATACCTATCTTATAACGATACAAGCTATTACAGATAATAAACTTTTAGTTGAGTCTACTGGGTATAGTAAACTTTTTTATCTTGACGGTAGATTTATCAATTATCAAACCATTATTAATCAAAATATGTTCAACTATTCTTTTGTATTCAGCGAATACAGTCCTCTGACTCCTTACATTTATAGGAAAAGGAACGCAGAATTCTTTGCTGAAGAGAATATCGAAGACGTTTTGGTTAGTTTTAAGAAGTCTGCTGAGAAGTTTGACTTGCAAACAAATTTTGAATCATTGCAATTATTGTCTAATATTGCTACTTTACCTACTTAACACAAGGATGTTAAATGTCAAATACAAATAATTCAGATACTCAGTCTAATATTCGTCCCACTTCTGAGTACAATATTACGGCTTACTGGCGCAATATCGACACTTACAATACGACTAACAACAGCACTTTTGCAATTCGTGCAAGAGACATTGGTCGTTCCTGTGGCATTTCAACTACTCAGGTTAGCCGAGATCTCAAGATCTCAACTACCGCGCTTACCAATCTAGTTCGCAATCGCAACAAGACTGATGGTCGTTTTGACAATATCATTACGACGCTTGTACAGGCCCGTGAGTACCGTACTCGCACTGGCAAGGTGCATCCTATGCATCGTTCACTAGTCCATGCTGTGTCTACTAAGTATTCAACCCGTGTGGCTGCTGCACTCGCTGGTATCTCACCTAGCACTGCTAGTGTCTGGACTCAGAATGAGCGTAAGGAGATTTCTCGTCGTTACGCCGAGTCCTTTCTCACTGATCTTTCTAGCATTAATTCTTCCACTTTCCGATTTACAACTACTGGAAAGTAAACTAAAGGTTTAATTTATGGGACTTATTCTAGGCGCTTTATTTTTTGGAGGCCTATTAGGCTATTCAACGTACCATACTTTTACTAAGTTACCAGCAAAGATTCAAGCTTTTTGTTTTAAACATGAATTGTTCTTTGATGGGGCAGTTACTATTCTTAACATACTATTTATAACTAATATATCTATGTCGTTTATGGCAGTAGCAGCTGGTGTAATTAGCGAGTTTACTTGCTTAGGCCTCTTTGGTCGTCGTAAGCGACAGTTAGAATCTAAGACAATTGGAATCTAAAATAGCGAACTATTATAATTACCTTAAATTTGGAGAGTTACTGTGAGTGACGTTAAGTTTGCTAGCTTGCTAGCTATTAGAGAGTTTGATAGAGAGCGTAACATTACAGTCCTTGAACCCAAGGACTTTGCTGATATGCCTGTTGAGAAGCATATTAAGGCTCTGGCGGCTTTTGCACGTGATAAGCAGAGAGCTCTATCTTTGCTTAAAATTGCCAACGAAGACCTTTACGACAGAGATCTTAGTGACTCTGACTTGGAGCTAATCGACACTCTTCTTGGTAACTATATGCGTTTCTCTACCAGTGAGGCTTATGACGCTAGATGTATTAGTATTGCCTATAAGGAAGTAGGACTTTATTCCTATGACTTTGGTATTGCTATTACGTCTCCTGAGGATCAATACAATAAGTATCTTGGTAGAAACCTTGCTGCAATTAGACTAGGAGATCCTTTTTCGTCGTTTTGTTGGCATGTTGATATTAAGGAAACTGACACTGATAGATCAGTTAAGGTCTACTCACGTGCAGAAAACAATCTTCGATATTTAGATGAAATCATTCTTCCGATTTCAGATCTTACCTATGGAACAGCTGAGTGTCCCAATATAAGATCAATTACCAAGATCATCTATCAGACACTTAGTACTCTTAGAGATGTTCCTTGGAGTCATTCCCTTTTTAGTTGGAGAGATTATGAGCGCCGACTCCTTGAATTCAGAAACTATCCTTACAATAGCGCAGACTTTAGGAACCCTCGTTTCACAAAAGAATGCTGCATATGGTGATGCATTCTCTCAGGCTGGTGATGTCATTCGGGTCTTGTACCCGGATGGCGTCCGGCCAGAGCAATATGTTGACCTTTTGGTGACTGTTCGTATTGTTGATAAGTTGTTTCGTATAGCAAATAGCAAAGATGCGTTTGGCGAAAGTCCATGGCAAGATATTGCTGGCTATGGTTTACTGATGACTGCTTATAGCAGCGCTAAACAAGAATAACCTGTTATCTTATTTTAGGATTATTATGAATGATATTGAGCTTGCAAGAGCATTGATGAAAACTATTGCAAAGAAAACTTATTTCTTTGTTGTTAATTACCAATAGAATATAGGATTACTAGCAGTTATGGGAAGAAGCTATAGAGATGATTACACTGAACATGAGGTCCGTGCCTTTAATGCTCAGAGGAATAACACAAGAGACTCTAAGACCTTTATAACTTTGTCAGAAGAAGATGGAGTAACCTGTCCTAGGTGTAAGAAGTTTTTGACTTATATTTACTTAGCTCGTAATAGTAAATGTTATAGCTGCAGTACAGAAATTGAAGTAAATGACTAAATTACTAATTGCTAGTAATTCCAAAGCCCAGCGTGCAGTGGTAGAGATGCAAACTATCTGTATTGCACATGGGCCTATTCTTAGCCGGATAGACGATGGAGTAAATGAGGCAACTCTTTATTTCCGTCGCTCTATCTGGTCTAAGGATCTTGATCTTACTTTAAGATCACTTGCAGATTTATTAGAGTGTTCTGTTACCGAATATCTTTATGATAAGGATTCAGGACAAGTTATTGTGTGTTTTAAACGATAAGGAGGTCCAATGACTTGCATTCTAGGATATTCAAATACGGGCATTGATACAACAACTGGTATGCCTACTAATATGGATCTTGATCCATTGCTTAAGTCAGTTCTACTTAAGGCAGATAGCCGTGTAAGTTATGCAGACTACGGCTTTATGCTTAAGCAGCCTAAGATTTTTATTCGTGATGATATTATGTTTGGTTACGCTGGTGTTCTTAAGGACGCTCAGCTTTTCCAGCATACTTATTACGAGCTTGTTCGCCCTGATGATGTAAGCGATATTGCTTATATCCACAACGTACTTAACGAGATTATTCCTGCCAGTATGCAGAGTAAGATGGTTAGCAAGGGTCGGGGCACCGATGATATGGATCCACTACCAGCTAGCAATCTTAATCTACTTGTTGGCTATCGTGGTAATCTTTATCATGTAGACGCATTCCTTTGTGTTACCCTACTGGCTGAGCCTTTCCAGGCCACAGGCAGTGGTCAGCCTACAGCTCTTGGTGCTTACGCGCTAGCTCGTCGTCTTGGTCTTCTTGACCCTACAGATGATGATTCAGTCCATCTTGATGGTGAGCAACTACTAGATACCGTTATGGATTCAGTTTGTGATATTCATATGGGAGTAGCTGGTCCATTCTGTATGGTTGAACAAGTATATAATACTGAAACGAAAGAGACAATCTATGTTGTCAAGGAAACCTATAGTGAAGTAGACACTATTTTCACTAAGCCTTTCCCTCACAAGCTGTCAATCATATATGACACTGATGATCAATTTGTCCAGTATGGCAAAGTCCATAGTCCTAAAACAAAATCAACTCCAAAGCTAGCTTCGTCTAAGAAGTCTAAGGGCAAGTCAAAGAAGAATTCTACAACCGATAAGAAAAAGAAAGGATCCGATTAATTATGTCTAACTACAAATACAATGGTTTACATTTAATTTATGATGCTGGCGCTAAGTCAGTCCCATCAACTGATAGATTAAATCCTCTTAATGATCCTAGTATGGGTCATAAAGTTGTTTCAGCCCTTGTAGATGCAATTGATATGACATTAATTGTTCCTCCACTTACTATAGAATTCCCACATAACAAGTGCGAACTTGAGCGAGTCCTTCAGCGTTTAGGCGCTGAGGGTCTTGCTGACTCTGCTACTGCTCAGTTTATTTCGAATGCTCTCAAGGAGCGTGCTGAACAAACTTATGGCTATAGCACTATTGCTATGATTGCAGAATCTCACATTGCTTTTCATACATTTCCCGAGCAAGGATTTGTTACGGCTGATGTTTATTCATGCAAAGACTTTGATGCAAAGCTTGTTGAAGAAATATTTGACAGGATGTTCTTTCCTGGTGTAAAAGATATTGAGAAGAGTGTTCATATGGTCCGTAGAACTTTGGACCTGTCTCGTTTCGCGGAGTAAAAATGTTTTTTAAGTTTGAGGATGCGGTAGCTGCTAATTATCAGCTTACCTATGATGACGTTTTGCTTAATCAAGCGCCAGTATCCGATATTAATAGCCGATATGGAGCTAATATTAATCCATATCATAGGAATGAGAATGGTTACTATCAGAAACCTTTTGATGCTTTGCCAATTGTTGCTAGTCCTATGCCAAGCATTGCTAGTCACGCCTTTATGGATGCAATCACTGACTCCACTTATAGGCCATTTGCTATCTTTGCTGATAGATTCAGGCCTGAGCATGAGCTAGATGAGATGTATATGCGAGGCTGTGGCATTAGCATTGGCCTTGACTATCCACTTGATAAGTTGCTTCATAAAGTAAGCGAGTATGAAATTGCACATGTCCTAGTTGACATTGCTAATGGTAATCTTGATAGCCTTTATGACTATCTAATCAAGCTACAAGATCTTCGCTTTGACGAAGGTGTCTTCATCTGGGCAGGCAATGTAACAAACGAACTTGCTTATAGCCGTATTGCTAGTCTATGCGATTATGTTCGTGTTGGCATTGGCGGTGGCAGCGCATGCACTACTCGCATTAATACTGGAGTAGGTGCAGGTAATATCACAACCCTTGCTCGCTGCAGCGCAGAGCGTAAGCGTTTGCTTTATACCTATCCAAAAGACGTAGCAGCTCCTGCTTATATTGTTGCTGATGGTGGTATTCGTACCAATGGTGACATTTGCAAAGCTCTTGCATCTGGTGCAGATCTTGTTATGTTGGGTAAGATGTTGGCCGCTACTCCAGAAAGTGCAGCTACTGCCGTACTTAATGAAAGCACTGGAGTCTGGTACAAGGAATATGCAGGTCTTGCAAGCAGCTCTTATAACAATAAGAGTAGTATTGAAGGGCAAGCTGGCCTTATACCTATGACCGAACCTGTTGTTGACTTGCTCAAGGGCATTGAAGGTAACCTACGTAGTGCTATGAGCTATACTAATAGCCATACACTTGCTGAATTTCAAAGTGCAACAAAGCTTATTTGTTCACCTAGTATTACATCTGAAAATAACACTTCACTAGTGAGATAAACATGGAAGAAGATTTCGATATCAATGCTTTTATTGACGACCATTCTGATGAGGATCTTGATACTTTAACTATCTTTATCCCAGATGAGCTCAAGGTGGAAAGCGACGAAGAGAATGAGGATCTTGGTAAGTATGAGCATGAAGAACTACATAATGCTACTCTAGATCTTGTAGCTGCTGTTCATCTAACAGAAGACTCTGTCACTAGAGATGCCGCAATTGCCATCTATCCTACTAATAGCACTGACAAAGAGACCTTATCTTACGTTAGTACTTGGTTTGATTACTATACTGATGGTGGCAAGAAGCATTGCAATAAGGTTAATTTGTACTTAGAAATTGCTGATCTATCTGAATGGTCTTATAACCAGACAAAGATTGTGCAGTTTGATTCGCTTAAGAATTCAAGGGAAAGAAATGATCGTAAGATCTACTCAAGTCTAATTAATCGAGTCTTGTAATGACCAATATCTTTAGCTTATTTAAGTTTAAAGATAAGTTTGGCACTGATATAGAAGAGAAAATCAAATACAATATTTTAGCTGACAAGCCTATGAGCTTAGTCGGCTATTATTGTTTTGCTTATCTTCATAGTCTAATATCTACAGTAGGTACTAGTTTTCCTACTGGGTCTTTTGCAGTTACTCAAAATGATATTAAGTCTGTTCATAAAACAATGAATGACTTTGGTGTCTTGGGCATTTATGAACTTTGTTATTTGCCTATGGTTTGCCACTATGTATGGAGAGATAAACTTGCAGAGCTAAGAGATAAAAATAAAAAGCAAAGATTTCTTGTTCTTTTTGATAAAGAGTCTCAGCATTTTATTTTCTTTTGGCTTTCATTTTCTAATAAAAAGGCTAGAGTTAATCCTAGTTTTCAAATCTTATCTTTAGATACGCTTAAAAAAGATATTAAAACTGCTGTTGCTTATCAAACTGATAATGCATTAGGCATTATTAAAGAAGGAAACCTTTTACTTTCGGGTATCGAATGATCTTTAATAAAGAACTTTTTAATTTAGCAATTCGCAAAGAAGAAATTAAGAAATGTAAGAAATGTACTGCTCTATGTGCTTCACGAACACAAGTTGTAATTGATAAGTATACCAAGACAACTGCTGCTCCTTGGCAAGACAAAGCTCTACCTATTATGATTATTGGTGAGGCCCCTGGCGAAACTGAAGATCAAGTAGGAATGCCTTTCATGGGCGTTAGTGGTAAAGTCCTAGACAAGTATCTAAACCTACATGAGCTTCAACATTATAGTTATGTTACAAACATAGTTAAATGTAGACCAGACAAGAACAGGACGCCAACTGAAGATGAGATTAAGAATTGCTCTCATTATCTTGTAAGACAGATTGAAGAATTAAATCCAAGTGTAATTATAACCTTGGGTAAGAGTGCAATCTCCGGACTACAGTTAACAGGAACTTTTAGTTCTAAGTACATTGAGTATAACAACGCTTCTCGTACTTATACTTTTGGCCTTGGCTCTAAGGTTTATCCAGTCGTTCCTATTTATCATCCTAGCTACTATCTTCGTCAGAAGAATTTTCTAGATGAAGGAGAATGGCAAGTTTTTGAATCTAATTACAATGAGAAATTCTTGAAAGCTAAATCTTATATCGATACTGCTAATATTTAAAATAGACTTAGAATGGGCCGGCTGCGCCGGCCTTGTTTTGTAGTTTGTATTTGCACTAAGCAATGGAGAAAATATGAGCAAGAGAATGAATATTGATTTCAGTATTTTCGATGAGAATGAATATAGCTTACAGCACTGGACTCCAGCTGCTTTAGGTTATACTGGTGCATATGGAAATGCAGAGGCTCAATACGCTACTGCTAATTTCCTAAGTATCGGAGATGTTGGCGATCCAGACTGGCGTGAGGCCAGACGGTTGCCTTTTGGAGACGAAGCTCTTGAAGCTCTTTATCCTGGTAGTAGAACTTTAAGTTTTATCCAGTATCCTTGGGAGCATCCAGACGCAGACCAGTCAGACCTCGGACCAGTCAATCGTATGATTGAAAGTGATCCTGCTCTTGAGTGGACCTTGGCTGAGATGAGTAAGCTTGAAGCCAAAGGTGAAGTAGACTCAGATCGTTACAACAGCCTTGCTAGTATGGTAGCAGAGATCCGTGGCTATGAAGCTCGCCAAGTCGAAGAGGAAGGCTTTATTCATGCTCCCTCGTGGGCAATGGATGCCATCATCTACGCACAGGAACATGCTTATGATGCTGATGCTACTCGACTAGTTGAAGAGTTCACTGCCAGTGGAGCTAATGCTGGTCGTGTAATCTCAAGCGTACCTTATGCAGATGTTCAGTCTGTCAAAGTTATTCATGACATTCATGATGAGTATGAAATTAAATTGGCCGAAGGCACTCGTCAGTTCGGATTTGCTTTAAGAAATGGCAAGAAAGTCTTTGGACCTTATGGTCCAGGGATTAGTGCTCTGAAATTATATAAGAGCCCTAACTCTTTCCAACCAAGCTCAACAGCATTTAGAATTGAAGAAATGCACAAGCTTCTCTCTGCTAGTGGAATTCTTCCCATCTATAATCAAGATGGAGAGCTTGACTCAATTGATCATCTTCCAGTTACTCCGGACAATCTAGCAGAAGCTAAGAAAAATTACTCTTATCTTGCTAATGCAATCAATGAAGACAACGCCATTACTGCTTTTATTGTAGGCCATATCCGAGAGCTTACAGAAGATCTATACTGGGATAAGTTAAAACAACATCTTATCTCTGATAGGTCCTATAGAGATGTGATGGATTGGAGCGCAGATCTTTATAATAATAAAAAGCCTGCTCCTTGCTTGCAAGCCATTGGACATGAGGGATTAAGTGAGCTAATTGACAACTACTTAACTCTTAAGTCTAGTATCCTAGAAAGAATTAATACTAATTACTATGTTCTTACTGTTGGTAAGAATACAACCCTAGCAGTTACATCAAGCAAGGAAGCCGCGGATATATTCAAGACTGGTAATGCAGAGGATGCCATCTACTTTATGCTGCCTAAGAAGCTACAAGATAAGCTTGGCTACCTTACCAAGACAGTCGAGATGTATGGTTATGAAAGTGCAGAGTATATTGCATGGAAAGAAACAGCATTTAAGTACTTGAATAGCCCAAAATCTAGACGTAACAGAGATTCAATTCAGAACATAATCAAGCTTTACAATAGTAATCGCCGGGTTAAAACTGTCAGTAGCCGGACTATGAGACAATATGGTTGGCTTCTTAATGAGCTACCTTTTACTCGCAAGCAGTTAGATATCCTAAGCGACTGTCTTGAGGCTTACGGTAGAGCAATTGTATCTGCTCAACAACAGGTCCCTGTTATTCGTCAAATTTTCTCTAGACTAAGAACTGTTCTAGAGCAAGACATTTTGGCTGATCGTGTTCCAGTTGTAGCGCTAGAGCAACTTACAAACTCGGGCACAACTAGTTTCGTCTATAAAGTAGAAAGTCTTCCTGTACCTAGTAATGAGAAAAGCAAGAATGCTCTTTATAATGCTGGGCTAATTAGCCCGGAAGAATTAAGATCACAAAGCTATCTTGCTATTAAGCTACATTATGAATATGACTTTACAGAGCCTAGTGATGTTTTTCGATTTGTAAATAAGTTTGCAGCTAGTCCAACAGCAATTAAACTTGCAATTGAAAAATTAAATTGCTAATATGATTATTATTAGAACCCCAATCTGGGGTTTTATTTTATTAACCTATAACCACGGTGTTATATGAAGTATACGTTAGAAGAATTATTTGAAAATTTTGAACTAAAGCTGGATGCCAAGTCTGTTTTTGTCGAGGCAGAAACTAACCATTGGCATTATCAGAACGAAACGATTGTAACAGCAGAGGAACCACATCTAGTCTCTATGCCAGTTGTAGCAGAGTGGGAAGAAGACCGTCTTCTTTCTTTTCCTGACTTTACAATGCGCATGTCATTAGCTAACCCTAATGATCCTGATCGTATCGTAGTCGCAGTTATTCCATTCTCTAGCAAAGTCTTTGAGAAGGGAACATATGAAACCAGAGAAGAATCTGATCATGCTTATATGGCATGGGAATGGGGTCTTCAGCTTTGGCAGTTTGTTTACAATACTGTAAAGAAGACTCCTGCTGCTGCAGAATGTGCCTTCTTATACCGTAAGTATAACAATGTATGCCATGCTTGCTATGGAGATGGCATTGATCCTAATGCTCCTCCTGAAGCTTCTGTTGTTTGTTACATCTGTAATGGCTCTGGGTACTTTGAGCATGTGAAGAAGTAATGGCTTCCTTAACACTAATAATTGCATTACTAGGTGTTGCTGGACTAACATATACTCTTCTATCTAGTCTCAATAGAATAATCAAAACAATTTACTATTGGGAACGTGAGATTACCTTTGTTGATCATATCAATCCTAAGGAAATTCATATTCAATTTCCTAATGAAGCATTAACTAGCGAGACTCTCTCAAAAGATATTGAAGTTGACGATCTACATGAAAGATTTCAATTCGCCGCTAGCGAGAATGAGACTGCTTATGTTCCCTATGCAAGCCTGCTAGCAGGAATTGTTGACATCTTTTTAGGTTATAGAAATGTTATTGGTGCTCTTCAGAATGCTGAAGAAGAGTACAATGACGATCCAGACGAGCTAGAACTATTCAAGGGTCCTAAGAAATTTGATTTTCCTAGCGTAATGAATGGTGTTGATACCTATAACATATATACAAAGTATAGCCTATGGGACTTGGACGAAGATAAGGAAATCTTTATTTCATCTGCTGATAATTACTCTGCTTTTGTTAAGCGAGTGATTGACAACAAGTCTAATCTTTCTTATAGAACACATTATATGGTTTATAAGAAGGTCGCCAATAAAGAGAATGGACAACTCATAAGTGAGCTGACTACTGCTTTTAATATTGGACAAGCTTATAATGATTTATCAAATAGAGTCCCAGTAATGAATGTTACACATTTGTCGGAGAAGAAGGATGCTGGAAAGAACTAATGATTTAATTCCATGTCTTGATCATGGTTATGTTAAGTTAATTGATGTTATGCCTCATGCTGATGCAGAGGATCTTTCATTTAATACTAACATTGCTGACTATGCAATTATTGATGCTGCTAGAGTTAGTTACCAGTCGGGTACGACGCGCAAGCAGTCAGATAAGCAATTGCTACGTTATCTTATGCGTCACTGGCATACTAGTCCTCTTGAAATGGTAGAGTTTAAGTTTGAGATGCGTTTACCTATCTTTGTTATGCGCCAGCTAGTTCGTCACAGAACTGCTAGTCTTAACGAGGAGAGCGCACGTTACAGTGTAATGGAAGATGTATTCTATGAACCTGATACTCTTAGAGCTCAAAGCACTACCAATAAGCAAGGAAGCGCTGAAGGTGACTTTAATCCCTTTATTGGTCCCAAGGAAACAGCAACAGCAGTTATGAATCATCAGACTGATGAAGCCTATAAGCTTTATCAACAGTTGATTCAGGTTGGTGTTAGTCGTGAACAGGCCCGCATGGTACTTCCTGTCAATCTATATACACGTGTTGTATGGAAGTGCGACTTGCTTAATCTTCTCAAGATGCTTAGACTTCGTCTAGATCCTCATGCTCAGTATGAGATCCGCGTATTTGCAGAAGCAATTGCAGAGTTTGTAAAACTACATTGTCCTTGGACCTGGGAAGCATTCGAAGACTACTGGCAAGGTGGAGTTACTTTCAGTAAGGTAGAGCTAGACGCTTTACGCTATCTCATTCCCTTTACTGGCAAAGAAGCTTTCAATGCAGCTATTCAAGGGACTAACTTTAGCAAAGGCGAGTTGCTAGAGTTTGAAGAAAAATTTAATAGGATTGCTAATGGGGATCATTAGTAGAACTTTTAATAAATTCTTTAATAAGACTGAAGAGCTTATACAACCTGAGACCCGGGAACTTGCAATTGTAAATCCTGAGTCTCAGACTAAGATTCCTGAATTTACTATGCCCCAAGGCGAGAAACTTTCCGTCGAAGAGCAAATTGAAGAAAACAAATACATGATTAGACAACTTGATCCTAAACTTGTATTCATAACTGACATGATCAATGAACTAAATAGTGAAGAAGATGCTTTGCAAGTAATAGCAGAAGAACCAGACATGATGAGACTATGGCTTGCCCATGTTGTTTATAAAGAGAATATTAATAATTTTTATACATTAATTTCTGGTAAAAATATTAACTTGCTTAACCCTGAAGCTCTTGTCCCAAAGAGCAAAAGATTACCACCTAAACCCCGGAAAATTAAATGCCTCAAAGATTTGCCGCTTCAAAAGAGTCTTTTGAATTAAATAGCATAAGAGTAATGCAAGACCATCCAAAGCCCTTCGTCATCAAAGAAGAAGACGATTATAAGGGCGTTGGATTTAGTCTTGTTTGGGATCGATTAGATAAAGATACATTCAAACTTTCTTGTTACAACAAAGGAGTTTTTAATGTTCTGTCTGAAGATTTTAAAACTTTGATTGATCTACAACCGTACTCTATATTCAATACTACTTTGAATAAGGAGTTGTTTAGTGTGACTTATAAAAGCGATCCTCTTGCAAAAGACAAAGATCTAGTTTATACTGAGCAAATCACTCTTAGATCAGTAGATCTGTTTGAAGATGAAAATACTGTTTGTTTTTATCTTAGTCGTTTGGTCGAGAAATTTAATTGGAAGTTGCAAGTCCAAGAACCAGGTTTTGATATCTGGGAAGATTTTATTATTTAATATTGTAGGAAATAATTAGAACAAAAGAGGAAAAATGTCAAAGCAATTTCAGATTGTCAAGAAAAGTAGCGCACTCCAGATCTCTTACATTCCAGTAACCACTAAAGATAGTGACTACGGTAAGCAAGTAGAAAAGGAAGGCGCAGTGTATCTCCAGTTTGCCCGTGCAACTGGTGGCAAGAACGAAGGTGGCCATAACACCTTTGATTGGGGTAATAAGATTGTTTTTGCCGTAGGCATTAACGATATCTACCAGATCCTTAGCTTTTACAACGGTGTAATGAATGGCTGGGTTGACACATCACAACGTCAAACTCTAAACCTTATTCACGTTCCGCCTGGCGCAAGCGAGGATAATGTCAAGAAGCTTACATTCCAGAGTGGCGTAGATAAGTATCTAGGTACTTACATGCTTACGATGCGCAATGAGGCTGGTGATAGTATCTCTACGTCAATGACATCAGGAGAGATGGATATCTTTATCAATCTATGCCGGACTGCTAGCATCTATATGACTGGCCTACATCTTGATCTACAGCGCGAAAGAGATCCTAAGAAGTAAGATCTACTATGAAGAATTTTTATTATAAAGTATTAGATAAAATTCGAACTTATATCTGGACTATAGCCTTTTCTTTTGGATATGGCTTCAATCCGATACCTGGCTTCCCATATAGATCTGGCTTGTGGACTCATATTGGCCTATTCTTTGATGACACAGAGAAGATGGTTATTTATAGATATGGATCCACCGAAGGTCCAAATATAGATATGGACAAAACAGATTTCTTTGTCTATAAATATGAAGAGTTGCTTCCTGAGGGCTATGACATTTACACTAAGACTACTTTTTTACTTGCAAGTCTTGCACTTAAACAGTATACTAGGGGCTTAGGATTCAATAGCTTAATGACAGGAACAAAACTTAGGATCTATACTAACAGTCCATATGTAGCTGGAGAGCTTCGCAACCACTTAAGTAGATTCAAAGATCCATATGGTTACAATCCCTATTTCTTTCAAGCAATGGGGATGAAACCTGTGGACCAACATGGCATTCCTTATAATTTTAACCATTCTAATGGCAACTTATTTATAACTTATTTACCCGAAGGATAGCAATGCAGCAACAACCCGAAAAGAATCCTGGCCTCAAACTACTCGATAAAGCCGGAGATGAAACAAATCTTCAGAATGTAATAGACAAGCTTCTTAAGCTTATCACTGAAGAGAATATGATTGAGAATTCAAAAGGCAAACTTGTCATATCAGAGTTCTTAGATATTCTAATGGACAAGGAAGATCCTTTCATTACAGCTCTCGCAACGCTAGGCAATGAGAAGTCAGTCAATGCATTAGGCATTCTACTTTTTGTTACATTTCAGCTTGGTTATAATTTTGGAGCTAAGGATCTTGCATTTGCAGAGCCAGGTCCGGACGACACAGTCGAAATTACTATGCCGTTCAAAAACACAAGTGCTGAAGAGCCTGTACAGTAACACATGTATTCTTATTTAATAAGAAATCAATACACTATTAAAAAAACTATTTCAATTGTAGCGCCAATCATTTTTGAGATTGGCCTTAACTTGCTCGCCAGGCACAATGAACGAAAGCTTGGCAAAACCAAAGAGGTAAATTATGGAAATTAGAGTTCGTGTAAACCCCCTTAGTAATCCTACTGGTCCTGTTGTCGCTATGGGTGACGTAACCCTTGTAACTGATGATGGCGAACTTATCCTTAAGGGATGGAAGGTAGTCAACGGAAAGAACGGCTTATTTGCTGGTGCTCCAAGCGCTAAGCGCGGTGAGGCATATGAAGATACGATTATTGCTCCTAAGGAGAGCGGTCAATTCCTTGCTGACATCAAGCAGGCGCTTGTCGATGAGTATGAGAGCCAGACGGGCGGTTCGACTCGCTCGCCATCGTCAGCTGCTAAGCCTGCTGCAGGTAAGCCAGCTACGAAGAGCAGTGTTCCTGACGCATATCTTGCGAAGAAGCCCGCACCTGGTAAGGTTGCGCCCAAGGCTAGCACCTCAGACGAGTGGGAAACTGACTAAGGAGTAGATGATGGAAATAGATAAAGATAAAGTTGAGTCTGCAAAGAAAAGCTGCGTAACTGATATCAACCTAGTCAATACTATTTCTTTCAACAAGAAGACTCTGACAGAATGGGCTGAGTATTATCGGGTAAGTTTGCCCGATGATATGACTGTTAAGGACGTCTATAAGCAATTTAGACGTATTGCAGACTTACTTAGTGATGTAAATCACAAGCACAGTCAAGCCGTTCTGGCCAGAGATCTTCATCACTCTGCAATCAAGTCTCGTAAAGCTGCAAAGCTTTTAGAACTTAAGAAAGACAATCCTAAGTTTACTGTAGATCAACTACAGGCGAGTCTTGATGTAGAGTTCGATGATGATAATACAAAGGAAGTATTACATACATTCCTAGTAGATTTTTTTGAAAGAATTCAGGGTCAACTTATAGGTATGAGACGAGTTCTAGAAAGTGTTGCTTACTCTGTTAATAGCGAGTTAAAAGCATTTGGAAAAGGTTCTGAGGGTTTTGAAACTCAGTGATAAGATATTCCTTACCCCTTTCTATTTCTTATTATTTTAAGAGAGTTTAAAATGACAGATATTAATAATTTTTCGCTACAAGATGTAGTAACGCCCTGGAGTACTGTAGGCTATCTTACCTATAAGAGAACCTATGCAAGACGACTTAGTGAGTCTGATCTTAATGGTCCGACCGAGGAATGGACTGACACTGTAGAACGTGTTCTTAATGCCAGTGATAAGCAGCTTAAGGTAGGCTTTACGCCTGATGAGCGTGCCCGACTTAGGCAGTATATGCTTGAGCTTAAGGGTACCGTTGCTGGCCGCTTTCTGTGGCAGCTAGGCACTAGGACTGTTAAGGACTTGGGTCTTCCAAGTCTTCAGAACTGTGCTTTTACCGTTGTTGATAATCCCGTTCGTCCATTTACTTGGACAATGGATATGCTTATGCTTGGTTGTGGCGTTGGCTACAATATTCAGCGTGAGCATATTAACAAGATTCCTAAGGTTCGTAAGAACTTTAAGAGCCCAACCCGCAGAGACCAGGGGGACTCTGACTTTATTGTGTCCGATACAAGAGAAGGTTGGGTTGCACTATTAGCTAAGACTCTTAAGGCTGCATTCCTTGCAGACAAGAAGAATACATTTACATTTAGCACTCAGCTAATCCGTGGTAAGGGCGCGCCAATCAAAGGCTTTGGTGGCGTAGCTAGCGGTCCTGAGATTCTATGTGAAGGTATAGCTAATATTGGTAAGGTCCTAGAGAAGCGCGCTGGTAAGCAATTACGCAGTGTTGATTGTCTAGATATCATGAACATTATTGGCAGCATCGTAGTAGCTGGTAACGTACGACGTAGCGCACAGATCGCCATTGGAGACTGTGACGATATTGAGTTCCTACTTGCTAAGCGTTGGGACCTTGGGACAATTCCCAGCTGGCGTGCAATGTCCAATAATAGTGTAGCTTGTGACGATATCAATGATCTTCCTGATATGTTCTGGGATGGTTACGAAGGCAAAGGAGAGCCTTATGGTCTAATCAACCTTAAGCTTTCACGTGCTATGGGTCGCCTTGGCGAGACAGAGTATCCTGATCCTGCTGTCATGGGTTACAACCCTTGTGCAGAACAGAGCCTTGCTAACTTTGAGACTTGCTGTCTTGCAGAAGTATTCCTTCCCAATATAACAAGTGCGGCCGAATTGGCTGATGTATGTAAACTACTTTACCGTATTAATAAGCATAGCTTGGCTTTACATTGCCATCATTCGGAGACCGAAGAGATTGTCAATAAGCATATGCGTATGGGTATTGGTATAACTGGTTATCTGCAAGCCACAGATGAACAAAAGTCTTGGCTTAAAGATGTCTATGGTGAGCTTCGTGCTTACGATGTTGAGTATAGCGCTGCAAAGGGATTCCCTGTTAGCGTTAAACTTACTACCGTAAAGCCTAGCGGTACACTTAGTTTGCTTCCTGGTGTTACACCGGGTGCACATCCTGCATATGCTAGACATCTTATTCGTCGTATTCGTATTGCTGCTAATCATCCACTGATTGAAGTGGTACGTTCACACAACTATAAGATTGAGTATCAAGAAAACTTTGATGGTAGCCTTGACTATTCAACTATGGTAGCTGAGTTTCCATTTGCCTATCCTGAAGGAACACTTCTAGCTAAGGATATGACAGCCCTTGATCAGCTTGCTGTAGTCAAGAGACTTCAGGAAGACTGGTCTGACAATAGTGTATCTTGCACTATTTATTATAGAAAGGAAGAGCTTGAGCAGGTTAAGGAATACCTTCGTGAGAACTATACCTTAAACCACAAAAGCCTTTCATTCTTATTGCATTCTGAACATGGTTTCAAGCAAGCTCCTCTTGAAGAAATCACAGAAGATGTCTATAATGAACTGGTTAGAACAACTAAGCTAATCAATGGTATTTCATTTGATGCGAGTGTTGACTCTAGTGATTGTGAAGGCGGATTCTGTCCTGTTAAATAAGGAACCTATGGAAAATTCAGATCCTAAAGTTAAGACAGATTCGCAAGATCTCTTAAGACTTCTTAAAGATATCTTTGCACTAGAACTTACTGCTCCTCAAGAAGAAAAGCTTAAACTATTTATGGCCGGGAAAGGAAGTCTTTCCTTGAACGGTCGTAAGTATACCAAAGAAGACCTGAAGGACTTGTTCTATTCGCAGGGCTAATTAAACAATACAACTATGAGGTTTATATGTCAGAAGAAATGAATGGAGTGAACGGCGACTGGGAGCATGAAGATAACTTTAGTACTCCTGGAGCCAGCACATGGAATGCAAAGACATTTAATGCATTCAAGATGAGTAAGCTAAAGCAATACGGCGAAGATCTTATCCTTGTCACTGGCAAAGATAGTCTTCCTGTATTTAGCTTTGTTGCAACAGGTGATCCCTGTTTAGACAGTCTACTTGGTGGCTTTGGTGATAATGCCGGCTGGCCACGTGGTACTTTTATTGAGATTGCTGGTGAGGAATCATCTGGTAAGACTACGTTAATGTACGAAGCTCTAGCTAGTTTTGCTAGAACTTTTCCTGACCGTGGCATTGCTTTCATTGATATGGAAGGTAACTTTGACTCAGAGTATGCAAGACACCTTGGTGTTCCTGTAGACGAAGAGCGCTTTGTTTATAGTCTTCCTCAAAATGGCAAGCAAGCTCTTACGTTACTAGATCAGCTTGTTCGCAGTGGCATGTTTTCATGTGTTGCTCTAGATAGCTGGGCTGCTATTAGTCCTCCTGCTAGTGCTGATACTAATGCAGAAGCTGGTGATGGTGCAATCGGTTGGCATGCTTTGCTTAGCTCGAAGGTCCTAGGCCGTCTTGCTACTGCTTATAAGGCCTATGACTGTACGTTTATTACGAGTAACCAGATGAGAGTTAATATTACTCCAATGGGTGCGCGTGGTACTATCACTACAGGTGGTCGTGCTATTCGCTATTATGCTAGACTTCGTCTTAAGATTCTTCCTATCCCTGGTGATGGCAAAGAGAATCTTAGAAAGGTCCAGATTGTTAAGGCTCAGGGCGCAGCTCGTGCTGAGGATGAGGTAGAGATTAGCATTAAGTGGGGTATCGGCCTTGACCGAGTTGACTCGCTTATTACTATGGGTCTAGCTCAGAAGCATATCGTTGCTGCTGGTGCATGGCTACAGATTCCTGCAATTGGCCTTAAGGTTCAAGGTAGAAATAATCTTTCTGAAAACCTTAGAAGCGATGCAGGAGCAAGAGCTTCTCTTTGTGATCTATTAGGTGTGGCGCATTTTGATGCCAGATATCCGTTGTCTCGTAAGCGCAAGATTTCTTTCGCTGAGGAAGCACCGGACAAGGAGTAAAAATGTCTACAATTAATAACAAGCAATTGGAGCTTGCTATTAGAATCTCCCTGGACGCAGATATTCCTGTCTGCGTCTGGGGAGCCAGTGGTATTGGTAAAAGTACAATCATTGAACAGACTACTAGGAGCTTTTTTGCTGATATAAAAGCAGATGTTCCTATGTTCTGTAATAGTGAGTTTGCTAGTGTTAAGATTAATAAGTTAGGTCCTCAGACCTTTTATGATCTTCGTCTTGCGCATACTGACACAGCTGACTGGGGTATCCCAGTTGTTGATCATCAGTATATGACTCATACTAAGACCAGGCCATCTTGGATTCCTGCTAGCCTCAGTGGTATATATGTCCTGTTTGCTGACGAGTTAAATCGCGGCACGCAAGAAGGTATAAATGCAATGATGAGTATTACCGCAGAACGTCGCCTTGGAGAGTATAAACTACCTCCTGTCAGTCGTTTACTATCTGCTTGTAACCCACCTACTGGAGAATTCAATACAGACACGCTTGATAAAGCAATGAAAGCTAGATGGAGTCATGTGCACTACGCACTAGATACCAACTCCTTCCTTGAGTCAAGGTTAGGTCATATAGATCCTGCTTTTAGCTTTATACTTAATAATAGTACTGATCTAATAGAGGGATTTCAGAATAATCAACTAACCGGAACCTGGTCTGTTGATAAGGAAGTTAGCCCATGTCCTCGTACCATAGAGATACTTGCTAGGCTTGCTGCTTGGTGTATGTGGTGGAAGATTAATAATAATAATCAGAACATCACAGGCGACCTAAGAGAAGCAATTATTGCCTTAGCTACCGGATTAGTTAAAGCAAATCTTGCCTTTAAATGGTTCCAGATTCTAAATGGAAGAGACTGGCTAGCAGATGCAAGTTTCTATAATGGTAAACTTGAAGCTTGGCTAAAGACTCCAGATGTTTCTAGATCAGAGCTAGTTGGCATCTACTTTACATATAGAAATCTAATTCCTAATATGTCACAGGAACAACTTGATCAGACTAAGTATCTAAGAGATTATGCTAAGAAGTTTGTGCCCGAGTTCTATGAAATGATTAGCCTTCATATAAAGAAATAATGGATGCTTTAAAAAAGATTTACGCTAATAAGATTACTGATCTTTGTCGCTCTTTGATTGCTATCAAGGAGGGCAAAGACAGTCCTATTACTGATTACATCCCATATGCAATTGCTTATACATTTATTAATCTATCTGAGTACTTGATTTGTCTAGACAGATACTTCTTAACCAAAGAAGAAGCTACAGGTCAAGGTTTTAATCCTGAGTTTATAGCTTGTATCGCCTGGACTCCTAGTACTAAAGAATATGCTTTATACTTTAACATAGATAACATTAGCAGATTAAGTGATAAGACTTTCTATTTTATCTTGCTACATGAGCTAAAGCATTTTGTTTATGCTCATCCTGTTTCTATGTTTAAGGTCCCAGCTGAAGATCGCTATCTTATGAATGTTGCTCAGGACATGAAAATTAATACTGAGTTACTTTATGAATATGTAGAATCTTTTACTCAACTAGATGATCCAAGTGATTTTGTAAATTATCCTTTGCAGAATGCACAAGGTAAGTTTTTCTTCAATGCTTTCCGCATTGATGAGCAAGCTGCTTTTGCTCATCCTGATTTATCTGCTTACTATTTACATCCTAACAGTAAGTTGTTCCATGCAGAATATGGATTAAGAAAAGGAATCTATAATGTTACAGCTAAAGAAATCTTTAACTGGCTAAAAAATAGTCCCGATTATCAAGACTTTATAGAAAAGCAAGAACAAAAAGAAATAAATCAGTTAAGTATGGACATGGTCCTTGATGATAGTGATATCTCCGAGGAAGAACAAAATGAAAGAATTAGTTCAATTGAAAAACAAATTGCAAAAATTGTTGAAATTAATACTACTCCGTTTCTTTCATTCGAGAAATTAGATAAATTTGACAGTAAAAATATTGAGGTAAAACCTTACGAAGGAGATGCTGTTCTTTTTCTAAAGACTCTAAACCGACCTGGCAAAAGATACAAGACAGGTGTCTCATGGGCAAGCTATAACGTAGTTTTGCCTGGAATCCTACCTGGTCCTAAGAAATCAGACAAGCCTCTAATTGCTTGTATTTTCGACACTTCTGGAAGTATTGATACTCAGCTTGCTGAAAAGTTTGTATCTTATTTAAGGAAGCTAGCAAGTTATGCTAGTGTTCATTATGTTATGAATGATAGCGAGGTGAGAGGAGACATAGAGAAGGCAAGAAATAAGAACTTTGCAGAGACGATTGAATGGAAAGGCGGTGGCTGCACAGATTTGAATCCGGCGTTAAAAATAATTGGCCAATACAACGGAAGATATAAATATGATGCAGTGCTTTGCTTTACGGACGGCATAATTCCTGAAATACAAAAAGAACTTATTCCTGAAAACTTCTATCTAATACTGCCTAGTGATTACAAAAAATTTGCTAAATCTGAGTTTCTTGAGAGGTACAACAAACTACTTTTGTAAGGAAGCCAATGCAAGAACCAAAGGAAGTATTTCATCCGACCATAATTGATGTAGAATATTCTGCAGATCTAGGTCCACTGTTCACGGATGACCCTGTTACTATTGATGAACTTGATTTTGATCCTTGGTTCGAGATGTCTGCACCACCAGTTAATAGCTATTGGTGCTTTAGACATGGTAGCTATAGCGCTCTTAAGAGATGGAACGGCGAAGCATTAGTCAATATTAATTTACCTACAGTTAAGAAGTTTGCTCCTAAGAATCTAGAGCAAAAATATTTACTTTCATCTTTGTATGATCAAAGCATTCCAATGCTTACAGTCTTTGGTGGAGCTGGCTCTGGCAAGACTTATGTGACAATGGTTGCGGCGATTAATATGCTTGACGAAAAGAAATATGACAAGATTATCTTGACAAAGAGCAGAGCCCAGGCTACCACCAGCAGTGGCGGTAGAATTGGCGATGTTCCAGGTACGATTATAGACAAGATGAGACCGGTCTTCAGCTCCTATGAGCGTGCTCTTGCTAAGATCTGGGGTAAAACCTACCTAAAGATCTTTGAGCAGAAGCTTGAGGAAGGAAAGATTGAGTGCATTCCTTTGGAATACATGCGCGGTGAAGACTTTACAAATGCATTAGTCATTTGCGATGAAGCACAGAACGTTGAAATCCATCAGTTCAAGACTCTAATCACTCGCCTAGGTGAGAAGAGTAAGTTAATACTTATGGCTGACACAGATCAGATTGATGAAAAGGAAAATCGCAAGGGCAAACCTTGCCCAGTGCTTCAGACAATTGGACTTGACATCTATCAGCAAAGTCCTCTTACTAGCTTTATTGAGCTTATCGAGATTGAGCGCAGCCCATTAGCTGAGCTCGGAATACAAATCTGCAAGAAACTAGTAGACTAGTACTTTTTGCTATTGCAAACCATGTGGCGGCGGGCTATATTTAGCCTTGTCGCCTATTGGTGTTTTATTAATCTTTAAACTTAAACGAGAGAATAATATGGGAATGGTACATCTCCATGCGCATAGCTACTACTCATTGCTTGATGGCTTACAGCCAGCCGATGAAATGGGTAAGACTGTTGCTGCCAGAGGAATGAATGCAGTTGCATTGACAGATCATGGATATATGGGTGGCATCCCAGAATTTGTAAAGGGCTGTCGTGCTGCTAACGTAAAGCCTATCATTGGTAATGAAACATATCTTGCTTTTGGCGATGCCAAGACTAAGTCTGATTTTATGCCAGAGAATGGCGTAGCCGAGAAAGCAGTTAACAATGGCCACTTCCTATTACTTGCTAAGAACGAAGAAGGTTATAAGAACTTAATGAAGCTTACTAAGTATTCATATGAAGATGGCTTTTATCGCTATCCTCGTATCGATCTAGATACTTTTAAGCAACACGCTAAAGGCTTAATTGCTACTAGTACTTGTATCAGTAGTCAGTGCTTTAAGTATTGGCACTGGGGTGAACATGCAAAGATAGATAGATGGTGTGATGAAGTTAAGGAGGCGGTCGGCGACGACAGCTTCTTCTTAGAGCTTCAGCATAATAATGTTGAAAAGCAGTATGGTTACAATCAATATCTAATTGATCTAAGCAAACGCAAGAATATTCCTCTTGTACTTACAGCTGATGCTCATCATCAGAACCAAGATCAGTACAAGTTGCGTAGCTATGTTATGTGTGTGAGCATGCATAAGACTCCAGACACAATGCCATATGAAGTTCAAGATCATAATGCTTGGATGTATGATGCAGAGTTCGCAAAGACTCTTTGTGATGACTGGCAGTTACCACATGAAGCAATCACTAATACTCAGCATGTAGCAGATCTTGTAGATGGCTCATACTTTGAGCGAGTAACTAAGGCACCGAATCTTCAGCTTGAAGGAATGACGCCTGAGGGGACAAGCCTAATGCTTCTTAAGAAGGCTAAGGCTGGTCTTATATCTCGGCTTGGCGTAAAGAGCTGGGCTGATGTCCCTAAAGCCTACAAGGATAGAATTAGATATGAGTTCCAAGTCATTGACGAGGCACGGTATAGTTCCTATTTCCTTGTCGTTCAAGACTATGTTAGCCTAGCTAAGGATATGGGTATACCTGTTGGCCCAGCGCGTGGTTCTGGTGGTGGATCTTTGATCTCATGGTCACTAGGAATCACAGCTAAGCATCTTGATCCTGTTAAACATGGTCTGCTGTTCGAGCGCTTTCTCAATCCTGGTCGAGTCCGAATTACTTTAGACTACTCAGAAGATATTAAAGAGCTTGAAAATGTCTAATGAAAAGTCTATAGTATATACACCTGAGAAGTTATCTTACAGAAAAGTTTTTAAAGAGAAGTATACTTGGAACAAAGAAACTGAGACTTTTTCTCCAGTAAAAAGTTTTACGCTAGACCATACTCAAACTTGGCATGAAAAATTAGGTTGGATCTATAAAGTTCCATTCTTTACTTTTTTGTATTTATTTTTTCGTCATTACTGGACAAGTGACTCTGAGAAGAAAAAGGAAACTTTAAATCTTTTCAGACAAGTATTTCTTAAACATTGTTTATTGGACGATTATGATCAACAAGAAAAACCTTAATAAATTCTATTCAGATGATAGATTAAATGTAATAAGCAAAGACTACTTGGACTTTGAGGTCAGGTATCTTACCGATGAAACTCTAGCTTTTATCAACAAGGCCTTTGAGTCTAAAGCAAAACTTGCTAATAAAAGTAACTCTGCATTACTATATGCGCTTGGCTTGTCTGACACTTATAATCCGGATGAGCGTGTTACTTATCATGTTGATGGCGAAGGCCCGGATATCGATACTGACTTTTGTAATGTTCGTGCTGATGATCTAATCAAGGCACTGCAAACTAAGTATGGTCATGATCGTGTTCTTCGTGTATCTACCTATAAGCCTTGGTCTCTTAAGACAAGCGTTAAAGCTTTCACTAAGTTACTTAAGCATGCAGATGGCACATATAGAACTATTGCCGATGCGGAACGGTTAGCTGACAGCTTGCCTGAAAGTCACCGTGGCAAGTATGTAACTTATAAAGAACTAATCGAAGACAATAGCGAACACATCAAAAAGATTGTAGAAGCTAATCAAGATATCTTTAGCCTTTGCGGACCAGTAGATGGACAAGCAAAGGAAGTTAGCGTTCATGCTAGTGCAGTTCTTATTGGCACAAGTCCAGTAGATCAGATGATTCCAATCCGGAAGAGCAAGACTGAAGGCGCAGACTGGTTCAATCTTACCCAATGGGAAGGTCCAACTCTAGAGAAAATGAACTTTATTAAGTTCGACATTCTTAGAATCGATTGCCTTACAATTAACGATCTTACTTGTAAGCGTATTGGTAAGTCACTCAAGTGGCTAGAGGAAGAAGTTCCTACTGATGATCCCAATGTGTTTGAATTAATCAATAAAGGATTCACAGCTGGCTTATTCCAGATGGAAGAGACTTATCTACTAAAACTTGTAGCCGATCTCAAGCCACAGAGTGTCCAGGATCTTGCAGTTTTCTCAGCTCTTAATCGTCCTGGTCCTCGTGACTCAGGTCTGCTTCAGGACTACATTGACTATAAGAAGACTCGTCAGACTCAGAATAAGTTACATCCATTACTTGATGATGTACTTGCTGAGACCGGCGGTGTTCTTATTTATCAGGAACAGATTATGGCCGCTTGTCAGATACTTGCAGGAGTAACACTCCAAGAGGCTGATAAGATTAGAAAAGCAATGGGCAAGAAAGATGCTACATTGATGGCAGAATATCGCACACTTTTTGTAGATGGCTGTGCTCGTCTTCATAAGATTGATATGGGAGAGGCAACTCGTATTTGGAATGTCATTGCAGCATTTGCTGAGTATGGTTTTAATAAGAGTCATGCTCTTGCTTATGCCTTCATTACTTACTTCAATGCTTATCTTAAGACTTACTATCCTACAGACTTTATGCTTACGCTAATGACTGTCAGAAGTGGTAAGCCTGAGAAGCTAGTCAGATATATCAACGAGTATCGCCAGATGGGTTACAACATTCTTCCACCTAGTATTAACAATAGTGATATTGGTTTTACTAAGTTGGATGACAATACTATCTTGTTTGGCCTTGGCATGATCAATGGCATCGGTAACAAAGCTAGTGACCTTATACTTAAGGCACGCGGTCGCAAGTCTTTTACAAGCATGGCTGACTTCTTTACTAGAATCAATCGCACAAAGATTAATTCTGGTGTTGTTAGTATACTTGCAAAGGTCGGCGCATTCGATAGCTTTGGCTACGACAGAGTCAAGCTTGTAGATAAGCTTTCTGATATCTTTGATTACTATACAAAGGTTGAAAACTATCAAACAAGAATAGTTCAAGCCTTTGAGCGTAACAAGGAAGTAGATGCTTATCCCGCCTTGCTCGACGATTGGTCTGCAAGATTAAAGGCAGGCGTAATTAGTTTAAGTATAGACTCAGATGGTAAGAAAGTGTATTCAGAACCAAGACCTAAGAAGCCATTAGTTCTTAAAGTTCCTGATCAGCCTACTTTCCCTGACCTAGAATCTATCAAGAAAACGTCTGACTATAAAGTCCCACTGCAAATTGTTAAGTGGGAATCAGAGTATTGTAAGTTCTTTATTAGTCGCCATCCACTATCTTATATTACTAAGACTCCACCCGGAATCTTAATTAATCAGATAGAAGATATTGATGAGACAAATAGCAACGAAGGCAATCTGCTCGTCGCGGTATCTCATATTAAAGAACAGCAAATCAAAAGCGGTAAATCAAAAGGAAAATTAATGGCAACATTGACAATCGAAGATTTATCTTCTATATCAGAAGTCACGCTGTTCTCAGATCAATACGAAGAACTGAAAGAAAAGCTTGACTATTGTTCCCTATTATTTTTCTCCTACAAAGCAACTAAGAAAGATGATTTCTTAAGGATTCGCCCAGTCGGAAAAATTACCTTAATAAAGTAAGGTCCATATATGAATACAGTTATTTGGCAGAAAGAAGATCTTGATACTTGGATTCCTGGTACTTTACTATGTATTAAGTACAATATATCTAGACACACGCTAGAGCGCCTTGCCAAGAGAGGCGCAATAGAAGTACAGAAGGGTGAGAATCCTAAAGCCACTTCTACCCTGAATAAGATTATTAATTACTATAAGATTCCTAGTAGTAAGAATATCAAGACTAAGAAGATTGGCCCGACTAAGCCAACTGTTATCCAGGCTTTAGCAAGCGCAGAAGACCCCAAGGACGTTACTAAGGATGTTGAGAAGGCAGGTAGTATACAAGCCTATCTTGAAGCTGTTAAAGACGCCAAGGATAAGGTTTATCTGACTAAGAAGGCTAGCACTGCAGAAGCAGCAATTAAGATTCTTAGTTTAAGTGATATTCATTTTCCATTCCAAAACCAAGAACTAATTGACGAAGTTATTGAGCTACATAAGGATGCAGACATTCTTGTTCTTAATGGCGACCTACTCGATGGCTATGCCGCTAGTAGCTTTGCCAAGGATAAGAATATTCCAATGCATCTAGAGTATACAATGGCTTTAGAGTTTGTTCGTAAAGTTGCTGGAATCTTTCCTCAAGTTTATATCGTGCGTGGCAACCACGAGCATAGACTTGAAAAATACTTTGCTAATAAGATTGATCCCACCATGCAAATGTTTGCATGTAAAGACACTCTATACTATCTAGCAAAGGGTTATATCTTAGATGAAGATGGTGCACATGTTGGCACTGTAGAACTACCAAACGTAATATACAATCCACAGGGTAACCCTTGGATTCTCCAACTAAATAAAACCGTATTCTTGCACCCAAGCACCTATCTCAGCGCTCCTCTAGGCACTGTAGTTAAAGCTTGCGATTATTTACAAAACTTCCTAGAATGGGATAGTTACGATTGCGTTGTCATGGGACATACACATAAGCTAGGTAAGCTTGTCTACAAGGGTAAACTTGTAATGGAACAAGGTTGTTTGGTTAAGTTGATGGACTATCAGCGCAGTGCTAAGTTTACAAAGGAAGCAGTTACATTAGGATATGCAGTCATTTACCAAGACGAAGATGGCAATACATTATTTAACGAGACTGACGTTAAGTATTGCGGAACATTAAATTACTTAAAGTAAGAGGTACAGAATGAACGAAGAGATTAAGACTGAGCCAGATAGCGTAAACGAAGATTTCATGGCCGGTAATCCTACCCGAGATGAAGTAAACAAGTACATGAATAATCTATTCATGATGATCAATAATAACTTTGGCGTCTTCCAAGGCTACACTGTTGCGGCACTGTCTGCAACAATTGTTGACTTCCTAAAAGAAATGGGAAGCTCTATTGGCATTGAAGAGTTCACTAAGCGCTTTGCGGAACATAATACAAAGATTATCAAAGACGCTGAAGAGAAGATGAAGGAAATGCAAGCTCATGCTGATAAGGCTGCTGCCCCAGCCGCTGGAGCTCAGCCTGTTGCTAGCAAGGAAGTAGATATCTCTGTTCTTTAATCCCTTGACAAAAGTATTAAAGAAGTTAATATAAAAATATTAATCATGATCTGGCTTAGCTCAGTGGTAGAAGCGGGAAACTGTTAATTTCTAGGTCATAGGTTCAAATCCTATAGCCAGAGCTTGATTAAAATATTCTCTTATATTCGTACAGAGGCTAGTATGGCAAAGAAAACTAGCAAGAAGAAAGAAGTGGTGCTGGCTAGTGAGCAGTACCCTTTTTCTTTTTGGCAAACTTTAGATCGAAGTATTGGTAATCAACCAAGCCGTCTTCGACCAGATATAAATTTATATCCCAGTGAAGCTAGCGCAAAGATTAAAAACGAACACGATGAGGATCTTATTATTGGAGGATGCCTTCGCAAGTCATGGTTTAGAGCTATGATTCAAAGAATGGAGGCAACCAATGTCAAGCCTAATCTTGATCATGTTCTTGCGGCTGAGCCTTTCACACCTAAAGAGCTTTGGAAGTTTTCATTAAGTAAGTATGCAGAAATAGCTATTACGGATGAAAGCAAAAGAGCTTGTGTATATGAAACAAATAGCCTTAGATTTAAATGGGAACTTCCTTTCCCATATAAAGCATTAAAGCCTGTTATCAGTGGTGAATTAGATCTTGCAGTTGCAATACCAAACAAAGAAGACTACACTCTTCCTACATTTGATAGAGACGGCAATCCATCTATAGATCCAAAAGAAATTAAAACAGATAACATTGTAGGCATTGAGATTAAGAGTATCTCAGGATACAAAGGACCAAGACAAGTCTTTGGAGTAAAGAGCAAGAAAGGCCATTGGTTAAGCATTCCTGAGCCAAAGCCAGAGCATTTACTTCAGTCTATTCTTTATCATATGTACTTCTGTATATTGAAAAAAGAATATCGTTACTGGAAGCTTGCCTATATCAATCGTGAAAATGGAGAACGTAAAGAGTTCGACATTGATCTTGTTAAAGAAAAGATTGCCAGTGGCAAGTACTTACATAGAGTCTATGTAGATAGACAACCTTACAAGTATGATTTATATGCTGAGCATATACTCCAACGCTATCAAGAACTTCATACTCACTTAGAGAATGAAACATTGCCAGTAAGAGACTTTGAATTATTCTATGACCAGACTAAGATTGCTTTACTAGCTGGTCGCAAAGAGCTATCAAAAGTTGACATGGAGCTTTTCAGTAAAGGCAAGAAAGTTAAGAAAGGCGATTGGAATTGTAGCTATTGTCCATTCAAGAATATATGCTATGAGACAAATGGTACTCCCAGAGACTTAACAAAATTAGATGTCACTGACATTGAGCGAATTTCACTTGTAGGAGAATCAAGCGATGAACAAGAATCCGAATAGCGTAACTCCCAAAGTTAAGATAGATATTATAATTCCTGATCGAAGAAAGAAAACAAGTCTAACATACGATCATCATGTTAAGAATGAATCCACTTCAGTTATATATGGCATGGAAAAAGATAGCATTGCTTATCTTAGCGAATATATCAAAAACCATCCCAGAATGAAAGATGCAGAAATGCATCGTCTTGCTTGCAAGTACTTCTATCTGAAGCAACAATTCTCAAACATGAAAGATCGATTGTCTATTGTTGATGAAAAATTAGCAAAAGATAATGATGACATTACTCATGGTCTTCTTGTCGCGGAGAAAGAAGAACTTAATTACCTTATAGGAATTATGCCCTATGACGACATATTCAAAGAACTACAAGAAACTCTTATTGCTCATAACCTTCGCCTTATCCTTAAGATTGCTAACAGTTATGCTGGTAAAGGCCTGTCTGTGGATGACCTTATCCAAGAGGGAGTATTTGGATTTCTATATGCCATCGACCGTTATGATCCTAACAAGAATGTTAAGCTAGGAACCTACGCTACTTGGTGGGTGAAGCAAAAGATTACCCGCGCCTTAAGTAACAAGGCTAGATTAATTCGCTTGCCAGTCCACCTGACAATTGATATAACTAAAGTCCTAGGAGCAATTAGAAGACACAATGTTCCCTACTCTCATAAGACAGTTAGTGAACTAGCTAAATTAACTAAGATGAAAGAAAGCAACGTCTCTCATGCTTTTAGTTTTATCTATAGCTATACTCCATACAATCAAATAGCAATGTACAATAATGAACATGCGTTGATTGAAGATCCTATGACTGACATCGTAGATCGTGAGAAGAAAGATGAACATCTCCAAGCAATAGATATGAACATGGATCATGTTACGTTTTGCTTGAGTTTTCTTTCGGTACTAGATAATCTTTTACCTTTAGAAAAAGAGTATATCTGTAAGAGATATGGATTGCTCAATCATAAAGAGCAAAATCCTATTGAATTAAAAGAATGGCTAAAGTCCATGGGGATTAAACAGCCAGTTTTATTTAGAAAAACTGCGTTAGCTAAAATCGCTAATGAAATACTAAAATAGAGGAGTGTATGATTACAAATCTGAGTGAGTTAGTAGAGACAGTTGATAGAATCCCAGTTTCTCAATACCTTGAGAAGATTGGTGTTGAAGTTACAAAGAATAAGAAAGTCGTTTGTGTCAACCCAGATCATGACGACCATAATCCTAGTATGCATGTCTACGATGACCGTGGCTATGTAAAGTGTTTTAGCTGTGGGTTTTATGGTAGTTCCTTAAACATCCATGCTATTAGAACAGGCCGGCAACTCGCTGGTGATGAATTTGTTGATATTGCCAAAGAAGTAGCGGACTTATTCAGCATTGACTATAACTTTGGTAAGCCAAGCCCAGAAGAAATTGAGCGTCAAAAGTATTTCCAAGTATATCATGAGGTCTCCTCATCTCTTGCAAAGATTACTGATACTGCTCACCCAGATTTGTATAAGTACATTGCAGAACGTTCATGGAACGCAGATAAGCTGCTTGAGATGGGTGTTGGCTATGTTGAGATTAGTGACGGTCTTACCGTACTAGATAACCTAAGAGAAGAGCGGCCTGACCAAGGCTTTGGCATCTATGACACAAGTATGTTTGCTGATCCTCAGAACAAGCTAGTAACTACATTCTATGACGAGAAAGGTAGGACTGTTGGCTTTGCAGCTCGTAAGATTACCTGGCAAAAAGGTGACAAGGATAAGTGGGTAAATACCAGTGGCATTGTTCCAATCTTTGATAAGAGCAACTTGCTTTACAATCATAAGATTGCAAAACAAGCTATTAAGTCAGGAGCTGATACCCTCTATGTTTTCGAGGGTCAGAGCAGCACGATTACCTGTTACCATAATGGTCTCAAGGCTACTGTGGCAGCAGGTGGCTCAAGTCTGACTCCTGGTCAAGCTAGACTCCTCAAGAACCTTAATCCTAGCAAGTATGTACTTTGCTTTGACCCTGATGATGCAGGTATTAAATGCACCATCAACGCAATCAGAGAACATGCCAGTACGCTAGGCGGCCATAAGCTTTATGTAAAAGATCTTCGTGTAAACGGTGATCTAGATCCGGATGAGTTTATCCGGGCTAATGACATTGAAGTATTTAAGACTCTTGAAAATGTTCCTGCATTTGACTGGCTCTTTGGTGAGTTGACTAGAGAGAATGGATCCCGCGAGGTTATGCTTGATCTTATTAAGCTTATCTCTAGCTTCCATAGTCCTCTAGAGCGAGAAGATCTAGCTCGTAGTCTTAGTATGAAGACTGGTTACAGCTTCAATACTATTACTGAAGAGATTGATAATATCGTCAATGAGAAGGAGCTTACTCAAAAGCAGAAGGTAAAGGACCTTACTGATCAGGCTATGCTTGATATCCGTAAGAATCCTACCAGTGCTATCTCAGTTCTTGATGGTCTCAGGACCAGGATCGAAAGCATTCAGGCTGATACTAATACTAGTGTTAGCAGTGGTGACTTCTATCTTCAGGAAATGCTTCGTTTTCAAGATGAAGCAGAAGCCTTCGAAGCTGTGTTCCCTGGTTTCCAAATGCCACTCATGCCCGGATTTGCCAGCGCATTTAATAATGACTGGTCAAGAGGTCGCATGATTTGCATTGGCGGCGAAGAGAATGCAGGTAAGAGCTCATTCAGTAGCTTTACATGCTACAACCTAGCACTGCCAGAAGCTGACAACAATCTTCATGTTCTTTACATGACTATTGACGATAGCGTTCCTGAGTTGTTCCCTAAGTTTGTAGCCATGGCTGGTCGTCATCGTACTCGTGGTTATCGCGGATATGAGGATGGCTTTCCTCTAGAGATTAATCATATCGTTCGTCCTAAGTACTGGGGCAAGATCCTTCGGGATATTGATCCTCAGCTAGAGCAAGATATGCTTTATGCTTACAAGGTTGGCTATCAAGAGATTATGAAGATGGCCCGCGAAGAACGTCTAGTCCTCTTCGGCATTCCACATGCCCAGAACCTAGAAGACTTTGAGCGTGCTATTGCTAGCTTCCGTAAGAAGTATCCTAGCGATAATATCTTTGCTTACTTGGATAATATCCATAAGCTTCCACTTGGTAATGCTGATGCGCGTCTTGCATTCAAGGATATCTCTAATCGTGTTAAGATGGCTTCAGTCCGTCACAACATTGCTATTGGTGGTACTCTAGAATATAACAGTGACTCGAATAAGAGGCAGAAGGACCAACGTCCTACCAACTCTAGCCTAGCAGAGTCTCGTGCGTTTAGATACGATGCTAGCGCCATTGTACACGTTTATAATCATAAGCATGTATTTGGCGATAAGAGTAACTGGTACCATGAGACTAAGAGCGTTAGCCGTCCTGGTGTAGTCCAGAAGTTCCCAGTCATTGAGGCAATCATTGGCAAGAACAAGATCTCAGGTGATAAGGACACTCACTGTTTCCTATTTCATCCTACGAGTTCTTGGTTTGAAGAAGTTGATACCTATGAGATTGCTCAGGTTGTCAATGCCAGAGACCAGGCTGATGATAAGAACAATAAAGACTATGCCAAGAAAGAAGACGTTGATGTCTGGGCATTAGAGGATGACGATGCCTAGGATCTCTGCACCCATCGATGAATTAGTTGATACTAATGTTAAGCTTCGTGAGCTTAGTATTAATCAATTAATAAGCTTTATGCGGTGTGGTGAATACTTTAGGAATGAAATACTAGATCGAGTGCCATCTTGGGATTTTTCCAAAGATCCATATAGTCTGTTACTGCATCATTTAATGGTGTATGTAACAAACTACTATGGAAGAAAACAATTATTCCCATCTGATGAGGAAATTGTTTTAAGATTTTCCATAGCACAGAACTTACTTAGAAAAGCAGGACATAGTTTTATTTTTCATAATAAAAACAATGACATTATATTTTCTATATTCAAATGGCGGTCATATCTACAAGAGCTAAGTATAAAACATATCAATTATGTTGAGTTATTCAGTAGTCTAGGAGTAACAGTTAATTTTGCTATCCCTATAGTTACTGATAAAGCAATCATTCTATTTAGTTTCTTACCAAGAAAAGAGTTTATTAAAACAGCATACTTTCATTTGCCGCTACTAAAGCATTGGAATAAGAAAATATATATTGTATATCTAAGTGGATCTAATTATAATATAGAGAATTTCACAGACAAAGATATAGATCTTAGAAAGTTAAATAGCGTATATGCTAGTGTTCTTTTTGCTTATAAAAAGAATATCTACTTACCAATTTTTAATTGTAAACTACAAACATGCCCACTGTACTCTAAGTGCAATAGTATGTATTCAGACAAAAAGGAAAATGAATGAAGTCTATTGATATTGAAACACCATCCATTGAAATGAACGATTCAACACTTGATGCATCAGGTCAGAGAGTGGGAAGAATTTATGGAGACACAGCTGAAATGCTAAGACTACATAATGCTTACCGCCCAAATGTTGGAGGCAAATACGACCTAAATAAGATAAGACGTAAGCGTGGAGAGTACGAGTATAGACAGCTTCAAACTGCAATGCAGAGAGAGCATGAAAAGTACTGCAAAGAAAACTCTCTTACAGCTTTGGAATACCAAGCTCACTTTGAAGAGAAGCCGGAAGTGCTAGAGACTATATATGAACGTGCACTAAATAGCTTACCTAAGCAATGCAAGACTATCCTAACATCCTATGGAAAGAAGTAGAGCTGGAGAAAATATATGAACAACTTTATTTATGTTTTACCCAATAACTCTAGAATTGCTGGTCTACTAGCTAGTAAGACAAAAAAGAATTACGAGGCACGAACTCTTGACTTGTTCTTTGACGTTCCTAAGGATCTATTTCTAGTAGGTTCTCATAGCTCCGAAGATGCTTTGACTTACATGATTCCTTTGGGTTTTAAGACATATGCTCCTCCTGGTGCAGATATGTTCCTACTTCCTCGCAGTAGTTCTGGCAATCTTCGCAAGTTGAATCCTACCATTATGGATCCTCCTTATATTGAAAGACTTAAGGCAGCAAATGTTGAAGTTTACGACACAGATGCTATATCCCTAGCTAATACTGTAGGCTACATTGATTGGGACTACAGAAATGAATGGAAGGCACTTGTAAGAAGTGTACGCGACATTACTCTTGATAGTGATAGAGCTTATCTTCAGGCAATTCCTCTTGAGCCGACAAAGTATACTTTCAAGATAGTAGATGACATTAGTCAAATACCTCAGGAGTATCTTAATACTGAGAGAGGCGAGAAAGGATTTGGTAGTTCTAACTAAGGATTAATATGGCAACCTTTAATAAATACTTTGGCAGTCTTCAAGTTACTGATGGTAACCAATATGAGTTAAAAAATGCCATACCAGATCCTACTGGTAAAACAAGTGTGCGCCATATCTGTACTGTAAGTAAAGGTTTCCGAACCTTTATCATGCTTAGAATAGCTAAAGGGCTAGAAGAAAAATGGTACTTGAATGAAACAACCTCAGGGCAACCTGAGATGATTGATGACGATGAAGAGTACCGTGAAATTGCGAAGTTCATTGACGACTGGTTAAATGGAATTAGCGGCGTTAAATTTGGACAACAATGATCTATGCAAAGAATGCGAGCTCCTATCATCGCAAGATGGGAGAGCTTCTTGAAGAAATGAACTTTGGTGGTTTGGGTATATACCAAGAGCATATTGTAAAAGATATATGCCCAGACCATCCGAGTCCTCTTGATCGCTTTGACTTTTACATTCCTAGTTTAAATCTAGTAATAGAAGTTCATGGCGAACAACATTATAAAGCAGCTACGTTCGGTGGGATCTCCCAGCAGAAAGCTGACTTCAACTTTGCCAAAGGATCCCTTAGAGATACAGATAAGGCTTTGTCTGCTAAGCAAACAGGTCTTGTATACATAGCATTCAGTTACAAGGATAGCTTTACACAAGAAGTGTTTGACAACAAACACAAAGAAGCTATACTAGAGCTTGCTAATCATGGCTTTACAAAGACAATTGAACCGCCTAATCAAGATATTCTAGATCATAGAAAACGTGTATCTTCTATGAATAAAGAATATACAAAACGTGTATATCAAGAACAAAAAGAGAATGGGAATACCGGGTTCAAATCGAACACAGGATTCTTTAAAAAGAAATAAGGAATTGCTTGAGTCAAGTTAGCCTATTTAGAATTGTTATTGATGGCGAACCTATTAGCAAAAGCAATGCTACTATGAGTAGGTTTAATTGGAAGACTAAGAAGAGCGAAGTCTATGTACCTGAGAAGTTCCTGGAATACGAAAAGCTTATTACTCATCAGATAGATGAATACTTAAGTCAGTTCCCAGGAGTTGAGCGTCCACTTTTCCCAGTTGGTCCAGTTCAAATGAACATACATTACTTCTTAGGTACTAAGCGTCGCAAAGATTTACCCAATCTCCCAAAGACAACATGCGATGCTTTGACTGGTCAAGTCTATGGTGATGATTGCCAGATTGTTTCTATGACTTTGTTTAAGTACTATGACGCTCTTAACCCTAGAGTAGTAATAGAAGTACTGCCTATCCTAGATGAAATAGAGTACCCCATTCCTAATACTCTCCTAGCTACTGAGGACCAGAAGAAAACCAAGCCAAAGAAAAAGACTACAGATGCAAAACCTACCAAAAGTAAAAATACTCGTAAACCTAGAAAAAAATCTAATAAATAAGTTAGATATTATAAAAAAATATGATAAAATGCCAGCCACTCTTCAGTCATTTGTGAGATCTTACTTTTTAGGAATGACTCAAACTGAGATACAAAATACTATGATTCTCACAGTAAATGAGTATAAAGAGTTAAAACAACAAATGATAAACACATTAAGTGATTAAGGAGACAAGATGGCAAAAGCAAAAGGGATGACCGCAGTTGTAAGTGGAAGACCTTCAGGTGAAGAGCTTCTAACTGAAGATCTAAGACGTGAGCTACAAGACCAACCCGAGATTAAAAACATTATTGTCAATGCAACTTCGCAGACTGACATTGTAAACAAGATGAAGGAGTTTGCTCCTGTTAGTTCTAACATTCATGTTTTTACTAATCCTGCTTTGATGGTGCCGGGTGGCGAAGCTTTTACTAAGCAAGAGCTCTTAACAACTAGTATCCATACTGCTATTAGCTCGTATGGTAACCTCACTGAACTTCGTCTTGTTTGTGGACCTAGCTATGATTATATTCCTGTGAAGCATGAAGTTGCTAATCCTACTAAGATTAGTAAGTTAGAGGCTGCGGAACTAATTAGTAAGCTTGTCTATAACAATAGCAAGGCAATTGGTTTTAGTTATCGCCAGGACTCAAAGGTTGTAGATGGCAATACTCGTTGGTTCTGGACTCTTGATATATTTGTAAGCAAAGATAAGACTCGTGCTGAGCTACTTGCAGACCATACTTCAAAAGAGCCTGAGCTTAAGGCTCGTCTTGATAAGGAATGGATTGCTCGTAAAGCAGAACTTGCAACATTCGGTAACCCCGAAAAAGTATACAACGCATTAAAGAAAGATATATATAAGCATCTCTCATGGAACCCTGCTTATTATGCAGTTGTTCTTCCTACTAACTAGTTAATTGATAATGGAGATTAAAATGAATAAGATTAAGTTTTCCCTAGTTTCGTTTCTTGCTACTCTACTTGTAGCTTCAACTGCCTATGCCACTGAGTGCGTCACAACTGCTGACTGCGCTATTGGTGAAGTCTGTGCTGCTGTGGGTAGCGCTGAGTGCCCTCCCTGTGCTGAAGGTTCAGCATGTGACTCCTGTGCTACAGAGCTACTTGCTTGCGTCCCCGAGGCAGTTCCTGCTCCTTGCGATACCGCTACTTCAGGTTCAGGCTCAGGTGCCGAGGGTTCAGCTACCGTTGATCCTGATTGTGGATCTGGCGAACCTACAGGTGGCGGTTCTGGTTCAGGTGAAGTTGTTTCCGTAGATGGTAGCGGCTCTGGCGCTGATGCTGGCGCTGACACCGCTCTCCCCGAGACAGACGGTAGCGGCTCAGGAGCGGCCGTCGCTGCCGATAAAAGCAAGGACGAAGCTGGGTGTTCAGTTGTTTCTAATACTGCTAGTGTCTTCGCTTTTTTTGCTATAGTTGGTACTTTTCTATTTCTACGTAGACGCAATACCATCACCAAGTAATGAACGGCGATAAAGATAATATATTGCATGCAATACTAGCAATATTTATTGCTGCAATTACACAAATATTTTGTTAATATTGTAAGGAATACTATGAGCGCTGATAAGGATATTAAATTAGTTGACCTTTCTAAAGAAAATCTAAACACAGTTAAAGAGGCAATTCGCATTGGCTCTGCACTGGGAGCTACTGATTTTCGCTTCTATGTCAATCCAAGTTTCGTCAAGAATGGTCTTGTCATCACAAAGATTGTTCCTCTTATTACAGAGCCACCTCCGAAGAGTCAGATGCTTTTAAACTTCATGGGTCTAAAGAATCTTAAGAAGACTCTTGACTTTGCTAAGAGCATTCTAGGAGAGACAGGAGAAGTTGAAGTTGAAGAGAGATACGAGCCAGTGGTTCATGCAGAGAAGGAAGCAGAGGAAGCTTCAGTTGTCGCTGCTCAGGTTATAGCTGCGGAAGAAGAAGTTTCTGATACTGTCTTAGAGGAACCTCAAGAAGACGTGTTAGCTACAGAGAAGGAAGCAGACGAAGCTCCAAAGAAGCGTAAGTCAAAGAAGAGCCAAGACGTTTCAGCTGAGGAGTCTGAATAATGCCTGGCTTAACTTATGGTGAGAAAGTTAATAAGGAAATGCTGACTTACCATCACAGCGAGTATTTCTCACTTGCTGAGCTTCCATTTATTACAAATGGTGCGGGAGATGGTAGTCAAGCTACTATAATTAATTGCAGTAGTCTTAGTGCATCTCAAGGCCGCTCAAAGAGTATAAGAATCCAAGCCTATGATAGCGATAGTCAAAGTATTGTTTTTAACCTTTGGTTTGGCTCTACTTTGGTTGAAGTTGAGCAAGCAATACTTACTGGTACTCCTGCTCAAGTACTTTCTTACGAGACTGTTGATGTAACATTTCCAATTACGACAGAGTATTTTGCTATTGACTATGATAATGCTTTAAGCGGATCGCTAGACACTTCGTCATTAAAAATGACAATCACAATCGTCTAACTTAGAATAGACAAAAGAAAACCCCAGTCATTGGTTTGGCTGGGGTTTTTTATTCCTATCTAATTTAACTTACTTATTTTCAAGTTTTTCAACTCTAGCAGTTAAATCAAATACTTTAGCAGTCAAGTCTTTCTGCTCTTGCTCTATCGTTGCTTTTAGCGCGCCAACCTGGCGTAGCTTAGGAATATTCTCAATAATCTTTTGAAGATCATTAATACGCTTCTCAATAGCTGCAATTCTTTCTAGAACATAATTATTCTCAATGGCCATTTAGTCCTCCACTTTATTTTCTTTAAGATTTGTATCTGTGCCTCGTGTTCTATCTATAACATTAGCACCCATATATAATCCTACAAGCCCTACAAAAGCTGCAGTAAATACATCATCACCCATTAGCTGAGGAATAATGTAGAGACCAGTAGCTTGTCCAATAGGACTCATAAGATATAAGAACGTTAATGTATGCAAGGCCCAGTATACCAAACCAAGCTTACGACTAATGTAGTTGCTTTTGTCCCCAAGAAAAGCTCCACTAAATCTTTTAAAAAGTATAGCAGAGAGGTTGAACATTACTTCTTACCTAGATAACGTACAAATCCTACAAGCTTAGCTTCATCAAGGCTACGTGAGCGATGATAGACGCCACCACCTTCACGGCTACCAGCTTCATTCGTATTACCTTCTACGGTGCCGAACTTAGTAGCACTAAGCATAGCACCATCACAGATACCAATGTGACCAGTATGTGCTTTGACTCTGCCAACCTGAACTAGAGGTACCTTAACAGGATCACTACATAATACAAATAGATCACCTGGCTCAATCTTATACTTGCCAGACTTTACATCAGCAGGTAAGAAGCGAACAAAGTCTGCACGGCCTGCATTACGCGTCCAGAAGCCCATTACGGCTGAGCTTTGCTTTCCAGCAGGGTTAGCACCAGGATAGGCCTGCCCGAAGACCCAAGCCACAAAGGCAGCGCACCAGGCGGCACCTACAAGCCAAGCACCGACGTACTTCTGGAAGTCCTCAACACGAGGACCTCTATTGCTATTGATAGGAACTTCACGGACGCCAACTTCTTTTAGCGCAATATCTACAAGATTTTGATTTGACATAATAACTCCTAAAAATTAAAGTCTCCATACAGTTAATATAACACTTGGTATAGCCGGTCTTTCGCTTCCTGGGGTTGTCACTGCATCTCCTTTGACAATATGAATATTATGATCAGTCGGGCTCCACATTAACTGAAAGTAATCACCCGCCTCCGCACTAACTACGAAATTCCATGCTGCTACGACTTTAGCTGCCCTTATATTTCCAGTTAATGTAACTTTAGTACCAGTTCTTGGTACGTCGTATACAGATGTTTCCCCATTCTTTCTAAGCCAAATATTCACTTCAGCATGGCCAGAACTTGCAACTCTATCTAACTGAGCAGAGAATGCAATGTTATATACTCCAGTTCTATTAACTGTAATCTTAGTAGGCTTAGGCGTAGGACTTTGGCTATCAGGCTCAACAGTAATGTTATGACCTTCCTCAAACGTATCGAATTGCATAACATACTTTGCATTATTTACTGTTGCTTCTTGAGTAGACATGTCGCTATAGACACAGTAATCAACCGTGTCATACTTGTTTATTTCACTTGTATATTTCATATGCCCCCAGAATTTCTATTCTTTAAGTATATCTAATAGCTTGTAAGTATCTTAATTTACAAGCTGCTATATTGAGACTACTGTTATTTGAAGCAACCCCCATTTCAAATCTTAAAGTAGCAGGGCCAGTTCTGCATGTGCTAACAGCAATATCATGCCACGCTCCTGTTCCTATTTTAACTTGAGCAGCAGCTCCAGCAAGTACTCTGAACTGAACAAGAGTTTCTGATGTCCAAGCTGTATCCCCTCTATTTGCTGTTGCTGTATATGTTACGTTAAAAGTACTTGCTCTATTCATAAATTTGCCACCAACATCAATACTTCCTTGAGTATTGCTTCCATCGCCAAACTCTACTATACGACCGCCATTACCTGTATCGTGTCTAAGATAGAAATTAATACCTCCCGTTGTACCCATAGTAAAGTTTGTTCTTTGTACTAAACATTTCATATAAAAGTTATTTGCAGTTCCTGTTCCTGCAGTGTCAGTACAATAGAATTTGACGTATCTACTAGCACTAGATGCGCTTGCCGCAGTAGCTAGTAATTTATTTCCTCCGTCTACCACAAGAGTACAAGCTGTATCAACTTGCGATGTCCATCCAGATTCAAGTGTTGTACTATCTCCTTTAATCTTTTGTTGAAAATTTACAGTAGTAAGTCCAAGATAACTAGGAACAAAGATATTACTAGTAGAGTTCCAGATCCAAGACTCTTTATATGTAGTGTCTACAATTCTTGCGCCACTCTTAGTACTTACAGTGCCCCCTGTTCCTGTCCAAGTTCCAGAGGCAAATTCTACAGCACCTACATTAAGATATGTAGCAGCGCAACTTTCTAATTCCCAAGCTGACCCACTCCATGCAACAATTGCAGGATAACTTGTCGTATCAAATAGTGACGACTCCCCTGTGATACTAATGCGTTGGTCAGTAGCTCCAGTCACGGGTAGATTCCCAAACGTAGCAACTGATAGAACTGCACTTCCTCCAAAGATTTGATCAGTATATTTTACAGCCATGATTATCTCCCGTAGAGAATTGCCCAAGAATTGGTAGCAACATATTTCAGGCAAACAAGACCATAGTCTGTGTTTATGCCTATACCATCTGGTGCAGAAATTATACTGTGACCAACAGTGCCTACTCTTATTTGTATAGGAGTTGCAGATGCATTGCCATTATGATCAGCAATAATTATTTCTTCACCATCAGTTGGAGCAGTGTGAAGAAGAACTTGACCTCCTCCTAAGTCTGTTATTTGCAAATACAAAAATGGCAATGAAGCTTGGTAGTCATCTCCATTACTCGCATTGAATTCTACTATGGTTAATTTTTTATCTACCTGTACGCCAGGTGCAAATTGACTTGTATATGCTGTTGCCATGTTATCTCCCGTACAATACTAACCAACCATTTACGGTTGACATTAATCCAAGTACACCATTATTTGTATCTATAGTAACAGGGCCAGATCCATATCCAATAAATAAATCACCTACAGCTGGGTAGACTTCAATATAATGAGGACCACCAGCTGCGCTTGAATTATCGGCGACTATAATTTGACGACCAGTAGCAACACCATTCAATGCTGGTAAGGTTAAGATCCAAGGCCCATCGTTTTCCGTATCGCATGTAAATAAATTTGTACCGGCATCTGCAGTCAATGAATACTCTAACAGGGCAATATCCTCTTCATAGTAAGAGACACCTAGAGGATAATCATCTCCATCTTCATTTACAAGGTGAAGATTCTTATCGTATCCAGAGTAATAGACTCTGCCGGCATCAGCATCTGGGCCAGTAGGAGCCGTAGTAGCTGTTCCTATTCTTACATACTCTGTCTCAAGCTCAACGACTGGAGCTTCAAGAATTAAGTATCCATCATTAGCAAGTAATTTATTGCCGCCCGGCGCGACTAAGCCATAATCATCATTAGTCCCATAGTCAGTTATAAACTGCCAACCACTTGCAGCGATCTCTTCACCAACGCTATTTATAATAGTTCCGTCTTCAACGCCTGATAGATCTATATCTAACGTAGAGACAAGATTAACAAGTGCAGATGTTCTTTGTGCAATAGCAGTATCAGTGTATGTCTTTAGCTTGATAAAACTCTCATAGATAGTTGCCGGCCTACTTTCATCGTTATTGCTTGGATCAGAATTATAAACAACAAAGATAGGATCAATACTAAAGTAATCCATTGCTGCATAGGTATAAACTGATGTCCCATCAAGACCACTTTCAATAGCAGTAATTGACGTCTGACCGGATAAACTAGTATTAGTAGTCCATTCCCATCTTGATGTGAGATCCGCAGAATTAACTACAGCTCTTTCTCCAAAGGTAAAGATATCAGCTAGCTGATTTACCTGTGTTCCCAGATCCTCATATGCCTTAGTAAGTGATCTACTAAAGGTATTAGGATTTGTATAAATTCCAGCATTAACAATTGATACTTTATTGACAGACATTCTAGTCTCCTAGTTTAATTTTATAGCTTGACAAAATGGGTGTTTGTGTCTTGTCACTTGTTGTGAACTTAGCAATGAACTTTAGAAGATACATTAAATCATTTTGATTTTGGTATTCAAAATACCCATTCTTTATATCAGTGCTCTTATCTAAGATAATATAAAACTTATTTTTTATATCGTAATCACCTGCCAATGGTTGGTCTCTCATTAAATAAAAACTATTTACATCTATTTGCTGAAGATTTGCAACCATGTTCAACTTTTTCTTTGCTCGCTTTTTGAATCCAAAATAAGGTGCAACCTGTAAGTTTGTTCCTTCAAGTATATATTTACCATTATATGGATACAATGGATCAAGAGCCTGCAACTCTTCAACTGATTCGAAAGTCTTACCAGAGTCATAGTATGAAGATACTGGAATCTTCATCTTGAACCAGCCTGTCTTATCTAGATTAATAATTCCATTTGATGTTGTAAGTCCCTGAATTGTAATACCGGAATTGCCTACATCAATGGACTGTTTACTTTCACCACTAATATAGACCCAGCTATAGTAAAAACTTCCTACTCTTTCAATGATATCTAAAGGATTGGATAATCCATCTATATAGTTTGCAAAGAAGTTTACTGATCCAATATTGCTCTTATTAAGAGCAGCAGTATAGTTTAAGATTTTGTATTCATTAGTAAAGTTTAGTAACTTTAAATTGTTAGGAATGTCAATAATCTCAGTGCTAGATCTTTCAGAAACTGGTCTTATAACTGAATTCAAATTTGAAGATACTTGTAAATCAGTAAGCTTTAGTGCATAGGGACTCGAACCCGGAGGCTTATTTAATGGATTGATTGGTGTTGTAAAAACTGAGCCATCTATCATATTTGTAACATTCAAATAGTATTGAATGTTTGTTGCATCGTTTACAAAGTCACAGACTTCAACTGCAACTTTACTTGCGTTTGAGACCGTATAGTCTGAACTTGAGAATGTTCCATTCTGCTTGTAAACACTATCACCTTCAACAAGCAATTTCTTTATATGAAAAATATATCTATACTCTCCGCTATCTAGTCTTTGGTCGTAAGAGTTCTTAAAGATAATTATTTGAATCTTCTTAACAGAAGCATTTACTGCGATGATATTCGTATTTGAAACATCTGCATTCTCCATTATGACTTTTGCTTTATTCTCTAAGTCAATAGTAACAGCAGACAGAGATGCACTACCCGCTCCATTCATCATTGAGAAGACAACATTAGAAACAAAGTCCGTTGTATTCATTGTTACTTCAAACATAATAGAAACAGGAGCTCGATTAGCACTTGTTATAGAGCCAGTCCACCCAGCAGAGTTGTCTTGGCTAAGGCTAGCTAAGTCACTTCCAGCAACAGGAATAACTCTTTCTTGAACAGAACTTGTTGGCTTAACTATTCCAATTGAATACTTTTCACTTTTTAAAGCTATCTTTTCGGCACTTGCTGTCTCTAGTCTAACTAGGTTAGAAGTTAAATCTACAAGAACATTATTACTGTCAGTATAAGATACGCCTTGGTCTTTTGTGAAATTCTCATTAAGAGTTTTATAGTACCCATCAGAGTCACTGCGCAAAAACAAATCATCATTTACTTTACTTTCTAGCTCTTCAACTCCTAGTTGAATCTTTGTAAAGTCTGAATTCCATTTTATAATTTCCTCTTCGAGCTCTACAGCCTGTGAGTAAATCTTATCTCTCAAGGCAAGAACTCTTTGCCTAAATTCATTTAGCTTTCCAGAAAACAAACCTGGGCTAGTATAAACATCTGTGATATGAAGAAAGGATTCATCCTTGATGTTATTATCAATTTCTCCATGGAATAATTTATTTTCATAATTTATATTCATTAGCCAATTATCCCTATTGAAATAGATTCAAATGTTGGACTGAAATATGATAGTAATCTTTCTCCAGTTTTAATATTATTAACATAGGAGTAATAAACATTACCTGATGCTACGTCTTCTCTGTCAACCTCAAGAGCAAGACTAAACTGATAAAGTCTGAATGTACTATACTTAAATTTAATATCTCCAGCAAAATCTTCTAGATTTTTTGTATATATTACATTGCTTGTGTAATCTACGCTGAACACGTCATCAGATATATCTTTCTCAATTCTAACTTTAATACTCGCAGCCGGAACTGTAGGGAATCCTGCATTTTTTACATATAACAATACAGCTTCTGGATGCGCAGGAGTAGCAGGAGCTATATAGTAATCTCCATCATTGACGATGGAACTACTCAATCCACTTCCAATTTCTTTTCTTTGTATTAGAAATGGACTTTCAAAGACAAGATTACACTTCTCATAAGCTACTGGCAAGGTTGCGCTTCTGAATTTATAAATATGCCATCCAAATTCTGTCTTCTCATAATCATAATAGTTTGATTCAATTTCTCTGTTGTACAATTCACTTGTACCATCAATATATTCAACTTCTTTTTTCTTTAAAGTCGAATTACCAAGAGAAACAGAACCTTTATGCAAAGATATAAAATTAGGAAGCTGAATCATACCCAGCGCAGTATTCACCTTCCCTAGAATTCTATTGTACTTTTGATAGCCAAAAATATGACTATTGTTTATCTCTGTTGATGAAATATCAAAGCTGCTTAATAGGCCGCTATATTCAAATACTTCAATATCAGCAGGACAAGGTATGTCTTTTTCTTCATATAAAACAATTGAACTAGTATTAGCAGGAAGTAAATATGTTACTTCAGCAAATCCAGAGATCCCAGAACCAAAATAAAGTAAACCAGATTTATAATCTATTGCATAGTTATTAGCAGTAAGAGTATCACTTATTCTTCTTTCAGAATAGCTAGTGTTCTCAACTCCATTTCTATCAATGAAAGCTACTCTCTGTATGTTCTTTACCTTTAGATCTAGTATATTGCCATCAGAAGTAACAATTGCAATTTTTTTCTTTCTTATATCCTTTGCGTAAGATACTGCTATCTGGGTACCAAGACCGGCATAGGGAAAGTAGATTTTATCTTTATCAATATAAGAAGGCATTGATGTGACTTTGCAAGTCACCACACTCTTCCAAGGTAGGTTATTAAACGTCAATAGATATCCAGTTCCAGTGTACTGTATAAAGTATTCCTTATCCCATAGTACTTCACTTGACAAGCGACGCACAAAGCTTACACCATCAACACTAACATCTATAAAGCATTCCATACCCGGAATAGGCAATATCATATAGATTGAATTGCTTCCTTGCTTCTCTTGTGTTAAAGAGAATGCTTTGGCGGTTGCTAGCTCTAGGAAAGTCTTATAGTTTGGCTCTGATGGAACTAGCTTAGTAGAAGTATAACTAGGCTTCTGTAAGTAATTAAGTATGTTTGCTTTATTCTTTAGCTTCGACTCAATAATAAAGACTGGATCTTTATATGGTCCGCCAATCTGCTCTTCAGATGCTAGGTTGTTTAGCTTAAAATCTTTTACTCTTACAGTTGTATCTAAGAAATCTTTATGATAGTCAACCTTGTACTTTACATTTTCGAAAGTTAAGTATTTATTGGAAAAGCTTGGCAATGCAACTGTTTCTATTTTAAGAGTATCTTTGTATTTTCTTTGATGAAGAGACAACTCTTTTATATCTAACTGGTTTACCTCAATCCCAGTTGCTTTAATTTCTACTGCAATCTCATTAGTCTCAACTGGATAGTCTAATTTAATAATAGATTCTGCTACAGGTTTATCATGTAGGATTCTACCTGTTAAAGAATCTTTAATTCTTAAAGATATTGTTTGTCCAGGCTTCTCAATCCAAGCAAAGTCTACTTCATTTATAATTTCCATTCTTCCTAGCTTTGAGCTGAATGATATATAAATGTCTTCTAAGTCTGTTCTATGTGCTGAGAATGTATCGTTCTGGCTCTCTGTATGTATTGCTTGAACTCTAGAATTTAAAAATTCATTACCAAGCATACCCATTCTGACATTGCTGTCTCTTGAAAAAGTTACCGACACTGGAACAATTCTTTTCTGTTCTATAAGTGGAAAGGAAATACCATTAGAGTCAATCTCATAACTGCTTCCAATCTTTAACATTTTTTTATCATTCAGGCAAAGTAAACCAGTTCGAATTCCTGTCTCAAGGGAAGATAAAAGTTTTCTCCTTAAATGGAGAACTTCTACTCTATCCTTCATAAGACCCATTTGTACTTCTCTGTTATTGTAGAATTTAACTTGTAACTTATTCAAGTCAGTCATCATGCCTTGGAGATTTGCCATAATATCAAGAAGTCTGATTATAGGGATAGCTGTATTCTCAAAGTCTAACTTAGTATGACGATGAATTGTCTTTGTATCAGTGTCATCTAAGAAAGTAGTAAAACTTTCTTGAAACACATCAGGACTACTTAGTTTAGCATCAATATCTTTGAGCTTTAAATTTAGTTTTTCTAGCATTAGTCAATTCCTAAAACGCCAAGAGGAAACACATCACTCGAATTAGAGCCAAAGCAATATGCTTTACCGCTTATCTTGACAGAACTTCCTAGTTTGTTATTAATACTTATTCCGCTCCCGTTGAAGAACAAGACTTCATTATTTGTTATAAACCAATTTGAATTAACGTTCTTATTTAGTCTATATAAAAGATAAGCATTTTCATAATATCCTGGAACTTTAAAATAAGTAAACTTTGATTTTTTACTATAATCAGTTCCATATATTAATTGGTCAGCTTGGCTTTCTGAGAGCCAAGTTATCTTGTCTAGACTCACAGACCATCCAGTTAGCGCAGTCGATTCATTTGAGTTTGATATGTCTTTCAAGAGAGATAAGCTTTGACTTAGATCCACTGGATATGGGCATTTAAAAATAGTCTCTGTATTACTACCACTGGATGTATATGCCTCTACTTCCATTCTTGATAGTGCATTGTTTGTTGCTGGTAACTGTACGTTGTATTCTCTTTTGTCAATTATAATTTTCAATTCAATATAGAACGGCATCTCTGAATCAAAGGCTATTGCATATACTCCATTGATTGGTAAGTCTTTATCCCAGAAAAAACTTGTTCCAGTAAAATCATATGTTTTATAAAAAGGAATAACTTTCAAATCACAGTAGTAGCGATTATTAATCTTATTATTTCTTACATAAAAAGAAATCTCATTCGTCTCAATGTCTAGGAACGTAACATTTTGATACTGTATAAATCCAGGAAGAGCATCATAATCTTCCCAGACCTGATCACTATTCTTCCACTTTATTAATTTTAAATCTGCTAGATTTCTATGCACAGAAAAGGAAGAGACAAGCTTAGGTTGATCAATTTTTACACTTACAAAAGTGTATGGTAAATCCTCACCAAGATCACCCAGATAAATATTAGCTGTCTCTTTAAACATTTTCTTTACAGGAGAAATTTCAAAGTCTTCAGTCGCACCTGACAATGTTATTGTAGTACTACCATTAAGAGGTTTTCCATTTAAGAATAAAGGAACTGTATCAATCATTCCTGATTGTATACTAGGAAAATTTACTAATAAGCTTTCCATTAATTCTTTATTTGTAAAGTCTAAGAAGTTAGATACATCTTCTTTTTGTCTTGTTCCTAGGCGTGCAGACTCATTGCTCACTGCTAGATACTTCTGCTCTAAGTCCATTAATGCTTTTTCAAACATTTGCATCTTACCTTTGCCATCTAAAGTGGCCCCACTAAGATCAGTAGTGGGCACAGAAAGAAAGACTAATTGATTTTCAAAATTGATTTTCATTGCAACCTTTTAGTTAACTATCTTTCCATTATTATCCAATACTATATCTACTCTTAGATGCTTTTTGTTAACTAGTAACTTCTTAGTAATATTTCCAGAAAATAACTTGGGAGCTTTTGTGAGCGCATATATCTCAACAAAGAAAGGATCCCCAGATACTTCTAAAAATGTAATGTCATTAGACATCTCATTGATTGAGATTTTATAAGTGTTTCTAACTATACCATGTAGTACAACTTTTCTTTTTTTTACAGAAAAATTTCCACACAATAAAATCTGAATAATCTTATTATTTATCTTTAACTCTAGTCTGCTTAATCTTTTTTGATAAAGCGGTACAGATGTTATACTAACAAAAGAATCAGTAGAGTTTTCTCGCCATTGCATTGTTTATAGCTCCCCAAGTGCTGCCGCATTCAGTGTTATCTTACTCAGTATAGAACTACCAGCAGGCGGAGACTTTATTATAAATCTAACTTTAAGTCTTCCTTTTGTCTCATCATTAGCATTAGAACTACCTTCATTTACTGGAAAAGTATTTCTTAATACATAAGTAGAGCCATTATATGTATACGCTGAGCTAATGTTAATCTTATTTAAAATATTAGTGCCGGCGTCCCAGTTCACTCTAAACTTAGCATAATTTGAGTTAAATATATAAGATGGATTTTCATGGGTTCCAGTAACAGTGACACTAGCAATAGCACCTCTTATCTTTCCGTTTGTGCTTGTCGTTGAGATACTATTAATTACACCGCCGCCAGTTACTCCAATTGATACAGTTAAATTATTAGCTGGACTTGTTCCTCCCAGGACCTCTCCACTTATAGTCTGTGAGCTTGCTGTATAGCCTGCTCCTCCTGAGGTAAGACTTACTGAGTATACCCCCCCTGCAGAGACTGTGACGCTGCAATATCCGCCCAATCCGCCCGGTATAAAGATATTGGTATAAGTTCTACTTGCTCCTGTTACTGTACTTGCAGTTACATAAGCATCATTAATAGAATCAACTCCACCTAGTGCACTACCACTAACATAGCAACTGTCTCCTACTGCATAGCCAGTCCCGCCTGAAGCAATATCAACCATAGGAACAGTATAACTTCCTGTAGAGCCAAGAGGTAAAGTAAAGTTAAAAGTAGCACCTGAAGCAGGTGCACTATACATAACTGAACTAGGAATATTAAGAAAAGTATATTCTTCATTTGCTATTGAAGTTTCAAACTTATCAATCCAAGACTGTGATCCTGTAGATGTTGTATATCCAAATATAACATATAGTCCGCAGTACACATCAGATGCATCAGCTACACTACCTAATTTAAGCAGTTCGTTATAGGCATTAATATCAAGCCCAGACACATAGAACCCAAAGTCAATAAGATTCCCAGTGCTATCTTCATAGCCATTATTTGACACCCACATATCCTGGTAGTCGATTAGATTGCCAGTATAGTCAGTTGAAAGTGTAGTGTTAGTGTTCAGCAGATCACTTGCGCTCGCAAAAGAATTTGTACTAAACCAAGAGAGATTCATTACTTACCTTACTTAACATGAACGCAAGAGATACTGCTTGTATCGCTTTCAACAGTACTATCTGAGTTTACCCATTTTGTATAAAAATATAATTTACTATCTCTAACTGCACTTCCTGATAAAACATCTGGGTCAATACCATTACCAAGAATTGACCATCCATCTTCGCCCTCAGTAATTAAATTATCTGCTGTGTCTAAAGCTAAAAGTTCAATATCATTTGTTGATATCTTTTCCTTATTAACTGCGAGATAGACCTTTAATGTTTTCCATACTGGAGCATCTTTTACTTTTACTGAGAAGTCTAGATTATTAGAGATATTCTGACACTTAGCAAACATAACTTTAGGACGGTTAAGATAAACAACATGAGGAATAATTCCTATCTTAATATTGTCCTTAATAATAGTTTCTATATCTTTAATTGTTCTTTCTGCTATTTCAGTCTTATCTACAAAGACAACAGCCTGAGCAGCTAGATCTAATTCATAAGTTCCAGCTGGATTCAAGATATTTGAAAAAGCAAAATCTTTGCCTTTACGCTCAAGAGTAAGATCATCTTTTAATCCTGAGAAAACTCTAAGATCTTTATGCTGCACTTTCTTTAAATATCTATGCTTATCAAAAGAAACAGTTGCAACTGGCAAGTAATTATAAATGTTTGTACTATGAAAGTCATAGTAGGGATCTCTTGCAAAGCATTCTTCAATAAGAACTTTTAATAGCTTTCCTTTGTAAGGATTAACAACTGAGTCATTTGTATCTACCACAAAGAAATCAAAGTCGTTAGTTATTGTGTTGAAAGCTTTCTGATAAGATACCCAAAAAATCTTCGACTTAACTTCACCTACCACTGGTGTAGCGTAATACAATAGATTGCTTGTTAGTAGTTTCTTGTTTTGCCCCGGGTTAACATTAGCAATAACTTTCTCAGAACGCGCCTGCTCTACAACATACTCTATCAAGACCTTATCGGTCATCATTAGAGGGTAGCTTGAAACTAGCGAGATTACACCAAGAGAATAATCTACGTTACCAGTAAAAGCTTCATACTTAACAATATCTTCATTGGAGTAAGAACCTGAAATTCTAAGATCAAGGATCTCAGGCCTAGTGGTCTGAGCAAATAGAATCTTTCCATCTCTCATTACTCTTAATGTTAAGTGGATATTTAAGGTTGGATCTAAGACAATGTTCTTATCAGCTACAAGAAGAGTTTGATTATTTATAATGTAAGCTTCTTTCTTTATAGTTACATAAGGAGCATATGGGAAGTAGTCAACTCTTTCATCAGCCCAATCATAAGTGTACTTTTGTTTTTCTGCGTCGTCACCAATATCGACTGAATAGATAACTCCTGAGCCTTTTATTTCTAGTGGCCAGAAATATTCACTCTTGATATTTTCAGAAACTGTTACTTTGCCGGTCGACTCCATATCTTCTTTATAATAAAGAACAACGTCTGGATCTTTATATATCTGATAAAGCCATTTACCATTTGGCTGCAAAGTTTTTTGGTAGAGACCTTTATTAGGAGCAACAAAGAAATCACCAAGGCTGCTATCAAACTCTAAATCAAATGAAGTCATTTGCCGAAAGAAAGGTTGTCTATTATAGACTTCTGTCTTTACTTCTACATCCCCTTCAGAATTAACACTTGTATATTTGACATAGGAAGCATTGTAAGCTCCCGTATCCAGATCAATGTAGTTCTCTAAATCAGAAAACACAGCACTGTAATACGTATCAAACATTGCAACACTTGAATCTATTGCTTTATTCCAAGGAGAAAAAGTTACCTTTGTTGCGTTAACAGGTACTCTATGTGAATAGAATGCTGGTGTACTGCCAAAGTTTGTATCTCTTACAACAGTTGTAAAGATAAGATTAGGAGACTCAGAGACCAATGTAGTTGCAGTTGTACTACGGATTGTTTCTGTATTTGAATTTCTTAATTCTTGTAAATGATCAGCTACTTCAACAGCAAGATGAGAGACCATTGGTTCTGTTTCTAAATATGCAAGTTGCACATCACTATCTTTTACTTTCTGACGCCATGTAATAAAATCACGCTTTGCTCTAACAAAAACGTCAATAGGATATTCATTCTCAATGGGTTTCCCAGAGACTGATATTGTAAAACTTATACCCATATAAAAATCCTATTTATATAACAGCTTGTATATTTTTAGAACGCGTCAGCAGTCTTGACTTTGATGGTAACCCAACCAGAGAATCTAATATAAACTTCACCGCCAAAACCCTTGTAGATTTGATAAGGCACTGGTAAGTTTTGTGCAGTTATTACTGGCTTTGCCTGTATATTTAATAGTATACAAAATTGTTTATTAGACATAAAAGTTCCATAACTACTTTCAAACAAAGGAAACTTGTTTCTATACGTAGTCATTAAGTTTGTAGATGGAACAACACCCAGTGCTGCATCATATCCACTTAGATATGGAGGAATAAAAGATGAAGCTGCAGTCGCATACGTAGGTCCGGCTGATACATTGACTTGGACTGTATTTAATGGAAACCTAGATTGCCCATTATTTGAGCTAAACACAACAGGGATTACATTATTGTCTGTGCTAAGACTACTTCCAGCAATAATATTTCCTTTTATTGCAGGGACCATTTTATGAGTATTGCGATAGATTACATTTAAATAATCTAATCCATTATAGTCTGATGCTTCACTTGGGCTGTCTGTATCTCCTGTTCCAATTGATCCAGTATTTTTTTGACCAATATAGTAATGAAGATTTACTTTAAAATCTATTAGCGACTGAGGAAAATGAGTGTCATATTCAGGATATTCAGTTCCCGCATATGAGAATGGAACTCTCTCACCAGATTTCTCAATGTAAATTTCTTCTGACCCTCTAACCATTGAGTCTAATCTTGTTGTATAGCTATTATCTTGTGAGTTAAACAAAGCTAAATAATATTTTTGCGAACTTGCTTTCCATCCAAGAAAAGGCTGTGCTGTAGAGATAGATAAAGCATTTTGTATTGCATCACCAATTACAAATGTACCGTCTGATAGCAGATCAGCTACTGAAGTTGTTTGGCCATAATAAGCAGCTCCGCTTTCCGCAATCTGATAGTCAGCAACAAATGGAACTACATACTCAGCAATAAATGGCTGGTACGGATCATTTCTTACTCCAGCAAAAGCGTCAACAAATGAAGCTTGACGAATAGCAGAACCATAATCTTCTGGCTTTGAAGAGCCAAGAGCAATTCTTCTTGAGTTTGTCCATTGTGAAGAGCCTGTTGCGCCAGATAGACTTGTAGAGTTACTCCAAGTTTCGCTTCTCCCAAAACGAGTATAATTTCTTCCAAAGTTATATAGAAGATTTATATTCCCACCCATAGTATTTTCATGGCTATCTGCGCTTGCGCTAGGGCCCTCATTGTAATTTTTTCCCCAAAATTTAAATTCTCTATGAATGTATTCGTTGGTAGAAGTTTTAAGAATTGCACTTGTGGGGCCCCAAGGGGAACTTATAACTTTTTTATTATAGCCACTTTTAAATTCAGTATCTATATTTACAAAGCCACCATTTACACAAAAGTTAATACCATAAGTACCACGGATAAAAGGCCTACCGAAAACCCAACCAAGAAGATCGCTATCTGTGCCAACTGGAATATTTCCATTTGAAGTAGCATTTGTTTTTTGTCTATCAGGGGCCAATGCAAATATATCAAGCATTGGCCCTGGTCCAGCATAAGTTGCACCATCAAATATATTTCCTGTAACGACTGGTCCTAATGAAGAACTGTCCCACAATGAAGCAAACTTATAATCATCCATTGTCGCAGCAACCCAAGGATTGCGATATGAGTCTGCGCCAGCAGTGTCAATAAACGGCCCTGGAGCAAGAAAAATGCCTGAGCCTGAACTCATTGCATCTCCATATGTATCATAGATATTTTTTGTATTTAACGAAAAAATACCACTATCAGTACCTGAGGTAGTAGTTCCTCTAGAGCTAGGATAGCTAGCTTCTAGTGCAATTGTTCCTGGAATTCCAAGACTATTCTTACCTGTAGAAATGTCATTAACACTTGGAGACTCTGCGCCGGTGCTTAACCAGATGCTAGAACCTTTAAGCGCTCTAACTGTGAAACCATCTCGGTAGTTATAACCTTCTTTAATCTTGGAGTTTGTATTTTTGCCAGCCTGACTATTTGCTGTTGTTACAACATTAAACTCAGCAGTGCGCCAAAAAGCACTCGCCTCTGTCTTACCAATCCATATGCCAGACATTCTTCCTCCGAAGATATCTTCTCTATGTCCAAAGAAAAGGTTACCCCATCCAATATTAAGACCTCTAAATGCAGGAGAAAGATTTCCATCTATTCCTGTCTCATCTCCTGGGATGAAACCATGTTTTGATAGTCTATATTTCTGGTTAGCAACATCATATAATGTGTCGTTATAGAATATGCCATTCTCATAACTTACTCTAACTGCACCATTGTAAGAAGGCTCAAGATCTAGATCTCCGTCAGGATTTGATCCTGCAGTTTGATTCATAATAAGCGGCACACCAAACATAAGGCTATGACTTCTTAGGTTGCCAAGATACTTCGTACCTTTATATTCATTAGAATCGAATGTAAGATCCCAGTCTATCTTATTCCTGTCTGGATCAGCAGATGAATCGCCTAAGTTTTCGTATAGCATAGGACGAGAAACTTTTTCAATTGGAGAAAATACTAGATCTCCATGCAAGAAATTCCAATCAGCTTTTTTGGCAAAAGCTGTCCCGTTGTAATGAGTATCGCTGTATTTGCCAGATGTTCCTCCATGCAAGAATCCTAATCTGTGAAAATATTGAGGATGAACATTGTCCTCTATATCGCTAAACGCAAACTGACGATTGTAAGTTACAAAGTCAAGTCCACCCCATGTTCCAGTTTGAGAACTAAATCCTTGAACACCATTTTGAGTACCAAGCAAGTCATTATGATGAATTCTATAACTATCAGATCCATCATGTTTGTGCTTGGCAAAGTTTAGATTTACCTGAGCAAGCGTATCTGAAATATTGGTGCCAAAAGCAAAAATATAAAAACTCTTCGTATTGAATCCCCCATTAGAGGAGATTAAGTTTCCAGCATCATTCTTAAACAGAGTGAGAAGAGCAGTGCTGCCTGAGGCATAGAACGTACGTTTCGCTTCTTCGCCGGGTAAATTAGCAGAAGTCCAATCTAAAAAATAACTCTTACCCGACTCTGCGTTAAAAAGAACTAAAGTATTATTATCAATAAGCCCGCCGCCAGACTCTAAGTAGAGCTCACTGTTTAAACCATAATACTTCTTACTATCGCTAGATTCAAAAACACCAAAAGGCTCAAAGCCTTGATTAGCAACACCTTGGGTTGAGCTAGTTAGTAAAGGATCCTTAAGAGAGATAACAGGAGGAAGTACAAGAGTCCATTCACTATAGTCTGATCCTGTGCTTCTCAAGCTTAGTTTTACTCTACCATATGTTCCATCGCCTGTGCGGCTAAGGATATCTGCATCAAGTAATGTCTCAATCGACGGATCAGGGATCATGTTATAACTTGAGCCTAGAGCACCATAAGTGTTAGGGATTCTGAGATCATACTTAATGCTAGCGCCAGCTTTAAAAAGACGATTTGTATAAATCGTTCCTGAGCCATCTATATAAAAAGAATATGCACCAGTCACAATGCTAGCTGCAGCTGCATTTGCAGCTTGTACCCAAGTACGCCCATCATCATCTATTTCGAAGTCATAGCCATCAGTAGGAGGGAATGGTAGCTGTTGAACTTTGACATCAGTAGCTAATGGATACCCTGATGATTGGGATGCAACAAGATGCACACTCCCAGGTAGGTATAAAGGATTAAGAGAGCTATGGCTGCCTAGAATTCTAGTTAGGTTAAAAGTATTTAAAATACTTTCCTGAGCATCACTCTCAAAGTTAGAGCGCTCAGTATCAATCATCATAGAGTTGTACTTATGGCTACTTACAATTTTGTTCTTTGTAAGAACAGAAACACTACTATTTAGAGCAGGCCCAATCACATTAGAAAAGATATTCAATCCTTGTGTTAGGCCACTAAATATGTTTTCAAACTGTTTTGCTGACGGCTGCATGCCATCAGAAAAAGTAAAGCTTTGAACGAGATTAACCGCAGTTTTAAGAGCGTCGCTCATGCAATTTCCTTAGACACTTTCTATAGTGAAGTTAACAGATGTGGAGCTATGCTGATATGCAACATCGTCCATGTAAATAATACCATTGCTAGTTAGATAAGAAATCACAGGATATTTAGGATTAGTAAGAGATGTGCCGGGTAACGCATTAACAGTCAAAAATGTTTCTGTTCCTATAGTAGAGCTTGCATCACTGTTCTCGTCTCTGAATCTAAATCCATACGGAACTTTAATAGTCTTTAGAGTATTCTCTACTACACCCTTATCTCTAACATTTAGCTCTATCTCGAAGCTTACAACATTGCTATATATGACTTCATCTTCTGATGCTGTTCTTGCCTGAATTGCTGCTTCCTTGTCTGGAATCAAAGCATATCCAGCAAGTATAACATCTCGATTTGTATTACTTGGAATAGGTAAAACACTTGGTACAACATAATGCCTACCAGCACTATTATAATAGTTAGTCATTATTGGGCCATAGATAGGAGTATGGGATTCGACATTTGGATGCCTCCATCCTGCTCCCTTCTCTTCTGCAAATATCACTTTCCTGCCATTAAATAACTCAGAAGAGTAGTCGATATCAGACTCTGATAAGATCCAGAAACTATGAATCTCCGTAACCTCAGGTAGCAAACTCTCATCCTCTTCTGCTACAACAATAGCATAAGTAGAATGTCTTTGTCTTGAAGCTAAGAACTCGTACTCTTCATCTCCAGAATTCCAAAAAGCTTCAGGATAATTAACAATATCTTTTATATTAAAAGTAATATAAACAGGGTCAGCCTCTCCATCTACAGTTGCCTTTATAACTGCTCTACCTTTTACATACTGTAAGATTTCATTTTCCTTTAGGAAGTCATAAAATAGAATTCCATAATTACCAACTTTTTCTAGTCTTTCAGATAAAGGAAATACTTTGCCAACAAAGTCAGCAGCAACATTACCAATAACCTCATTAGGGTTATAAGTATATTTCTTACCAACTGTTCCTAGTGCGCCATCATCTTTGAATATAGCATAGACAATAGCTGATTCTGGTTCTGATTTTCCAAGTGGATTCTTTGATAGATCATTATAAGCTGGATTTACAGTTAGATAAGTTTTGCCATTTGAAACTCTAACATCATTATCAGTAAAGTGTAAGAAGTTTGTTCTACTGCTTATTGGGTTAAATGATATATAGAACTTACCTTCATCATTGGTTGTAAGAGTAGCCTCGTTTTCCCCATTCAAAAGCCCCATACCTTCTTTGACAAAAATAGTTACTTCTTGATTAGTTACTGGCTCGCCTTGGTCACTTAGTACTTCTCCTTGAAGAAATACAACTTCAGATCCAGAATGTAATGGCCCATAGAATAAACTTGTTCCATTGCGTTTTATAAACGGAACATCTACAGCTTTTAATGTAATGCTATAAGGATAGATTCTGTCTTTGTTTAATACAGCAATAGTCTTCTGATTCGACCAGAACCAAGGCGTAATATCTTCTGATAGGTGCTGCCTTGGAGCAGATCCTATTTCTGACTGGAAACCGATTACAGTTGTATAGAAAGCATACACCATACCACTAGGGGGTGTTAAGTATAGATCTGGCTTGATAATTACTATGTCATCATCATAAGAATGGCCAATCTGTGCAATCTGTATTCTTTTATTGTCGATCTTGTTGAACAGAACAAAGTCACTAACTGTCTCAGCTTCGTTACTAATCTCTATTACACCATAGTCATCAAATAAGACTCCATATTCTTTTGGAATATCCAATATAGTATTAGCATCTCCAGCATCAATGGTCACATTCGATAATTGAAACTGAGACTTCAGAGTTTCTTTTGCAAAAAAGATCTTCCCTTTGTACCTATCAAGATAGCAACTATTCCCACCTTGGTCTAGTGCGTCATAGTATGACTCAAAAACTTTATAAAATGTGACAGCTCCAGCTGGAGACTTAACATAAACTCTAGTTAGCTGGTCTGTAATATTATTATTACTTGGACCAGGAGAGGAGATTGGAAAGTATTTAGTATTGAATACTTGAGAACCAGTACCATCAGCTGTGCCAAGAAACTCTCCTATAAGACTAAGCTCTTGGTCACTTCTACTGTCTGACCCACCCTTAGGATTTATAAGAATCTCTGCAACTGAATTTTTTTGGATATAGTTATTTACTATAATTTCTTCAATACTTTCATCAAAGTCGTAGCCAAGGTAGCCCTCTGGCGCTATTGGTACACTTACACTTCCCTGGTCTTTAGGAGACGCAATAAGTCTACTAGCTTTATTCCCTCTTTTGTAAACTCCGGAAGTAATATAGTTAACTCGTGCAACATCAGCAGTATATAACCCAGCAGATAGATATGTATCATCAACAGTATCTGTACTGTAATCAAGAACGTTCTGGTAACTTAGATAATTTAAGTCACCTCTAAGCATATATTCGCCTGGCATAACGTATAGCTTGTTATCTTTAATCTCAGACTTTAATGCAGTGCTACTTACTATTCCATTACGATACATTGATAATGGAATCTCAGCTCTGTTTTTATTTAGCCCCCAATATAACTCTGGAAGCATATTTACATCGCCATATAACTGAAAATTACTAAAAGTATGGAACTCACTTTTCTCTGGAAAAACTTCTTTCTCTTTTTCCACATCAGAAATGTAAGATTCTATATATATGTTGTATATATTATTTATTCTGTTTGCCATAGTAAGTTCCGTTTACTGAGACTGGATTGTTTTCGTTAGCTCTCCAAAGGGCATTATTTTTTACAATAGCATTCCAAAACAAATCTTTATACAAAGGATCAAAGTCAACAAAGATATTGTCTTCAGTGCCGTCAATTACTTTGTTCATTTTGTTTTCATAATTATTGATATCAGACGTTCTAGACACAGCAGCTAAAGAAATAACTCTAATTGGATTATAAACAATAGGAATAATATTCCACTTCATAGAGTAGGATATAGAGATGCTTATATTTTGAGCAGAATCATACGTTATTACTGTGCCAACACCATCATAGTAGTACTCCCCTATCTTAGTGATAAGGCTTGGATTTAGCACCCTTGTCTTTATATATTCAGAGTCACTTCTAATAGACCCATCAACAATATATCTATCTGTTAATACAGTAGCACCTTCTTGTAAGTTCGCAACTCTTCGAGATTCGTAATTGGCAAATGGCAAGATAAAAGATAAGTTTTTGTATTTATACTTGTTTTTATCTGTATATGTTATAGAACCATAGTCATTATCTACTAGGTAGGTGTCCAAGTCATCCAAACAAGAATCTTCTCCGGCTTCATACGTTTTTATTTCAGTGCTTAGGTCTGTCATAAGGATAAGTCGGTTGTTCACATTCTTAATAAAAAGAGACTCTGATAATTCTATATATCCAATTATCCTAGGGAAACAATTAGCAGCTCTTGCAATACTCATACTATAGCCAATATCAGATATATTATTTGGCCAAATTAAAGATGATATTAGTCTTTCTCTAAAGTCAGAAAGAGATTCATTATCATCTCTAATAAGACCAAATCTAAGACCCATATAATCTAGTTCTACTGAAGTTTGGACATCAGCAGCTTTATTCCCTGTAAGTATAGCCATTATTCGTACTCTACACTAATTGAAGTAAAAGGATAGTTTGTCCAGATATTTCCAGTAACTTCATCAAAGTAATATCCATCTTTATAAAACTCTATTATCTTCCTAGCACCATCATCTGGATTAATCAATTCAATTTTATTGTCAGGAGATATTCCTAGATTCCATCCAGCATAATCATTTGGCAGATTAAAGACTTTATAAGGTACCTTATAATTGACCAGCATTAGCTTAACTCCAACAACTGCTGTCGTTGTGTCAACATATAGAGCTTCAATTGTAAAACGGTAGCTACCAATAGTGTCGATAGTGAATTTCCATTTCTTTTCATAGCTATCTACATCTCTCCAAGCTTTATCTGGATTAGCAAAGACATCTCCACTTTCATTTATATAGTAAGGAGAGTACTCAGGGTCACCTGAGCTTTCATAGTTCTCAACTTTCAGTCTAATGGACCTAACTCTTTTTGTTGAAAATAATTTAGTCTGTCTAGACTCCAGGACAATTTGATCACCAATCTTGTAATCCAATTCATTCAAAACTATCTCATATAGGTAGTTTTCATTATTCTCATAAACATATGAATTGCCATTTAAGAACAAATCATAGCAATAGATTTTACTGCCATCTTCGTCTGAGAGAGCATACATAAGCATATCTCGCTTAACGTAAGAAGATATTGAAAGAGCAGAGTCATTTTCATCTAGCATTGTAAAGCTATCAATCGCTCCCAGTGAGTCATTAAGTTCAGAGTGAGCTCTTGAATTCTTTTCTATTAACTCTAGATATTCTCCATTTATATTCGTATAAACAATCTTTGAGCTATTAGCATCAATGTAAGTATCATAGAAAAAATTCTTGTCAGCTGTCGGGAAAGAAAAATTAGGATATATTCCAATTGTAAAATCATCTAACTGTGTATCTTGGATTAGATCAAAAGAAATGTAATAGATACCTGGATGAACTGGATCTATAAAATTATGACTTCTAAAAGGAAAAAGATTAAATCCTTGAACTGGGATATTAAATAAGTTTTTAAGATAGACTAAACTATAGGAATAAGTATTCCCTTGCTTCATATAAAAATTTTCAGGAACAATATCTTCCATTGATGATAGATGAATTCCCAAGTAGCATATTTCTTTTACAAATATACAAGTTTCTTTTTTTATAGGATCGTATGAAATTACATCAACTGCTGGATTCCTATCTATTAGACTTTTAATTTCTAATGGTAGTCTATTATTTAAATCCTCTACATTATCATTAGGACATTCCACTAAAGGATATCCGTCACAGGAAAGAGTATTGTCATTTACAATAACAGCAATAGGAGCTTTGAAAAAAGTAAAACTTTCCTTCTGTTCCTTGGGCGCATTTTCTATGATATACGTGTAAACCTTAGCCGAGTCGAAGCTATCCGTCTCTGTAGCTAACATCTTGAAAGTGTAATTTCTTGTGAATCCAATAAGATCAGTTATCGGATCTATAAGATCAGATAATATAGACTGGTAATTACTGTGCTTATCTTTTCGTGCAGTTGTCCAGCTTGGCAAGGCGTTTGCTAACTTTTGTACTTTATAAGAGTATGATGGTCGAGTTTTTACTTCAGAGTACTTGTTCATGTTAGGCTTCTACGTTGATAATAATAGAGCCAATTGTTGCAACTTGCGTTGTTTCAATTTTTACCCCGGTTGCTTTATCTGCTTGATGGGTAAAAGAACTGCTTCCCTCAAGGATCGTATAAGTTACTTCTTGAAAACCATTACCTGTCCTTGAAAGCATTCTAAGACCAGGCACTGATAATTTTACATAGTCATTTAGATCTGCCATAGAAACTGACTCAGATCCAACAAGCCTATTAAAGTATTCGATTATAGAATCCTTGACCGCTGCAGCAACTTGCATTGGTATTGTATTTGTTTCACATACAATCTTTGTTTTAAAATTAAAAAGAACAGGAGTAAAATTTGAAACTCTTAGTTTAACTCCTGTGCCCATGAACATGCTAATTTTTGATTCTATATCTCTTAGCGTACTTTCTTGATAAAAAAGACCAGAAGATGGTTGAAGACAAATCAATAAAGAATTTGGACCATCATAGTTTCTTACAACAGAATACTTGCCATAAGTTGAGAGTTGTCCAATTAAAGAATTAAGAGCATTTGCATTACGAGTATTTGACTCCATCTTTCCAAAGATTCTATCTTTTAACTCTCCTACCCCTTCCCCGTCTCGCCCATTAGTAATGGAAAAGTTATTTGTAATTCTTAATTTAGAATAGTCTTTTTCGAACCTTCTTAGTTCATTTTTAGTAACATTGTATCCTTCTCCAGGAAGAATAGCTTTAACTGTAACATAAGCAGAAGGATTACCTAGACTTCCATCTGCAGCTTCTATCACATAAACCTTTGTTCCAGTATTGTCTGAGATTCTTAATCCAGATAAAACTATGTTATTCATGGCTAGCACAGAAGAAATAGATTCTCCTGTTGTTGTGCTAACAACTACATTTCTATCGGAATCATAAGAGTACGCTCTTTCTGCAGGTCTCCGAGACAAATTAAAGTCTCTAGCAAACCTATCAATTTGAATATCATTAGCAGAGTCAACATGGACAGCGCCAATAATATTTTCTTGATTCATCTCTGCTTCAAATATAAGAGAAGATACATCACTAGCTAGTCCATCTAATATAGATCCTGGACCAAAGTAATTTGCTTCTTGACGTCGCAAAGCTCCATTGTATAGTTGCTCTTTTATTTCTGTAATACGTCTAGCCATATCTATTCTCCAAATGTCTGAACGGTAGATAATTCCTGGGTACTCTCATTAAAGATACTATTAATAGACAGAAAACGGCTGTCTCCTGGCGTTACAATAAATACAATAACTTGAATAGCAATAAGTGTTTTTGCCAATGGAACAACTTTGACTTCCATTGGATATTCATTAGGGTTTATATAACTATTCCTTAAGTTTTCTATTATAAAGGATTTGATACTTTCAAGCCCGTCAGCTGTCATGTAGGTTGTCGTATTCTTTGGAGATGCACCAAATGTTGGATTCTGTTTATAGGATCCTTTTTGTGTAGATAAAGCTAGCCTAATAGTTTGCTCAAACACGTCCATTGAGTTTTCTCCAAGAAGAAAAAGATCATTCTTTCCGTCATTCTTCTTTATAACAAGATCCCATCCAGCGCTAACCTTATAGTCTCTTTTACCTAATGGATTATGAATTTGTGCCATTTAAAATCCTACTGCTCCAGCTATTAAAGCACTTGTTATTGCAAGATTAACCATGCCAAGGATGGGAGTAGCAGTGAATGAATACTTAGGGGCAAAAGGAATAAAACCTGATACAGGATCAATATGTGTTAAAAATCCATGGTATGTCATTTGGTCTGGGCTGACTTGCCAATTCACGCTACTTGCACCTCCACT